ATATATATCGGTTCCCTCTTCTTCATTAATTTTGCGTTTGATTTCAGCTTGGCGATCGTCATAGGCTTCGCAGCGCGATCGCCACTTGTATTTAGTAGACCATTTTTTCCAAAGTCCCGGTGCTTTTTTAGTGCCTTTTCCCCCCCCTTTCTTGCCTTCTTCTGTCGAACTCCACCACGCAGAGTCTACACTTCGACCGACACCCATGTCGCGGTAAATAGTGAATGCGTCGTAAGCTTTTGCCGACTCACCCAGCATTCGCTTGTCCCAAGGTATTTCTTCCATAATTAATCAACAATAACAATATCTAAAAATGGAATACCGCCGCACGTTCCATTTAAATAAGCTTTTGAAACATGACCATTTTTGACTTTGTATTCCATAATTCCCGTCAATATAGACGCTTGTTCGTTATTCTTTTCTATTAACCACGTTGCATAAAGGGGTACTTCGTCCATCAATTTTGTTTGATGCGTTGAAACGAGCAATTGCAACCCTGCTATCGAACTTGCAATACGTATCAATTTGCTCGCCAACAGAGGATGCAAATTTTGGGAAAAGCTGTCGATCGCCAAAAGTTTGATTTTTTTCTCTTTCGCAAATAAGAGCAAGCTTAAAAAATCTAAAGCTTCATCAAAGCCTTTTGAATTAGGCAAGTTTAAAACAGGGTCTGGAATTGGTAAATCGATCTGCGACATCAGTTGACACAAGCAAGAATTCAACTCGGGGTCGCTGCGAACAAAATTGAGTACATCTCTATCAAAGCTTGTGTCTGTAGAAAATGCAGTATAGGTTGACTCAAAAAATTCTTGAATTTCGACGCACTCAGGAATTGATATTTTGTTTAAAAATAAATCGGTTTCAAAGAAATCTACGTGACAACCGTCAATCAGCCCGAGGTGATCGCGCTCAAATAAGGTAACAGGTGTATCGCTGTCATCGGAAGAATCAATTTTATAAAGCCATTCATGCTCTACGCATTCGCGTCCAACTTGAAATCCGTATTGAAGGCGATCACCCGATCGAGCTAAAATGCAAACCTCAAAAAACGAGGGTTCATTGATAGATTCCTCATCTTTTTTGAACGGCGACCAACAAGAAAGATTGAACCGTACCATCGAACTCATCGCCTCGATCGCCCGAAGCAAATTGGTTTTTCCTGAACTGTTCGCTCCAAAAACAAGAGAGACATTTGCAGGCTTACTCGATTCATCTGTTGAGATCAAGCTTGTAACTTCTCTGAAAGATCTGTAATTTCCAACGGCAAACCCAACTAACATAGCAATAACAAAAAAAACGTTGTTTGTGTACTTGTATCAATCAGAAATAGCCTGGTAACGCCAAAAGCATTCGATAGATAATGTTATGAAATTCGTGACCAGTAAGAACCATGTTTTTTACGTCCAACGCATGAGTGTGTAAGGGAAAACGTTGTGTAGCTCCTCTAATACCATCGCCAATTAATTCCATCTGGGCAATTGAATAACCCCCAATAATTTCTATTTCTGCTAATATTTTTATTGTTTCCCTATCGAACGGTCTTGGATTTTGCGCCCAAGCTTCGTGAAATTTTCTTTCTAACTCTTCCGAGTTCCTACCAAACCTTCTAGCTATATCTTGGACTAGCGCAATCCTTTCGGGCGATCGAGCTTCTAAATAATCAAGACGATCCGGAATGGAAGATAGTTCTGGAACTTTGCGATCTCCACATTCAATTTTTGTTAAATTTTGTGGAGCAACGGCACAAAATTTACTTTGCAAGTGAAACCAGGTACAATCTCTGCATTTATTAAGAGGATTTACACCTTCCGATAAAAATAAATTAGAAATTCTCTGTGACATAACTATATTTATTGTCTCATTTATTGCGTCAATCGCTCTTTGTCTATCAGCTATGCTTATAGTACGTTCTGGTAGTTGTGTTACGTCATGAATCCCAAAAACTAATTTGACGTTCTGCATATTGTTCTGTAGAAATTTTACTTAATTTTACCACACAGCCTATGGCTCCCAGTTTAGGTCGCGCTTCGCGGGCGATCGCCCGCCAAAAAAAGTCTAACAAAAAACAGAGAGAGAAGTTTGTCGATGAGACTGCGATCGCCCGCGAAGCTGCGATCACAGATTGGTACAGCGGAGGGGGCGATGTTTACGTACAGTGGGTCAAGGAACACCACCGAACGAGTTCTGGAGAACCTCTTTCTTGGGACGAAGTATTTTTAGAAGAGGTTTATCTGGCTATAGGGTGTCCATGGCTGGAAAAAGAAGTCATCAAAAAAGCCGCTCAAGTCGGTTACTCTGAAGGGTTGGTCGCTACAGCCGAATTTTACGCCGGCTACTTGCGATCGCCCATCGGTTTCGGATTTGAGGAACAGCAAAAACTTCGCGACATGGTTGGCTCCCGAATTCAGCCGGCGCTCGACTACTGCGAACCGATTCAGAAATTGAACCGCGACCGACACGGGGCGACGGGACGCGAAGACATTGACAACAAAACCTCAATAACGGTTGCCGGTACAAAAATTTCGTTTTTTTACGCTTGCGTCAAGTCAAAGACTGTAGCAGAACAAGCTCCAGCCACCCTCAGATCGTTTACAGCTTGCGCGATCTTAGCCGACGAATTTAGCTTGTGGCCTAAAGGCGTTCTCGACATCGCCATCAGCCGGATGGCTGCTTCCCGGATGCCTACCAAACTTGTCCGGGCCGGTTCCACTCCCTCCTACGAAGGCTCGATTCTTGATTCTGAGATGAAGCGGGCAAAATATTCTTTTCAGTGGCTGGTGAAATGCCCGCACTGTCAAACCGCTCAGTTTTTGGTTCCTTTTTCCACCGAAAATCAATCTGGCAATTTTTTGCGACCAGCTCTGTTCAAAGAATCAGACACAGAAGAACTGCGTTTTTTTGATATCGCCGGCAGGCCCCTGAAGTGGTTCCACCGATCGCCAAACCCAGAAAATATTGAAGATTGGCAGCTCCAGGGAGACGATAAGGAGCGGGCGATCGATTCTGCTTACATAGGTTGTCAGTCTTGTAACGAGGAGATACCGAGGGAGGCGATCGCCGCTGGGAAATTTGCTTGTACGCGATCGGGCATTACTTTGAGAGACTTGAACGACCGGGTTACTCGCGAACGGGAAATCGTCCGCGAAACCGTAGCCCTCGAATTTCCGGTACTGGCATCTTTGCTATTTTCAGCCCCCGAAAGACTGCGGCGGTTGTTCGCTACCGACAACCCTAGAGATGAAATTCAGCAGCGCCTCGGAGAATCTATTTCTCTGTCCGGTGGCAAGATTGACTTAGGCAAACTTTTAAGCTGCGTCGGGCGATCGCATCCCGATTTTGCCGAATCCCCAACTTTAACTGTCATGGGATTGGATCAGGGGCGACCCAACTACGGAATCGTTCAAAAATGGTATTTAAATTTTCAAGGATCTAAAAATGATTGGTGGAAAACCGCCAGAGTCAATACCGTCTGGTTTGGGGAACTCGGAACCATTCAAGACGTCGAGGCGATCGCCCTGCAATACGAAGCCGATCTGATCGGCATGGACTCGGAACCGGAAATCCAACTAGCAACGGAATACGCGCTGCTGCACTTGCCGACGGGGGCGAGCGTGTCCAAGAAGGGCGATCGGGTCGAGAAGAAGGGGCAAGTTTACCTGTTCGATCAAGTTTCCATGAAGGAGCAGTTCAAGCGGAATACTCGAAAAGTTAAGAGCACTGCGAAAGAAACCGAGTTTACTATCTACTCGATCGACCGCACTTTTGGACTGGATAGCGTGCGCGATCGGATCTACCGAGGGTTGTTCCACCTGCCTGAGGACCTGAGCTACAATGCCAAGGATAAAGGAAACTTTTTGTATCATTTCATTACGAGCGATCGACAAGCAAGCGGGCGGTGGATAGAAGCACCTGGCGCACCCGACCACTACTTCCACGCAGCAAACTTTGCTGAAATGTGCGTGCTCGTTAGCTTGTTTGAACCTGGTCCGAAAGGAAAATTTGCATTTACTAGCGTAGCAATGTAGCAGCGAATTTTCCTTTTTGACCACTGTCGAACGGTTTTAGTTCACAAAACAATTAATCAGGTAGATGGGTGTTGAGTTTCTCTCTATTGGCGTCGAACTTCTCTTTCGGCAAGGGTAAACGCCAAGTCATGCAGACCAGGCACTAATTCTTCACCGAATGCTTTATCTCGGGCGATCGCTCTAAGCGCATTTTCCGTGTCCCCAGCGGACAATCCTCGCGGTGAGTCGTAATTTTTTATGTTGGGTCTGATGTCTGACACAATTTTCCTTCCAAGACTACCTATTTGTAGGTATAGCGGGCGATCAAATTATAGCAAAATACTCAGTCAAATAGCCCATCACAAAATTCTGCGTAACGATCGTAGTGTATCTTTGAGGTGAGTTTTCTCTCAGGCGTTTCCCAAATCCTACAATCATCTTCCACACTAACATCAAGACAGGCTGACGCAAGCGTGGCAAGCATTTGGCGACGTTCAAAATCGTCATCTCGTGAATCTAAACCAGTTCCACCAAGACTCAAACTACCATCGTGCATAATTATACATTTCAGTTCAAAAGGTTGGCGGTCTGCGCATTCAATGCTTGCTAAATTTTGTGGAGCAACAGCACAAAATTTAGTCTGTAAGTGAAACCAAGTACACTGTCTGCATTTATCAAGAAGGTTTAGTGTATGTTCCAATAACTCTGACATTGCATAAACTCCAAAAAATAATTTGACAATATGTATTTATCGGCAATCGCAGTAATTGCTTTCGCAAAATTGGGGTGCGACAAAAGGCGATCGGCAAGATGCTGAAAATCAGGTTCAAGATCCAAATTTAAGAGCTTTTTTGGTATAAAAAACAATCAAAAAGAATTTGCATATTTTTGATTTGTCATTACAATTTAATTTATAGCACCATCTGAAGAGTTATCATTGTTTTCAAAATTAAAACGACATTTTTTGCAAAAATATCCTAGCCTAATAGGTTTCCAATTCAATGCCTCTAGCCATACCGAAGCGTGGAACCCAGGTTTTATTACAACTTTATTCCAACAATTGCCACAATAATTTCCAGGCTCTTTGTTGTTTGGTTTTCCGTAAAAATCACCCGGTTTTTTATTGGTCACTGTTTACCCCAAACACTTTTTTGTACAGCCGCCTAGCAACAATATTAGCATTGCTCTTGAGAATCTCTGAAGCTTCAGCAAAGATTGTTTTGTGATTTCCTTTTTCAAGCCTTGTTCTTAGTTGCTCGATTAAGGAATCGTAGTTGGTATACCGATGTCGGAGCATTGCAATCAGCATATTTTCATTAACTTCACCGATCGCCGCGTTCCAGTACAAAGCGGTTTGGCGGACGATCGCCCGAGCGTCGGGAAGTTTGCCAGTTGCCCGAACTTGCATTTCTTGCGCCCAGACAACTTCCCGCCACACGCCTTCCCTTCGTTTAGTTTTGCTCACAGCCAATGTTTGGGCGATCGGTTTGTCGTATCAGCTTTCGGCAGTAAGAAGTCGAAAGTTGAAATTTACTAGCAATACTTTTGAGCGCAACTCCAGCCCGCAACAAATTTCGCATTTCCTCGCGCTCTCGAACTCCAAACTTAGATGGCTTGCCAGTTTTGCGACCGTGGCGAATTCTGTCGGCCGCATTTTCTTTTGCAGTCCCCCATGCCAAGTTCTCTATGCTGTTGCAAGTCGGATCTCCGTTTAGATGCCGGACTTGATGAAACGGAGTTGGCGCAGTACCGAGGAAAGTTATCGCCATGAGCCTGTGGACTAAAACCGAGCGAGATTTGTTGCCTTTTCTTTTCAAAACGCAAACTCGGCGGTAGCCCCTGCCTTCTTGGTGAAACTTTAACAAGTTTCCTTTTTGAGAGTATATATTCCCAAGTTTGTCAATTTTGTAACCGGGAAATCCCGGAATTTCAAACTGTTCGGTCATGATGGTACATCTCCTCCCATAGTCATCCAAGACTGAACTTCCAGTTGCTTCCTCAAAGAAGTTTCTATCTCTCCAACAAGAATTCCTCTTAACTTTTCAAGACTTAAGCCAGCTTCGATCGCCAAGCCCTTGTGCAAAGAAAATTCTTGCTCGATCGTCAGCAGCGAATCTAGCGACTGCCCGTACCGCCACGCATTTCTTAGGTTTTGCCTTTGAGTTTCTTGTTTTCTATTTGCAAAAATATAGTGCTTAACTTCTTCCACTGTCAAGTTGTTGATCCTAGGAAGAAGCACTGCTATTTTAGCTTGGATTATGCGATCGAGAGTTGTTGCATCCATTGTTTTTAAATTTGGTTTAGACTATAATATACCGTCTCGCGCGACAAATCAATATGTTTAAAAAATATTCTGGGCATTATCAATTAGAAGCAATTTTGGCGAAAGATCCTTCAATCCTCCCTGCCTTTCATCTTTATAACGTCAATATTGAAAAGATTCACGCCGCTTCGCTAGATATGCTGGCTCAACCGATCGACGGTGTTGAATCGCCGTTTAGTTCCAGAAACCCTTTATCCGCGCACGGACAAATCATGGGGGCGATCGCCTACCTCCACGCTTTGATAGGTCACGAAATCAACTTAGTCCCGGATTCGCTGTGGGTGCGCTGGTTTCGGCTGCTCGGAGTTGAGATGGGCTTGGCGGAAAGACCCGTGATTAATCTGGTATTCAGGCGATCGCCCGACGCGATAGCTTCCGGCATTCCGGCAAAAGTCCCGTTAGGGACAGAGGTTAAGTCGATTGCCGGAGAAATTGCTACGACTGTTTACGATCTATATATAGACGAAGATTCCGATATGGGGGAAGTGCCGGCCAGACTCGATCGCCCCGGCAAAATTTCTATGAATATTTGGCCCGGGGAATTCTCGGTCATCCCTGACGATCTAAATTGGATCGATTCAGTCTCAAATACTGAAGTGCTGTTTGAAGGGAAGGAACCGGAGACGCTTCCAGAAGCAATGCTGCGGGCGCGCCAAGCAATTCAATCCGCTGGAAACCTTGTCAATCCCAGAGATTATTACAGGGCAGCCCTAGACTTGGGCGCGTCAAAGGTTAATTTTCTCCCAAGAGTCAAAAAAGGGTCGAAGGTGCAGTTTGCAAATTTAGTGACGGTCGCCGTCTACCCGCCGGGAATAGCTAAGCTGATCCAACCAGAAATGACAGACAGAGAGCTGCACGGGATTAACGTTGAGGTTATTCCCGCCGAGATTATTCCGATCGCCGGTGAAATTGATGTCAGAATTGTGCCGACCCTCTCAAACGATGAAGCTTTTAACCTTGCGGCGACGGCAATCCAGAAAAATATCAACCCACCTTTTGGGGTTTGGGGCGATCGGACGTTTCCTAGAAGTTTGGCGATCGCCCTAGAGAACCAGCCCAACTTCAGTTACTCGGTTCCGAGGGTAAACCTGAAACACGCAGACACCGGGGCGGCGATCGAGTTGCTGGCGATCGAGCGTTGGAATTTGCTGGAAATACAGCAGAACTTGGTAATAAACTGGATTCGGTGATTTGTTGGCAATATCTGTAACTTCTGATATATTGGAATAGCGGACGATACGACACATTTTACTGAGCTTGCGAGTAGCTTGTTGGGTACATGGTGTGTTTGTTGTTTTCATTGTTTTTGTTTTGTGTTTACAACTCAAAGCCTGTTTAGTTTTCCCATCCCATGCTGGTGTTTTGCTAAACAGGCTTTTTTGTGACTAAAAATATTTACTGCTATTTAAATTCACATAAGCGATCGCTTATGTGAATTATCACTCAAACACGCTGAACAAGACTTGTTAAACAAGATCGATCATCTTCGTCTTCGCTAGCATGGAAAAGGTGTACCCATTGCTTCGCTTCCTGCCAAGCGATCTCTGCACTTTCTGCTGAGTTTTTAGTCATCAGTTTTTTGTACGCACCATCTATGACGAAGTATGTGGAAAACACATCCAAATCCTCTACAAAAATATTTAATCCCCGATAAGATTCGTGCTGACATCTCATCAGTTGTTCAACAAGTTCGACTGCTGGGGTATTCGATTCCACCAAGTTGGTGGCAATTTTGATAGCTCTATCTCTGGTTCTTTGCAACATTTGGTTGTTCTTCCTATGATTTTGGTTTGCCCGCGACGATCGCAGTCACCGCCTGTTCTGCTGAAGTTAATTGAATTAATCGACTTAGCGGAATCTCCGCTCCGATCGCCCCAGCGGGTTCGACCAAAACAAACCATTTTTCTAGAATCGTTTCCGCAATACCAGTAACAGAAGTGTGCTGGATCGTTCGATCGCCCAAAGTTGCCGTGTATATTTTGGTCTTCGGGTCTTGGGCGATCGCCACGCCGTATTTCTCGAATAATTTATTTGCAGTTGCCAGTCCTATGCCATTTTTCCAAGCCATTTTTCTTGCCTCTACTATTTCTTCAGATGTGATGGGCGATCGCTCCCAAGTTCCTAAAGGAATTTTCCCCAGACATTCTAGGAGCTGACAAGTCGTTTTCACTGACAGTCCAAGCTTGTCGGAGAACGAAATAATTGCTTGAACCGTTACTTCTCCAGTTGCTTCAAGCTGGCGATCGAATAAGCTTGTCAAAACTGGGGCAACTTGATTGAGAGTTTTTCTGTAGATCGATATTCGATAATTAAAATCCGTTAACTGCTTGTTGAGCGTCATCGATCTGCTTTTGTTAAATTTATTGTCGCTATGCCACCAGCAGCAAGAACTATTCCTGCCACTTTTAAAGGATCTCTCCATTCGGGCGGTGCGGAAGTTGTCATTGGAGCTACTGCGGTGGCGATCGTCCCAGCAGTGCAAACTATAATCAGCGTATCTCTGATTTGACTTTTCATTTTTTCCTATTTTTACGGTGTGCTGCTTTGTGAAAAAGAGAAGCGTTGGTGGGAAGCAAGTCTGCGATTGTCGATAATTTGACGATCGATCCAAATCTCAACACCATTAATCTAGTTCGCAAAGTTTAACCGAATGTTTCCATTCTGGATATAGCTTTGTCAACTCCCTCAGTCCTGCCTCGATCGCCCCATCCAGTTCACCGTGAAACGACAAAGCAAAATGTTCGTGTTTATTTCGATTCGTCGCCAAACAGGAAATAGCATAGCATTTATCTAAGTCCTGGTCGATAGATTCAGTGACTTTTATTTTGGCAAAATCTAGATTGTCAAAGGGATATTTATCAGTTTGATCGGTTCTTGAGTTGCCTTGGCGATCGACAATCTCGTAAGAATAAGAGATCCCATCGTAATCATGAGGATTCCACTGTTCAAAAAATGAAATCTTGCATCCACGATATTCGTCTTTGTTAATTAGTTTCGCTGCCATCGTTAGTTACTCCGTTAATTTACTTTTTTTTCATTTTATTCACTGTCGCCATCGTTTGCAGCAAGGCATTTCTCAACAAATGAGGCATAAAAATTTTTTTGTGCTTCACTGCCATACTTATTAATGATGTAGACAAAGCAAGGCTGTCCGACTCGTCGATAGACACCACCTGACGAAAACTTCCAAGCTTTTTTTATGATTTCAGAACCTGCCCGATTCGTATCTTGATACGCACAAAGTTGCTCAAAAAGCACTAATTCGTCGCGATCTGGTAAGTATTTTGCAAAATCAGAAGCATCCCAGATACGCCGTAAACCTTTATCCTGTGAGGTTTCTGGCATTTGATACGACTCCTGATACGCCTCTGATAGGTTTTTTGGTATCAAAGGCGTATCAGAGGCATTTTGGCGCGATCGTCTCTCGTCTATAAGGTGATCGATCTCTTCAGTCGTTAGTTCGGACGACCATTCATCCCAGGGCGGAGTGTCGTCTGGAGACTCTTTATAGATACGCGATAACGTGGTTCTTTGTTCTTCAATATCTGAATCTGGCTTTGCTTCGACAGTAATTATCCTTTCAACTTTAGTGTCTGAATTGCGTTGCTGTCCGACTGGTAGTAAGGCTTTGGTAATTTTAGGTAAAAGACCTACAAAAGCTTCTCCACCTGTACACAAAAACACTGGTTGTTTAGTTTGTCTAGACTGAGTAATTAAATCAGACAGTTCGTTAGTCAAAAGCTTCCGATTTTCATCAGAAGGAATAATATAAGCATTCTTTAAAATCAATTGAATTAAATTATAGTCACCTTGTTTTTCTCCTTTGTTGTTAATAGATTCCAAACCTTGAGCAACAATTGCTAAACAAGTTCTTAGGTTAGCATCTCCGACTAATCCTAGCGACTCTAAGATAGCACTCTGAGCCAAGATAAACAATGCAATATTTAACTCTCGACCAACTGTAACTATATCGCTAAGAATTATCTGGACTTCGTTCCAAACAAGTTTGTTTTTCTTGAGAATGAGGCAAATAGAACTCCAGTCTTCAAGGATTAAACGTATGGTTGAAAGCTTAGGTCTGTCTTCCTCTGGTACATCAGTTCTTTCCTGAAAAATTATATGAATTTCCCGCAACTTATCTAAAGCATTAACTGGATCTAATGAATTAAATCGAACAACTCTATTTGCTTCACGCAATCCACAGAATGAATCATTTTTTCTAGAAATGACCCAAACATCAGCATCGGGAAAGTCCTGATAAAGAAATTCAAGATATGCGCTCAAGGTGTGCGATTTTCCAGCCCCTGTAGAACCAACGACTAAGATTGACATATCAGACTTGCGAAGTCGTTGGAGAAGTCGTTTTCCTTTGTCTTGTGGTTCGACAGAACTAGACTGTGTTTCCGATCCGATCGCCCCCGCTTCAACGCTACCACCAACCCGATCGCCCCGCCCCATTTTCTCAAGCTTCTCCAATTCCGATCGCCTCCGAGCTTCCTCAATCTCCGCCTCCAAAAGACCTGGAAACTTTATCTGCTTCAAGGTTTGCAGGTGTCGCTGGTGGTCGAGGGCTTGAATTTCGACGTTGGCTTGGGCTCGACTTTGGGCGATCGCCACCTCTTCCATTTTTAGGACTTCAAGCGTGGACTGCTCAAGCATTTTCTGATGTTCTTTCAGCTCAAAAGCCTTTAAATCAAAGGCTTCCTGGTCTTGTTCGAGTTTGTGACCTTTGAACCCCGCAGCAAATCCCGCAGCGGCTCCGCCAGCAAAGAGAAATGCTTGAATCCGGTTTAAGTTCTTATAGGGAACTAAAAGCAATCCGGCGATCGTCAAAATTGCACTGCCACCAATTAAAATCGATTGTTTCAGTTTCATTGCCCACCTCCGATCGCCCCGACCAAAAACACGATGACAAGCAACAGGGCGATCGCCCCACCAACGTGAACGGGTTTAATTAAGTAAATCAAATCCCACCAGGGAAGGATCAAGCCGACAGCAAGCGATAATCCGCTGTAAAACTGGAACGACTTATCGTTCGCGGGAAAAAAGATTAGCGCTGCAACTCCCAGTCCGGCTCCCAGCGCGTACAAACCCCAGTAGTTTGGGGCGATCGCCACCATCGTTGTTGCTAGTCCGCCAACCGCAAACCATCCGAGAAAGTAGGATGCCTTGGTTAGATTGCGCCGGAATCTCAGCTCTTTAGATATTTCTGGCGTGACTTGGACGGGTTCTGGTTGCTGCTGCGAAAAATACATCTCGATCTCCTGTAAGTCTTGTCGTGTGTTTGTTTGAAATATGTGCGCCAAACAGAATTGCACAATTAGCAATTTTGTTTGGCGCATTCTGTTCATCGATTTTTGGCAATATTGCCAATTCTTTGGAAACCGCGCATCAAAGTGCCGATTGCCCCGCCAATTGCTTTTTTTGTTGCGCCCGCCGCATCCCCTCGCCAAGTAAAAGCAATTTCGTCGCGAGGTCTGGCAGTTTGTTGTTGGTAAAATTGGGCGAATCCGATAGGTGCGGCGGACTGACCTGACATCCCCGCTAGCTCCAAAAATCTTGGGTGACTAAAACCCGAAGTTCCATGCTTTAGAGCTAGTGTACTTTGCTCTAAAAGTATATCCATCTCGCTTTTGCCACTAATACCCCACTGCGCGATCGCCTCAGCTACTTGCGGATCGGTCTGCATGGATTTGATTCTCTCATCCAGATTGACTTTATATTTTCCGAGCAAATTACTGCATTCCGCTTGCAAAAAAGTCTTGTATTCAGCAGTTTGATTGGAATGTAGCTTTTTAAACTCTGCTACCCTGTCCTTTCCTTGCGCCACCGCCTGTTCAAATTCGGATTCCGCGATCAGTGACTTGGTAGCACCTTTTTCGATTTTCGCTAAGCCCTTCCAACCTTTAGTTTCAATGCGCGATTGCATTTCATCCCAAGATATTTGCCCGTCCACAATCGCAGAAAGGTCTTCTTCGAGTTCAGGAAGGATTTTTTTGAGTGCTTCCATTTGTTTGCGACGATCGCCTATTGCTGCAAGTGTGGCTAAAGTCCATGTGGATGGGTCATTAGTCTTGAAACCATAAGCGGTTTGGAGCATCTCCTGACCGTTCGGAGTAACAGTGCGGTTCTGGAGGGAACTCAACATTGAGCCACCGCTTTCATTTTTGCCTGGGGCTGCGCCCGGTGTAATGTTTCTCATTAGAGATCCTCGCAATTAAAATACAGTGCAGCTAAGAACATCGCTTCGCCTACCTGATTTCTTTCCACCACAGGCAGTTTAGATAAATCGATGCCAAGGATAATAGAAAGTCCGGCTTCAGCAAAAACTTGAGACAATCCAAGCTTGAACGCTTTGAATGGATTTTTCTTCGCAGCTAACTCATTTGATAATTCCTTACCTTTTTCTTTTGCCAACCTGTGCAATTCTGCTATTGGATATACGTCAATAGATACCCCTTGCGGTAGAAAGGTAGATAAAGCGTCTCGTTTAAGGAACCCGTAACAAACGTTGCTTTTTGTCTCAATTAACTGATGAAAATATTGTTGTACCTTGATAGGCAACTGTTTGGCATATGTTTCGACTTCTGTTTTTTGCATTTTTTGGTTCTTTGACAAATAATTTGATCGCTTCTGATAGCCCCGGTTTCTGTTCAAAACAGCCATGAAAACAACGAGCAATCTTTTGTTGGCTGTTTTTTTAATGACACAGCTCGTTTCGTGTCGATAACCCAAAGCAATTTTTTGAGTTTGGAAGATTGTTCGGAACTCTGAGTGGGTCGATCTCCCGCTGTTGTTGCTAAGCTTGCTGGATTTGGTTGAGTTTGCATCGTATTTACTGGTTGTTGTGCTGTTTGCAGAAATCGGCGATACCCGATCGCGCCTTGAATAATTCGATTTGTTGTTGCTGGGATTTTTGGGCTTCCCCGGTTGCACCGAGGTGGTGTCCGATCGCCCCAGAGCAAATCAATGCTCCAATTAGCACGCCCGCGACCAACAAGGAATTTTTCTTGGAAGTTTCCGATACTGCGACTGGTTGGTTTTGGGGTAACGGGGCGATCGGGTAGCCAGTTGTATCAAAACTAATGTGCATTGATTGAGCTTGCTGCTGTGGTAGGCTATTTTCTTCTTGCTGCTCGACTAGATAACTCATCAACAGAACCTCATCAGTAATTCCATGTCGGTAACAGCGTAGGGCTGACCTGGGCGGAAGAAATTTTTCAAGAAACGGATCATTAGTAGGTGGCTCCACAGATTATTGTTGGGACTGACGAAGACAAACAGACTGACGATTTGCTTGTCTTCGCGAAGTTTTTCTAAGTAATCGACCAATTCTTGATTGCGTCGATCGCCTCTTGCGCTTCTTTCGACCTTGTTAACTTGGGCGCGATCGGCATTTCCGTGTATGTTTTTTGAGCGGTTCCGTCCAAAAAACCCTCACCTTCAACAATCTTTTCACGGTATAATTCGTACTCGTCCTGTTCTGCCTGCTGTTTTCCAAGTACACCCTGACGGACGGAGAGAATCCCGTCAATCCGAGCATATTCGCCAGTGAGTTCTTCGAGTACACCCTCTTGAAATTTATCGTCTCTAGCGCGGTTCAGCCGATCGCTAAAAACTTGCTTTCTTGATGCCAATTCAGCACTTGCTGCACCCGAATACTGTCGTTGGACATCCTTAACGATTGGTTTGCGAATTGGGCGATCGTCTTGAACCGAAGAAGGTGCTTGCTCTGTCAAACCTTGAGATGGTGAGCTACCAGCCAATCTCGGAGCAGCCTTCGCCTGATTTTCGTATGCGGATTTAATATCTCGAATCTGTTGCGGGAGCAATTGCTCGCCAGATTCTGCTGAAATTTCGAGTTGCATGGCGATCGCGTACAATGCTCCTTCTGGTGCTTTGATAGCTTGGCTTAGTTGGGCGATCGTCTTGATTTCGCTGTTATTGTTTGACATGGAAAAGTTCCTCAAAGTATGCCCGATGGCTGAATTGGTGTTTATTCTCTTTCAGATAAGCTCGAAGCTTTTCGTATCTTGGGTTGGGGTGCGATCTCATCCAGCGAGCGACCTTTTTGATGCACCACAGTTGATGAAGATTTAGCCCCCAACGTTTGTCCCAGAGCAATTGCCCGCTATTGGGACTTACGAGGTAGTCTGGGATGTTGGCTTTCAATATCCGATCCCACTCCCAGATTGTTGTTCTGGATTTGACACCTGATATTTTTAACTTGCTTCTCGGAACCGTGTAAGTTTCGAGGTAGCGATCTGTACCAAACTCCCGACAAAACTCCTGCTCGGAAATTACTTGAACGTGTGCTTGCGCTTGTTGCATAATTTTTCAGCTTTTTCGTCGAACGAGTGATGCACAAAATAAATCTCGTTCACTGTCGCTTGTCCAGCGCTTATAAAAATAAATCTACAAGATACTTCTGAGTAACTCAATTACTTGTGATATCGCTACCTGCAACTCTTGACTTATTTTGCATAATGCGTATAATTCAGCGCACAAATACAAGTGACAAAAATCAGGCACGAAACTACGTTCGCCGCGACACTTCCCCGTATTGCGTCTAAAATCAGAAAATCGGGCGATCGTCCAATCCCACAAATAACGAAAATATATGCTTTTAGCTGCGACTCCACCCCTTCCGGCTTTCACCGCTACTGTTACCAAGATCGTCGATGGGGATACCTTAAATGTGGTGATTCCCGGAAATTCTCAAGAAATCAAAGTAAGATTTGCCTGTGTTGACGCGCCAGAACTGGATCAACCCGGAGGAAAACCGTCGCGAACTAGCCTCTCGGCATTGCTGCCACTTGGTACAGTAGTTGAAATCAGACCCGTCGCTCCCAACGATCAATACAACAGAGTACCTGCTTTCGTGTTCAGCGCAGGAAAAAATGTCAACTTACAGCAGACTCTTGCGGGTCAAATGTGGTTTTACCCAGAATACAGCCGCACCTGCCCGGAATACGCCCCGGCGTTGAAAGCAGCCGAAGCTGAAGCGAGACTCAACAAGCTAGGACTTTGGAATCAACTCGATCCCTGTCGCCCTGCGGATTGGCGATCTAACAAGTGTGTCGATCAAATTCCCGACTGCAAACCAATATAGTTTTCAAAAAAATTGGAATCTTACTAAAAAGTTAGATTCAAAGTCGCATACCAAACCTTTAAAAGTGCCAAATAGTCTACTTGACATACTTGACACCTCAATCTAGAATAAAAAAAACGCTTCCCGGTGAAGGTAAAGCGAAAACAGCATAAAAAGGTTTAGGTGTATATGATAACAGCTATCGCCCCAGAAATGCGGTTAACTGAGTTTTTCAGGATTTGGATACCTCGTCTCTATCCAGGGATCAAATATGAAGATCCATGCCTGAAGCAAAAAACGAGAACCCCACAAGGAACTACTGAAGAGCTAACTTGGAAGCAAGCCTGTCTCCGGGAAATGGAAATTAACTGGGGGTATTCGCGGGAATACCTAAGATACCTCAAACTCACGAAAGCTTCAACTCCACTGCGGGAACAAGCTTACCGAATGAATATCGCCTACGAGAGAATATATGGACAAAAAGCGGCCTGATCGAATTGCTATCAAGGTTTTTTTCGATTCTTTGATAGAAAGAACGAATCTTAACGCGATGGCGGCGGATGCCGGTATTGCAGCTACAGAGTACGTTCGACGACTAATAGAGATGGCAGTAAAAAATTTTCGTCTCACCGGAAAACACATTATATTCCCTGACGCTCCTTTCTCTAGCGCAACCGCCAAAGACGATCGCCCCTCTATCGCCCAACTACTGCAATCTTGCGACTTACAACAGATGGCCGCTGATATCCCGTATCCGGTCGAAAGGTTGGAAGAGTTGAGGGCGGGCGATCGACCTTCAGACAAAGACCTGTCAGTTCTTGCTGTCAGCTCTCTAGGGCTGGCGATTGAAGAACTGGAACTGCTCCGATACATTTATTTTGACCAGGAGACCCCATGCAACAAGAACTAAATCTTTTCCACAACTGCTCGATCGAACAGGTTGACGATCAAACACTGTTGATATCTCCGATGGGAGGCGCGGACATGAAGTCCGCAGTCGCCCAAGGATTGCTTTACTCGATCTCGTCAATCAGGGCGGAACTCGAAATTAGGGGATTAAAAAAAGCCCTAATTGCCAGAGGTGAAGGCAAACCCCCCTATCCCATTTTGCGACCAACTTTTCCTGCTTTTTCCGAAGAGAGCTTGCGGGCGATCGGGCGATCGAATCCTACGCTGGCACGGGCAATGGACCCGATTGCAGAACTTGCAGAGGGAGAAAAGTTCATAACGATTGTAAGCATGGAAAGTGGTAGATGTAAACACAGCAACGTTACAAAAGAAAGGGGCATCCGCCCAGCTCCTGAATGGACTGGCTACGATTACCGTCAGTCATGGAGAATTGACGGCGAAAACTTGAGCGAGGAGTATTTCAAGTTAGTGAACCGTTTATACGATAACGAACAACTCACTGGATTTGAGTATAAGCTAATTAGACCTGATGATGGAGCGTTAGTTAGCTATGCCACAGATTTCTTCTACTTGCCTGACTGGTACGGCGAACCCGTGCGGGTTGGTCTTTCAAATCCCAATGATTACCAGGTGTTGGAAGCGGGTCGGGGTGATCGGATAATTCGGTAGTTTATTGATTGATTGAGCTAAAGCCATGTTAGAAAAATTGATTGATTTTTTACTTCCAAGTCAAAAAAAAGTGTTTGTTGGTCAATACTATATAGCCAATGGGTACTGGACTCATATTTATGAGGATCGCGACTGTTTATTGCCTTATCAAATTGATAGATTTATTTGGGAAATCCATCACGAGCGAAAAGGATTCACCGATAATGGTCGAGCATCTTCCCAGTCTGAGGCAGTTATTTTGGCAGATAAATTTGTGTACTCCAACAATCTCGATGACTAAGAATTTGAAGTCGGGTCGGGGTGATCGGATAATTCGGATAAGCTAACAGCAAGGTGGAATAAAATGAAAAACTTGTACGAAGAATCGAAAGAATCGCTTAAGCGACTGCCTAGACAAATTTTAAAAGCTGGTGCAGTTCTAGGGGTATTGATCGCCATCTCAACAATACTAAATCTAAACAAACAGTTGTTTGCTGGCGCTATCGCCATTGGCGTCGTCGCAGGAATTGTGGTAGTAGCTCACGATGAATTACAAAACAGGTAGATATTTGCTCCAGATAAATAAACCGCGTTCCTCGCTCCGTGCGGGGATTTTTTATAAAATGCTGCAACAAATAAAAATCAAACCAACAACCCAGAGTTTTATCTTAGACAAGTTACCGCCAACAATGAACGAAATAATAGCGATGGCAAAGCCTTTTAAGAAGAGTAGAAAATGCAGTCCTTACGACTTAGCAAAAATAGAGTGGAATCAGCGGATAAAAGAGATAGTCCGAGCTAAAAAACTTAAGTCGTTCAATACTCCGGTATGGATTCATTTGAGATTTTTTGTAAATAAAAAAATAGATTTAGACAATCTTCGCGCCTGTCAAAAATTCATCTTAGACGGTATGATCGAAAGCAGGTTTATTCCGTCAGATAGCAGAAAAAATGTAAAAAACATCACTTACGAAGAAAACGAACCCCTAAAAGGGATAGTAATTATTGTCACGGTATCCGACAAACCGATGTATAGATTGGAAGCGATTAAATATTGAATCACACAAAAATTGGGCGATTGTGCTAAAATATTTTTAAGCTTGTAGACAATAGACAAAAATAAAACAATTATGGTTGTGCGCTGGAAAGGAACAGACTTTGAGTTTTTGGATGAAGAGTCTTTTGAGGCTTTATCAACAATTAACTATACACTACCATGTAGAAACTATTCGCCAGTAAATTGGGATTTAGACAAAAAAATCCCTTACGTGCATTACTCGGAAGCATGGGCAACAACAGAAAGAGTTGTATTTGGATTGCAAGACGATCGCCTCACATACAACTACGACGATCGCCTATGCCAATGGGATTACAAAAAATGGCAGTCCAGCAGACAAATAGAAGGAATTGAGAAAAGAAATCCTCGGTACTGGCAAGAGGTATTGCGGAAATATTGGGACGATCCGGAACTAGAATTGGGTTGTATCATTACAGCCGTCAATCAAAGCAACGGATTCCAGTATTTGGTTTTTGGATGCAAGCACAGCAAAAAACAGGAGGCAACTTCTTCACAATAGTCAACTCAAAAAAATAATTCTCACGCCGAGCGACCGATCGCCCGGTTTTTTATATAAAAACTATGGATATAACATTCACGGGAAACGATTGGACTTTTTACGCGCCGCACAACCCAAGCAGTGGATTGAATATAGTGTCGGGAGTGCGGGCGATCACCTCCCGAATCCTCCACGTCATCCTCACCCGCAAAGGAGAAGACCCGATTCACCCGTCGCTGGGGATAGCGCCGGATCTGTTTCAGCCGCTCTCGACTTACGAACCCCGTTACCTGGCATTCCACCTTGAAGAAGCGGTTATGGATTGGAACGATCGCGCCAAAATTGGAATAGGGGCGATCGCGGTAGGGATTGTGATTTACGAGGAGCGGTACACAAACGGGATGGCGATCGAGATTCAGTTTACCCCCGAAGAAGAAGACTTGGTAAGTACCCTAACCTTTGGATACTGGGAGTATTTGGGGGCGGTACACGAGCGATCGCTTCAAGAATTTTTAGACGGAATTCAACTTGACGGGCAACAATTTCGATCGCTAGTAAGTTAATATTGCTGTATGCTAGAAATAGCACAAAACAAAAGCAAAGCACAATGCTACTAAAACTTAAATTGCCAGAACAGGAACACGGAAGTCACAAAAATCTTGATTATTTAGAGATTGACTCAGAAACTAGCGTCGTGGCAAGCGTAGTTGGTGTCGAAAAATCAAAACACAACACCCGGTATCACCTAGGTATCCAAAAACTAATATGTACGAGTTATCCAAATAACTTTGAGTCGATTATTTTGAAGCAATTGAATTCAACAAAAACTTGGACATTAGAAGTTGAATTCAAGACTGAAAATCGAGATGGCGATTCACTTTGCAAATCACACTCGCTAAAGGTATTAAGCGTCAAAACAGTAAACAGTTTTGAGGACATTGATTGAGTTGCTTTAAGTTCGATATGTCAAAAAAAAAAACACAAAACAAGATACAAACCCATGAAAATGAGACTTTTCTTATCCGCACAATCTTCAGAAGATGAAAGAATAGAGATCGTACACGATACTCAACTCTATGTAAACTGCATTGCAGTTCAAGCTAATTGCTTGCGTACAGAATGGATACTGGACGCAAAAGGTTTAGATTTTGCGACTTGCGATTTTGATGTTTTAAAACTAAAAAGAAGCGAGCTAGATCAATCCCCGATTAAGCTAGTAGCTACATCTGAGTTTTTAGAGGCAACGGTTGAATTCGAGGTAAATTCAATAAACTTTATATCTGACTTTCCAATTCCAAAGATGTAATTGTAAACCAACTAGAGATCGTCCGTCCGATTGTAATTCCAAAATCAAAACAATCCCAAAATACTTATGATTTGGCAAACGATAAATCCAAATAACTTACCCAAAAAAGAAGTTTTAGCAATAAACCTCACAAATTATGATTTTCCCGAGGATCGACCTATAGATTATGGAGAAAAAGCTGTTGGCTACTTAGATTATGATTTGAATCGTATTTGGTGTCGTGACAATTTTGGTGAAATACTTATGATTGGTTGTACGCATTATATTGAAATTGACAGTATTCAAATGCCAAACTGTGATTCAAGCACAGACCACCTTTCGGAAATAGTAGATGCACTTTGCGGGCGATCGACTTTCCCAGTACCTCCGGGAAAAATCCTCGCTGCTGCGATTGAAGAAATAGGCGTATCCCCCAGCAAATTTGCCGAAATGCTTGGCGTTCATCCAAAAACGGTTGGAGAATTTACTTTGGGCGATCGAACAATTTCTGCTGAGATGGGCGAGCTTATTGGCAGCGTTTTAGAGATGGACGATCGGCAGTGGTTTGAACTTCAAAAAAAAATAGTTGCTGCCCGCTGCGAAAATTAGTATATTGGAATTAAGTTAATGGACTTATCATGAAGACAAATAACATGACTGTTTTTTTGTCAGGAGATGCTTCCGATCTTCTGACAACACTTGCTCAAGACCAAGGAATAAATTTAGAAGAAGCTTTTCGGAAAGCTATTGCTACTGAGGATTATCTTTACCGCGCCAGAAAAGAAGGAGCAAAAGTTTTGATACTCACACCAAACAAGGAAGTACGAGAAATCCTGTTCAGATAATAAAGTAAAACCTAAATCCTAAATATATTCTCTAGTCGAGCGACCGATCGCCCGTTTTTTTTTAAATATGGACGCACCCTCATCTTTCTCTTCCAGCGGACAGCTTGCCCCCAACCCCGTGACCAAACGAACTTACTTTCCAAGTCGCGGTTGGGCCGACGAACAAGTGGCCACTTTACAGAAAGCGACCGTTCTAGGTAAAGAGAAAGCGACGATCGCCCGCCAAGAAAGGACACCCCGATTCGACGCGGAGTACAACCCGCTAGAAATCATGTTTCTGACGGGAAAGTACAAAGGAATGATTCTAGACATCGGGTTGAACGTTCAAGAATTTGGCGAATCTCAATCGGCAGATTGGTCGGATGCTAAGGGTACAAACATCAAAGTGGGGTCTAATTTTACCAAAATTACGCCGCGCACTTTTAATATCAAGTTTGAATATTCCAACTTGAGAGAAGATATCCGACAGTTGAGCGAGGCAGTTTCGCACACTCAGGAACTCGATGACGAAAAAACTTGGACTCCGCCGCTGCTGCGAATGCTGGTAGGAAAAACCTCGATCGCCCCTGTAGTTTGCACGCAGTTTGACGTAAACTACGACGAACCGCTGCCCGGAAAGAGAGGGTTCAGGCACAGCGTAGTGTCTATGAGTTTGAAGGAGATTGCGGGACAAGGATCTAAAAGTCAACTGGGAGCGCCGTTGGTTTCCAGCAAAACTGCTTTGCAGCAGTACGCAGCCGACACCAGCGAGCGAGACAAGGCGGCGATCGGGCAGAACAAGGTGACTCAAGTCTTGCTGGCTCCCTGTTTGGGCGAAGAAGCCAGCGCTACAATTGCCAGTCTTACCGAAAACAAGCAGCTAGACGACGCAGGCGCACTGCTTGCGCTCCCGCCAGAAACGTTTTTAAATATGGTGGTAGCCGGGTTGATCGGAACTGAAACTTTAAAAAACCCTCAGATTGCAGAAAAACTGAAACGGGACTTGGCAGAAAAACTAGCAAAAGATTCACCGGGGATGAACCCGGTCAACATCCGCACCACAGCCGAAGCTCTTTACCTAGGAAACCCCAGCGCGCTTCCGGCCTCGCTAAATATGCCGGTACCCGGAACCGGACGATCGCCCTTCGACAAATTGCTCGCTCAGTACCAGGCAATCTTGGATGCCATGCAAACCCAAAAGCTAGACGAAACAGACCCGATTTTTGGCAAGAGCACTTTTGACGAAAACCAAGAAAAAAGTACAGTTGAGCCAGGGGCAGCCGGTGCGATGATCGATTCGTTCGGATGCGCTATTAGCTTGAGGCGAGCGGGTTCTCCCTCTTTGGCAGCTAAGCCGACAGAATCGGACAGTCGGGCGATCGCCGGCATCAATCAAGCTCTAGCTAATCCCAAACTATCAGACAAAGAAGTTGCAGCAATATTCAAGCTGCCCGCCGACACGCCGGAAACGGTAACTCGACAGTTGCGGAACAGCGGTCCGTACAAGTCTAAAGAAGATTTTTTGCAGAAACTGGCAAACTCTCGAAACGGGGTGACGGGGTACGTGCTCTGGCAAAACTTTGAAGCGCGGGACAAAGAAAATCTTGGCAAGATCAATGAGTTTATAGCCAAAGAAAATTTAACTGACGACGAAATTAAGAAAGCTTTTGGTGTTGCAGACAAAGAGGTGGCGATCGTCCGCAACGGGGGCAAACCCTTCAAGTCGAAGCAAGAATTTTTGGATAAAATGGCAAAATTGGGGTCGTCGCCGGACGCGAGTCGCGGATACCAGGCGTGGGAAATTTTTTGGAAAAACAATTCAAAGTAGGTTATGCGGGCGATCGTCCTACATTTTGACGCTATAATTTATTTTAAGAATTATTTGCTAATCATGAAAAACTTAAATCTAAAGCCTGGTACCAAAAAACAAACTATTCAGGAATTGTTTAAATACCTGAGCGATCGAAACCCAATTTGCCACCAGTGCTACACTCATTGGCTGAAGAAAGACTTGACATTGGAGCAAAGCCTAGAACTTTCCTTGAGAGGGGTAAGAGAATATTGCTACAAGTTGATTCAACCAATTCCGGCGGATTTGCTTGTTTTCAATGGAGAACATCTTGATTACGTTGAATTTGTCAACAAATCAGAATATCCTTCTTATGTAAAGCTTAAAGCTTTAGTGGAGTATTCAGCAGAACTATTTGAATTTGCTTTTAAATATGATAGTTTAAACTCGCCTGTTAAAATAATGCTATCAGGGGCGGAAGCGAAAAATTTCGCAAAAAACAACAACCTACAACTTTTGCTATGAGTAATATGAAACCAATACCTTTAATACCCTTAGTAGTACAAGAGCGAATTGAAAACTCAATTACATCTAAAAAAGATTGTTGGCTTAGTAATTACAATCCAAGTACAGAAAAGCCACAAATTCTTATCAATGGTACAGTTTACAGACTCACTCGTGTAGTCTACAAACTTTACAAAGGCAAAGATCCAGGAGGATTTTACGTGTGTCATACCTGTGACAACCCTAGATGTATCAATCCAGATCACCTATGGCTTGGTACATCTGCTGACAACATGAAAGACAAAGTAAATAAAAACAGACAATTAAAAGGGTCTACAATACCAAGTTCTAAACTTACCGAAGAAAAAATTAAAGAGATAAAAAACTTATTAATCGAAAACAAACTCACTCTTAAACAAATCAAAGATAGATTTGGCGTGGGTATTCGGACAATTTCAGAAATCAATTCTGGCAAAAGATGGAGTCATGTTGAAGGTGTAGGAACTAAAATAAAAACGACACAAGGAGGAAGAAAACTAAGCTCTGAACAAGTAGAAAGAATAAAAAAATTACTCTTAGAAGGTATGAGTTGCACCGAGATTGGTCAATTGTTTGGGGTTTCTCGTTCGACAGTTCAAAGTATCAAACAAGGTAAAACGTGGAATCTACCAGAAACAAAAGAATTTAAAAAATTGAAGACTGAGCAAGTAAAAAAAATAAAAAATATGCTTTCTGATGGCATCAGTTGTGCTGAAATTGGTAGATTATTTGGAGTCTCCAGAAAAGCTATTGAAAATATTAAACATGGCAAAAGTTGGAGTTCTTTAGATTAAAATATCTTATTAAATATTATGCAAACTATCGTGATAAACTAAAAAGCAAATCAACAAAAAAAGTATGTTAAATCTAGATTTATCTCAATTCAATGTCTTCGTCGGAGAGACTGGCGCGATCGACCGCTACCCAGCAAGATTAATAGCATCATGCTTTTTATACGATCTGCCAACTTTAGACTTGAAGGGTTTAGATCGAGAAATCGATCGCGCAACCAACAATTTAAAATTGGAGCGCAAGCAAAAGATTGAAGAGATTTTGCAGACGATCGGTTTTGATCCAAAAATTCTGGAAAAAGATTCTCGAAAAAATAGAGCTGAAAGACTCGTTTGTTTGTACTTTTTGGTAATCTCTTCAGACGTTATACCGCAGATTGTCGGTTTTAAAGAATTTGGAATATATTTTAACCCTAGATTGGGCAAAAAAATAACCCAAGACCTAATTAAGCTAGCTAAAGCCTACGATATAATTGTCTTCTTGTCAACGCAGAATGTCGGTTGCTTAGATGCTTTAGATTTGGAAGATGACGCCCAAAGATTGTTTGTTGTGAACTATAATGCAGAAGGCGATCCGATCGCCCGCAGGCAAAACAGTCTAAAACCGCTTGAAGGACAAGAAGCTGTAAACCTTTCAGTAGCATATCTCAAAGGAGATCTTGGCGGGCTGGCTAAAAATTTCTAAAACGGGCGATCGAAACTAAAACTAACAAAAGGATGTCTAAAATGTTAATTTCAGAATACAAGGGCTACGAAGGAATCTTTGAGTACGATCAAGATAGCGAGTTGTTTTTTGGGAATGCAATAGCGACAAGGTATCGTTCGGCAATTACCTTTCAAGGTGAGACGCCAAAAGAAGTAGTCAAAAATTTTCAGCAAGCGGTTGACAAACACCTCAGTTTATTGTCTAAGCAACAAGATAATGTTGCAAATAGTCAAAGTTTAAACCCGCAAACTATTGCAAGCACGATCGAAGATATCAAGTATAAATTAGCAGGAGTAACTCAAGGGCCTTGGCGGTGGGCAGACTGGCAAACTGATTTCGGATCGCGGGAAGAAGAAGGACTAGAAAACAAACGAGATTTGGAATATTCACCTAGCAGGGGCGACTCTCGGGGTTCTGAAATACACGAAAGAGGGGATAAGGCTATCAAGGTTCTAAAAGTTGAAGAACCGCTAGACAACGAACAGGATGCTTATTTTATAGCCGATTCAAGGCGGGATATCGAAACCCTTGTGGCGATCGCAGAATTTCTGTTGAACGAAAATCAAAAACTAAAAGCTAAACAACCGCCAGTCTAAGTTAATTTTCAAAAATTCAACACCTACCCTGTCTGGGATTCTCTAGGCAGGAATTTTTATATTTATGGAAGAAATCAAACCCCCTACTAAACCGATCGCTCCCGCACCTCCCGCTGCTACCCCAAAATCCGACACCGCACTAAAAGCTATCGATCTGAAAAAAACGCCCAAGGAAGCCCCAAAATCCGAGGAAAAGAAAGGAGAAGACGATCGCCTGCGGTGGTTTTTCCGTGCCAAAATTAGCGGCACTGCCGGAGTAAAAAGCGACGGGGCGACTGCCCCCGCCCCCCCTGGATTGGTGGACAAAAACTCCAAAGATTCCAAAGATGACCTTCTGGGAAAATTAGAAAAATTGAAAAAGGAACTCGAAAAACCCGCACTTGCAAAACCCACAATAGATTCCAGCAGGCAAGCAATCGAAGCAGCGCTCGGGAAATCAAAGGAAAAAGCGGTTGCCAACAAAAAAACTGTCGGCAATTTTGTCGAAACCGAACTCGATAAATTGATGGCTCCCGACAGCAAAGAGGCTAAACCGCCGGAGACTGGAGAAATCGTAATTGACTCAACAAAAGGCGACATATTGGGGGTGCCGTTCATCCGGCTTTCAACTTACCAAACCTCAACCGCAAAGTTTACCATCAACGACCCAGACGATTCAATCCGCAAGCAGTTGCTCAAGCATTCCAAAATTGAAATTGAAGCCGGGTTTGTCAACGGATTCAAAATCAATAAATTTGTAGGAGTGCTGTTCGCAATCGGGCGAAAGTTTCCCGACGGCACTGAGGTAGAAGCGGTAGATACCTCTCAAAAAATGGCAACAGGCGCTCCAGCTATTCAAGCTCCCGGAGGAACCGAGGAGCCGCTAAAAGACGACAAGACTGACGAGCGCATCAGCAGCACGTTTGAAGGGGAAGCCATATTTATGGGAGGCGGAGTCGGGATGACCGCGACACACGCGACGCTCCCGCTGATGAGTCGAGTGAGGATCACCAATACGGCAAACAACAAAACGGCAATCGTCGAAATAAATGATAAGTCGATCGGGCCGGGCGACTGGGTGCTGGAACTGAGCAAGGACGCCGCAAAAGCAATGGGCATGACGGGGACGGGAGCCATCCGCGTCAAAGGCGAAGTAATGGAAACAGCCTTGGAAAAAGAAGCCCGCGAAAATAAAGAGGGCAAGCCAAAAACGGCTGCACCAGTCACGGGGAAAACCAGTTCAGACAAAACCGACGCGCCTGCGCCTAAAGTAGACCGCAAACCGCTCGCGCCCTCGGCAACGGCAGATACTGAGAAAAAGAAAGAAAAATCAACAAGTACACAGCCCACAACTCCTACGTTCAATGCCGCTTCCGCAAATTTTGAAGCGGACATGGCTAAGTTGGGCGATCGGAACCCAAAAGATCAAGTATTGAATGCTGAGATTTTCACGAAAGCCACAGACCTCAAAGTCAAGGATAACTCTTTGGTCAAATTGACGGGCGCAGGGAAAGTCGCCATGTCGCAGACCATGATGGAGGCGACGCAAAAAGATGCGTCGCTGAAAGGTCAAACGGTAATTGCCAGAGGAAATACCGTTACCCAGGCAGCACCGGGAACCGGAACTCCATCGGGAGTCGTTTTGGATTACCAGACAAATCGGGCCGCTTTTATCAAAGTTGATGTCAAGCGGCGCATGGGAGTGCAGTTGCAATCCGGTTACGGCGCAGTTACCGTTAAGGGTTTTAACGTTAACGACAAAACCATGGTTTCCGCCACGGCTGTTTCTACTCAACCCCCCAAACAACATCCGACCGGAGTCATCCAAGCCCCGGAATGGGGAACGATCAAATTAGCAGACCCAATAATTCCGGGTTCACCGTATACTTGGGCGATCGCCACTCGCAACGGCGAGCGCGTCCCGACAAAAGAAGTGATGAATCAAATCATCAAAATTTGCCAGGTAATTACGCCTTTAACTGCAAAATCTGTCGGTGCGGGGAAATCTTGGAACATCACATCTTGGTATCGAGATCCTGCAGCCAACGCAGCGGCGCAGGGAGCGGCGCAAAGCTATCACCTTACGGGGGGAGCTGTTGATTTTTACTACGAAACCAACGGCGGAGAAATGGCGCTCTACCGAGAGTTAGAGGGATCTTACGAAGGAGGGTTAGCAGTAAAACACGGTGGCTTCGTTCACATTGATGTCGGACCGAGAGGTCGCTGGAATTACTAATCAATCCCATATTAACCACGTTAAAGTAGTAGAAAGCATTTTGATTGAGATCATGAACACAAACAAAAAGATCAATGAAACCAAAAACATAGATTTAGCTTACTCGTACACAAAAGATTTTTTTGACGATCGCAGAACAGAAATCGAGAACATCAATAGAAAATTAACTACATTTTTACTTTTTGGTGGTTTTTTACTCGGTTTTGGCATAAATTTGCCTCACAGTCGCCCAGGATACATACTGATACTGAGTAAAGTAATGGTATTGCTTTTTAGCTTTCTATCGATATCCAACCTGCTTTGGGGCTTGAGTTATACCTATAAAGTAAAAGTTGTAATACCCAGTTATTTAATGGAGGATGAGTGTTTTGAGAAATCAAATACAGAAATCAAGGCGATGATAATCAATACTCATAAAGAAAATACCGAAAAAGTTGAATTATTGACTAAGAAAAAACTAGAAATCATTAAAAAGACAAAAGCATTTTTGCTAACTGGCACATTGTTTTTTGTCCTAAACGCCTTCTGGGTAATGGCTATTGAAAGATAACGGTAATATCATGTCTAAAAATTTTTATCCTTTCTCTCCCGACTGGGGTTCCCCACCACCGGGAGCAGCGATCGCCAATTTAATGGAAGAACGCGGTTGGAATCCATCTGATTTAGCCGATCGCCTGCAATGTACCGAAGATTTTGTGGAGTCGCTGCTTAGCGGCGAAGCGGTTGTCACCAACGAACTTGCTGTCAAACTAGAGAATGTACTGGACAGCACAGCAGAATTTTGGTTGAGACAGGAAGCGCTGTACCGTTCAGATTTGGAATTGGAGCGTCAAAGCTTGCTCTACAGCGCTCAAATGCTTGCTGCACTGCACCACCAAATACGGCAGTTCCACCGTCGCGAACTCGTCAACTTCAAACCAGATTATCTTCAGAAACTAACCCGCCCGATCGCCCACAAAGCAAATACAATCCGAAATAGCTGGACAACGCTCTCTAATAAGGAAAAAGAATCTTGGCGAAAACTTGCCTGCGACATTATCGAAGCAGAACCTGCTGGGTTTTTCTGGCGGATGCGGGCAAGTGCTTATTTGATTTGGGTGCGGGCGATCGGGCAAAAAAAAGCATTTGATGAATGTGCGATGGCGCTGGATTGTCTAGTTGACAATGTGCTAGACGCGATCGAGCGAGAAGATCTTCAGTACCCAATGAAAATTGCAATATCAGGCGATCCCTCTGGTTTAGAGGATTTTGTAAAAAGATATTCAACAAAAAAATCGCGACAGATCAACTCGATGCTCGATTAAATTGAAGTAATTTCACAAAAACGGGCGATCGGATAATTCGATTTGCAATAGATCGCCCACAACAGCAAAAAAATGGAACCAATAGATGAAGTTTTAATCAAACCCGTACCTGAAGAACAAATAAATTATTTTGATCTTCCACAAGAAGGGCTTTTTATTGACGAAAAACGACCTCTTTACAAAGGACGACGCACTTGGGACGAGTGTCTTATAAGGAATACCCTGAAAACCCCGTGACTTCAGTCCGGGGATGAAAGAGGGGTTGCAGGATTTATCCTGCCTGCTCTCTTTACCCCAGTCCTGAATCTAAAATCTCATCTTTTCAATTCAAAAAACTTTTGTGAAAAGTTTTGGACACGACGGGACAGTATGGTAAACTGAAACAGTCAGGGTTAAACTCCCTTGCTATCGTGAAACGGGACATGAGACACACTTTTAGGCATAAACCGGGGGACAAAGTGCGACGAAAACACTATAAACAGTCGAAACCGAAAATGTAGGTTTCAATCCAGCAAACACAATTTTTTTACGCTCGAATTGTTAAGTAGGGTAGGGCATACCCGAACTCTAGGGAAATATCCTAGTATGCTTTTGGAGATAGATCCGCTGGGATGTTTCTGAGTTAGGCTCATCAATTGGTGGTATCCCCACGGTTGAAAGGTTTAAGAATTGCCGCAAGGACAGAACATTTTAAGGTCAGTCGCTGAATTAAGAATCCCCTCGGCTTTCAGCCATGGGAGTGTCAAAATGGGTACTGTTCAATGCGATACTGGTAACACATTTTTTCTCGTCTATGGACTTGGTGAGTATCATTTGAAAAATGTCGATCAAGTATCTTTTGCGGTAACTTACCCAGCAGGGTATTTCCAAATAAATGTTTGCTATAAATGAAGAAACGGGCGATCGGATCGCCCGCTTCTTCACTTTGATCTATTTTGGTTCATATAAGATCGCAGATTCAATGTCTGAATAAAAATGACTGCTCGATTCTGAATTAACAAAAACACCTGAAGGCACCCAGCCAGATTTGACAAAATTTATCGCCACCAGCCTAGAGTATCCCTCGGATTCCAGCCAAGATACTAAGGACTCAGCAGAATTAAACACGGGCGAGATGGGACTTCCTTCACTGACTGTTTCCCAGATTTGCCATCCTTCCCCGGCAGGTGGCTCAACTTTGACCCAGTTTTCATGTAGGGTCTTCAGTTGTTCGGATTGCCAAAGAACTCTTTCGCCGTTGCAACGATCGCAAGCTAGATCGATACCCAGCCTTTTGCATTTAGCTTCAATACAGATAAAAGCATTTATTGAATCGTATCCCCCGAATTTTGCAACAGACCAGCGGTTAACTTCAATTGCCGAAGGAACGTGCAGGCGCACGTCATCTGGTTCTAACAACTCCATTTCGCACTCGTGTTTGTTGCAAAAACAAGACAACCTTCCAGTCTGAGAAACAAATTCTTTTCCTACAGGACACCAAAAACCTTTAGTTTCCCATTTTTTGTTCTGCCAACCCGAACCGGGAACAAATTTATGAGTAAAGTCAAACAATCCGTTGTTTGTACAAAGACTGTAAACATCGTCTTGGTCTAAGTTGTAGCTCCAGCAAGAATTAAAATGTGCTGCCAACCGTCTAGCTTCATAATGAACTGTTAATTCAGATACTTCTCGATCCTTGAAATTATTTTTTGCACATTTTATTACCTCTTCATCTTCAGAAGTCCACCGACTACTTCCTGTCATGCTTGGATCGAAATCCGATCGACCGTACCATTGGTTTCGCAACTCTCTTGCGCCGGGACTGTAACCAGATCCTTCGCAATAAGGACATTCACAAGAATCATACGGGTTAAAGTATCCGTACCAAGTCTTGTTTAACGGCTAATCAAAATCCAACGAAACTCGCTTAATTTCTCTGCCCATGTGACAATTCCTTATTTTTGTTATTTAAAGTGTACTATTAAATCATACTATTTTTATAACAAAAATCTATATTTTCTGGATTTTAAAAATCTGTGTTAGTATTGTATTGCTTGTTGCACTTGGAATTTCTATGGATTTTTTAAAAAGCAATAGTTATATATTGTTGGGTAGCGTACCTGAAGACAGACAACCCGAGTATTTCAGAACGCTTTGCTGTGAAGTTGAATCTACAGACAAGAAACATAGATTTCAAAATATTGCTTTAACCCGCAAACAATTAAAAATGTTGCGAGACATGATCGATCAGCTTTTGACTGATGAAGATGAGTCTGAAGTAATATCATCAGATCGCCAGCTATTGCAAGAAATGGAAGCATTGGTGCAAACTGCAATAGATGGGTCTACCAATTTTGATGATATCTGGGATTCTTTTTGGAATATAAAAAAACAGATAGACACATACGTGGATTATTGCGATCCAGACACAAGTTCCGAAGAGGACATCATGGCTTATTTAAATGCAGCAAGAGAACAGATTAAGTAAGACTTTTGTTAAAGTTCAAAATAGAAAGCGGGCGATCGGATAATTCGATCGCCCGCATTTTTTAACCTGTTACTTGTGGGTGTTATGTGTTAATTTCTGATTCAGTTAGCCAATTTTCAGAGTCAGAAAAAAACATTAAAAGTTCTTTGTTTGTTGTGTAACTTGGATCTGAAATCTTAAACGTAAATCCTCTGTCGGTAACAGAATGTAGCCAAAAACCTGTCCTTGTTTCGCCAAGAGAGTCATTGTAATCCCACTCTATATATTTAAGATCGATCGGACGAAAAGTGAAATTACCAACACGAACTAAATTACGCGGATTGATTTTTTCCATTTTACTTGTTTTGTGCTTTTGGTGCTTGCTTATTTAAAAACTATCATAACTTAACTCAAATAAAACGTCAATACACAAAATTAAATTATCTAATGATACAAAAAAGATAGAAAAGATATTAAATCTTAGTTCAGGGCAAGAAGAATAATTTCAAACAAAAGTGGGTGATCGGATAATCCGATCGCCCGCTTTCTTATTCTAAATTATTCTTGAACCAGTCAATTACAGGTTCCCATTCGCTGTTTCGAGCAGACTCACAAATACCAAACGGAACGTAGATTGTCAATCCTTTCCCTGTCGGCTTTGGTCCAGGTTTTTTACTGCGTCGCCGAGACAGGGAAAGGTGGACTAGCCCAAAGGGAGTACAGTACCCCTTTTGTATGTGGGCGAATTAGAGTGAACTACGATGCCACCCCCAGCTTTCGGATCGTACACGGCGATCGCATCAAACAAATTTTTGACAGAAAGTGCAACAGCCTCGTTCGCCCACATGGGCATCCCCGACACAATCACTACACCTCCGCCACGAACCTCCGGCACTGTAAAATTTTCGAGTTCGGCGATCGTCAGCGGGTTTTGAGCATTGACGGGATTGCCGTCTTTCAAAATCTCTAACAGCGTCACACCGTTGTTTTCAGTCACTTTAACTTCCATAACTCTTACCTAAACTTGAATCAGTACATTTATCTTAGACGGTTGCAAGCCAGGTGTCAATATTTATCTAATACAATTTTAGTGGCAGCGTTGGTCTAAGATGGTAGATATGACAAACCAACCGCGTTTCGGGCGATCGGTTTATACAAAGAGTTTTACCAGAACAACCAGATAGAAATAAGCTCAGCAATACACTGACCTATTCCAACACCAGGAACTATAGCTAATACTGACATTAATATTAATTCATCTTCAGTAAGCACCCACAGGGGTTGATTTAAAAAACAGAAAAACAAAACTAAACAATGAAGCAAGAGGAATACCAAATTAGAAATGGTTGCTTGAATCTGAAGACTACGAATAGCGCGATTGTATTGCTCTTTAGACATTTCAAGTTCTCCTAAATGAGTGTTTGGCATCAAAAATTTAGTCAAATTATAGCAATTGTTGTGAAAATCTACAAAATTTTGGGATGTTACCTACTATAGCTTGCGATAAAATTAATAGATACGGCAAACCGATCGCGTTTCGGGCGATCGGTTTGTATAAGCCAAATTACTTTCATCGCAAGTAAAATGACCAACATTATTGTAAGCATTCCAGACGAAATCCGCAACGAATTCCGAGTTGATGTCGACGGTAAAGCATTTGTGTCTATCAGAGGGGCTGCACGGATTGCAGATGTCACCCATGTTGCACTTCTTAAGGCGTTTGAAGGTGGTAACAAAAATCCTAGCAAACTTGCTCAAATGCTTATGGATGCAGGATTTGAACCTGGTAACTTTTCTGAAACTGGTATCCCAGACATCGCGCTGTCGATCCTCCTCAAATATTACGCATTTAAAGCAAATCGTACTACAGAACAAGCTGAGCGCTTCTATGATGCTATGAGTGCGGTCGGTACGCGCACTTGGATACAGCAACAACTTGGTTGGAACCCTATACTAAGCCAAGCTCCATACTGGTATCAGCGTTTAGTTCTATTCTTGGCTCAAAACAAAGTGCCTGCCGGCTACTTTTCAATATTCCAAGAAACGATCGCCCTCGTTGGAGATTTGGAGACAGCAGGCTATGTACTACCCGATAATGCAATCCCCGATATTTCTATCGGGAAATGTTGGGCAAATCACTTGCGAGCTGAAAAAATAAACCCCAGCGATGTAGCAATCAATTACCCACATCAATATCCGGGTTGGGCGCACCCGGTGGATGCCAACGCCTATCCTGAAGAAATGCTGCCAAAATTCAGAAAGTGGTTCCGGGAAACCTACAAACCCGTCAAACTTCCCGCTTACCTCGCAGGCAAAGATAGCAATGCGCTGCCCGCGCTCAGCAAAATGCTCGATATCCCGATCGCCCTCTTGAAATAGTTTCCGCAATTTAGACAACAAAAAGCCTTGGAATCCAATAAATTCCAAGGCTTTTTAACCTAGATTATCAATCTGGGTTTTGATACTCGACACAAATATTGCAACTTGGTAGCTTGCTTTGCAACCACGCTACATCCGTATTTTTGAGCTTATTGTCTTCAAGAAATAAGTGTTTCAAAACAGTCAAAGATGCTAGTGGTTCAATGTTACTAATTTGATTTTGATTGAGACTAAGTACGTTTAAATTAGTCAAGGAAGCTAGCGGCTCAATGTCGATGATTTTATTGGCTCCAAGCCACAACTTCGTTATAGTCTTCAAAGAAGCTAGCGGTTTAAGATCGCTAATTTGATTACCTCCAATGCCAAGCCAAATCAAATTACTCAAGGATGTTAACGGCTTAAGATCGCTAATTTGGTTGTTTCCTAAAAACAGGTATCTCAACTTAGTCAAAGATGTTAGCGGTTCAAGATCGCTGATTTGATTGGCTCCAAGACCAAGCAAATCTAGGTCAGTCAAAAATGCTAGCGGTTTAAGATCGTCGATCTTATTATTCACAATGTAGACGGTCTTCAGATTAACTAAAGATTTTAGCGGTTCAAGATCGCTAACTTGTCTGCTTGAAATGTCAATTTCTGTCAAGGTATTCAAATCACTAAATTGATCCAAAATCTTTTGAGTGTGCTTAGCTGTCATTGTTTTGGTTTACGTGTTCAACATTATACTTTAATTGTAGCATACCGATCGCCCGTATTTCGATCGCCCGCTTAAAATAGAATCGTCCAATAAATCTGAATTTCTCAACTATTTGTGATAAACTGAATTTAAGACATCACCCAATTAATAATATGTTGATCGCCCAACCTCCAGAAAATTTCCCTATCCGCGTCTACTATTCAGAATCTGAATACAAATGGTATTGGCAGTACGAATACAAAGGCGAATTTTGGGAAGGCTTCGGCTTTGATTCAGAGAAAGAAGCCCTAGAGTATGGCATTAAGTACGTAAAATCGCAACTTCTTGCCCATAAGCGACAAGCTCAACAGAAAATGGAGGAAGCTAGTTCGTGCTTGGAACAATTAGAACAACAAGTAGGGCGGCTTTAAGAAAACTGTTTTAAATCTACAGCGAGTGGAGATCGCCATTTGTCGCTCAAAATTAACTTTGCTCATTTTGTTTTTCTAAACCAACATCAACGATCGCCAGTCGATTTAAAAAAGACTGGCGATTTTCTATTACAGATTTCCCGGTTTTTGTAATTTGATAATATTTCCGTCGTACCCCTTCTAATTCATCGCCCCATCTAGGAGTTATCCAACCTTTTTTTTCAAATTCTCTAAGAGTTGGATACAAAGATACTGGATTGTATTTTATTGTATTATTTGTCGCATTACTGATAATACGAGCTATCTCTAAACCATACAAGGCTTGACCGTACAGGCTCCGAAGGATAGCTTCTTCTTTGGTTGTTATATCAGAAATTTTACTATTAGGCATACTACACAGTATATATAACAAGTTTTTACTTAAGTCAATATATCGCTAACAGTAACTTTTTGCAATTTTTTCGTCCGTTTAAAAATAAAGGCACTAACCTCAAAGATAGAAATCTTAATACTTTGCCAAATGACTCCCACCGCTGGTAATCCCAGTTCTCCGGCAGACGCAGCCACTCTAGGCTCCATCAGCCCAGCCTCTTCAGGCAAACTAGCCAACGCTATTCCAGTCAAAGAAGTTCGATCGTCAACCGTTAAATACGGCGACTTCACTCCCTCAAACCTGCCGACGCTACCGTTTGGGCTTTACTACCAACCGACAGACGACGAACCAACAGAAAGGTTGAGGGATTACACGCTGGTCGAAAACCTCGACACAGGAGCCTACAGCGGACTGATATCGAGAATGATGGAAAAACAGAGGCCGTCGTTTGAAAGAATTGTCAAGATAGCTTCTGAATTTCTTGCAAGAGCTGTTACTCATTTTGGAAAATACCCGATCGCCGAGATCGCAAAAAAAATGAGCGTCACTCCCGAAATACTCATCCAGCGGATGTACCGGGAAGATGTTGTCACTTTGATTTTTGCCTGTCGCCTGAAAGTCGTGGGTTCGTCGTGCGATTTTCAGGGCGACATAAAACCCGAGCAGCAGCCGAGAACGCCGTTTGACTACGCGATCGACACTGAATGCGGCTGCGAAGACGCAAAACGGATCAAGTACGACCCGCGAGAAACGGGAGACTACTCCCTCCGGCTCGTCGAAATAAAACTGTACGAAACCGACTCGATCGCCAAACCAGTTTTTGAAATAACACTGCCGCGCGGATTTTCTGACGGAGGCAAGACAAAAATTACTAAGCTTTTTGTGGAACCGCTGAAATGGTTTCAACTGGGAAAAGTTGTCAGCAAAGAACAAGAAGGCAGCGACGATTTTAAAATCATGCAGGAAATGATCGTTGCCGTACCTGAAAGCGAAATCTACGGGCAGTCCAAAACTTCTAACCCATTTTGCAAAGAACTTTACAACGCAATGTCGATCGCCGACATTAAAGCGGTAGGGATGGGCATAAAAAATCTGCTAGATATAGGGCCCGGTCAGACGTTTCAAATTTTTTGCTATCACTGTCAAAAAAACGTACAGCACCAAATTCCTTGGCCCTCGCTCGCCCAGTTCATTTATAGTACCGACGAGTTGACAGGCTAATGAACGACTCTTTTCGATTTAATGCGGTATGGGAGCAAATAGCCCGAGTTGAGGAAGAATTCAAGAAAGATACCAAAAACGACTCAACTACAAAAGGGGAAATTTCGGTTGTCATGCGGGAAGATACTCCCAATGCCAAAATTAGAACTGTTTTTTCCTCGTTCTTAACGGTAGAGCTAAGAGAAAAACCCAGCAATCAACTATTTGCAGAATTGCGGGCGATCGTGCAACCTGCAATTCTAAGCAGTACCCGAAACGTAGATACGGCAACCGAAATTCTTCTCGAACGCGAAAACAACTCAGTTTTTATTTCGACCACCACTCTAAAAATGTGGTTTGTAGATGTTCGGACAGCCGAAATAGTAGCCCAAAAAATCGGGCGCAGGAAAGAAGATTCGCTGGCGATCGCGTTGGAAAAATTGAAAGTTTCAGTTTCGCGCTTTGTAAACAACAACCATACTTTAGACGTTCACCTAAAGAATGGCAACCTCAGCACGATCAAGCGAATCAAACATTCTATCGATTTAGAAAAAGAGCTGGGTCTGCCAAGTTTGAAAAAAACTTTGCACGATAATTTGTTTGACAGCCGTACTCAGAATCAGTGCGAGTTAACGGCCCTTATTCGAGGCGGAAAGTTTGAACGCTGCGAAAAAGCGAGTCGCGAAGAGTTCAATTGCCGAGCTTGAACACTACCAGAGAATTGGCTCCTCCTCCTCGTATTTTTCGACAATTACGGCTTTCGCAGGTTCAACTGCGGAGGCTTTTTCAATTTCAGCAATATTAGCAGCCAAGATTTCTTCTGCCTTGGTCGGTCTGCCAAATCTTTTATTGAGGAGCGATCGCGCCCTTTCTCTCGCCGCCAAACTTTCTGGGGTCGGTGCATACGGGTCTGCCGCTTCCTCTTCCTCCGTCGCTGGATCTAAATCTGTACCCGTCGTCGGTTCGAGTTCCGGAAGTGAAGTCTCAACGCAAGCGATCGCGTAGGTCGGTAAATTGTTGGCGATCGCCCGTTCCTTCGGTACTCCCAGCTCAACCTGTCGCGTCGCATCTTCGATCGCCCGCTCCAATCCCAATTTCACAGCATTCGCCACCGCCGCCACGACTGGCAGTCTCCGCAACTGCCCCGCTGCATTTTTGGCCGCCTCTGTTGTCGTCGCGCCGACTTTGTTAATGCAATCCTGGGCGATCGCCTCAGCTACTACCTGTTCCGGCACTCCCCGCAGCCTGAAGCCCGGGGGAACCAAGCGACTGCCCAATTCCTCACCGGAAATAAACTCTTCCCACAATAGGGCCACACTAGCTTCTGGAACTTTCGCCTTAGACTCGCGCATGACCCAGTTGGCATATCCCTCGGGGGAATCGATGTCTACCCGCTGGTAGCAGTATTCCAAAAGTCTCTCAAAAAATAATTGTCGCTCAACCGGACTCGACCGCACGGAACACCGATCTTTTTCCAAAAATTCATTTTTTTTGAGAAGTTCGGCAACCACCTTTGCTTCCAGCAGACTGTCTTCAAGCAACCTCTTCTCTTCGTTCTCTTTTTCTATTTCTAAAAATTTATCAATAGTTCCGCCCGCTTCTCCGGGAGAGATTTCTTGAAAAACTTTTTTTGAAGATGTATCTTGATATGATTTGCGCTCAGTCGCGAGATCGATAGGATCATTTTCGGGTGATCGATTTGACGGTTTTGCGCAAATCGAGAGCGGCGCACCTTTCAGCAATTCAGCCAGCTTTTCGTAGCTGACTGCGTAGTATTTACATTGGTCAAAATAATTAGCCCTCAGTTGGCGGACGACAATCAAGCCCAGCTTCTCAAGTCGAGCAAATATGCGGCGGAGTTTGTGGGCGCTCAGCCAGGGGAAGTTTCCCAGCCAGTCTACCTGCTTGCCGTGAGACTTGTTTAGTTTGCGCGGGTTGGTGCAGAGGATCGGGTTGCGAATCATTTTTATGCCGTCGGGAGCGATCGTCCCGCTCATCGCTGGGTTCTCGACGCACCACTGAAGTTTGTTGAAGATTACTGCTTCCTCAAGTCCGATAGCGGCCGCTAGGTCTGGGCTGAAAAATCCTAATTCTTGAGACATGGGGATTACCTACAAGCTGGGTTTGCTTGGTTGGGCGCGATCGGTGCCACTTGTAGGTAGATTCTTAGATTTAGCTTGACATTTGAAGAAATGTGCTACAATCTTAATTGAGATTACCTACTCGTTCCTACAAGTGGTGTTCGTCGCACCCAAACAACTTTTGCAAGAAGCCCCGCTATTCGACTAGCGGGGCTTCTTGTTTTTGATAGTAACACAGGTTTGCCGGATAGCCCAAAAATTTGCAGGGGGCGGGGGCAATCGGGCAAAACCTTAAATCTGTCATAACATATCTTTTGAGTAACTGAAATTGTGAAATTTTAGCAATTCAGGTGAATCAAAATTTATATCAGTCAATTCTGGTATTTCTAAGATAGGGAATATTGACCGAAGATATAGAACTGATTGAACGTATAAATTTTCATCAGTCCAAAATGCTTTATTGTGAGCTACGTTATGGAATCCTGCGTTTTGTATCTTTGCAACGTGAGCTACGTTATGGAGTCCCGCGTTTTGTATGACTGCAAATGGTTGACCTTCAAACCACGCAGTTGCCAATTGCCAATATTTTATACTATCTTCTTGGCGATAAAGTGCTTTTATTTCTATCTTTTCATTATTTTTAATGAAACCTGTGTGATTTATGTAGTTTGATGTATGTGCAAATTCGTGTATGTGACACACAAAATCTTTTAACTTAAAACTTGTTGATTGAGGAGTTAATCGATAAAGTTCGGCAATATTCATGATTTTAAGAGTGTTTGCCATTTCTAAATGGGATTTGGTCTGCGTTGTTTTGATAGTAACACAGGTTTGCCGATCGCCCCTAAGATTCCGCGACGACGGACGATCGCCTTTTACGATCGCCTTTTTAGGACAAAACCCGGCGATCGGTTGATCGCCGGGTTTTGCTATGGTTTTCCTAATCTGATTTTTTGTTTTTTGGAGTACAGTATTCCTCAACCCATTGCTCGATCTGCTGCTGCGCTTCACGCCGACCACCGGCTAGCTTTTCAAATTGGGCGATCGTTCCGACTTCCAGAAAAACCCAATACTGCTGTCGCTTCTTTTTTGGCGGTACTTTGGGACGACCGGCTCCTTCGCGCTTACCACCTCGACTCATCTCTTTTAATTTTGTCATTTATTTTTCTTAAAACTATTGACAGTGCTTTTTGATTATGGCATAGTTTATTTAACTGATACAAAGTACGTCTAATGTTTCATTTGATTTTCCAGCAATACAGTTAAGTTTTGGAGCGCTAGTTTAAAAATGAGCCAGAAACAGTATTTCAAAGATACTAACGTTCGAGATACTTGTTCTGCATTAAGTATTGCCGAAGTTGAATCGTTTGTAGAAGGTCAAGTTATTGATGGGATGTTGACTGTCAAGGGTCAACGAATTGATGTTGACTTTGTTGAAATAGAAAAAAAGAAGCGGATCGAGAACTAGATAGGTGGATTATTAGCGAGTATGGCTAATTGCTGATTCACTATTTTTTTGAATGTCTTAAAAACACAAATACGAACAAAAATAATGAACTCATCTAAATTTACCCGTCCTTCTTTGGCTGAATATTCTCAAGGCTATTATCAGGCAGCCCCAGTCGAGTCAATCTGCAATAATTCGTACAAATTGATTGAGCAGTGGGAAATCCCTGTTTTAGAATCTGGGGAAATCCTTGTATACGGGGTGCGTCTCGTTCCCTCTCAAAAAGCTAAAATTAAAGTCTATTTTGGCTCAAGATCTAAGCGAGCAGTTGTTTGGTCTGAAGACCAACCATATAAAATGATGGGCGTTAGCTACGATTGCTATGGACTTAAATTCAAAGAACAAGGGGATACTGTTTCGGATGAAACTATTGAAAGATACCTTGTTAATAATACAAGTCACGGCGTGTTGTACTTATCTTTTACTGGCGTTTCAATAAATTGCACTGACGAAAACTGGAAATTGCATCTTTCTAAGCCAGAGAAATATCTGAGCTGGACAGGTTCGGAACGTTTTTGTTCATCGGAAACCAATCAAATTTTTCAAAAAATAGCAAAACAAGTAGGCTGCACGGTTCCCAGAAGAGTTTTTGTACAATGCAACTGGCAATTGGAAGCTAACAACAAACAAAACATTACGCCACGAAAAACTTCTTATCTAAAAATTTGCAGAGATTTGTCAATAGTTGAGTACAAATCTGCTGACGATGTTATGGTTTCTATCCATTTTTGAGGATTTGGTGAAAACAAAATTTAAATATTACTAATTTTCAAAATCCAAGAGCCAGCAATTAATGCCCGATCGCCCACAGTCTCAAATTTCACCTAATTGAACGTGACCCATTGAACGCAAACAACTTAAACCCTATGCCAGTAAAAGGATTTCGACAACTCCGCGTTCCGACGCGCACTTTTGAAATAGAGTTCAAACACCGTCCGCCGGATGACGCAACGGGCGATCGGGAAGTGTTAATTAAGACCGAGCAAATACAAGTTCCGGATGTTGGTAATCGTGAATGGGAGAAACGGTGGGCAATGATGACCGTATGGAATACTTTTTCCAATCCGGAAGCGAAAGAACTTGGAATTAACCAGGCTTTCATCTTTTCTAAGGATTTTCGGGAATTGGTTTTTCGGATTGAACTCAATCCTTTCACGGACGAAGAAGCACACAAGTTGGATGTGCCGGCGCAGCAAGAATACGATCAATGGCTGGCGGCAGTGCGGAAACAGTTTAAGAAGCGCTATGGCGTCGAACTCGACGATTGGATGGGTACTTGATGTTGCGGGCGATCGTCCGCTGCATTGCTGACCAAAAAACTGGGTACAAGCCCGTCCTTCTAGAACGGCTTTAGTTAAGAGTTATGAATAACCAAAGATATGCTTTGTCAGACTGCTACAGTTAGGGATGTTGCAGCAGCGCAAGTAGTTCTAATTAGAGGACTTGCAGCCGTGGGACACACGGTGAAGATGCTTGGGGAGGGTAAATTCATTGGAATCCCTACAAACCAAGAAGCTTAGTTTGGTATTGTCAACTAGCCTATTATTTCCATTAAAAGATCAAACAGCAAGCACTTGTGTGAAAAAGCTCACAACCCAGTATGGTGTAATTAATTGCAGTCGTAGGGCATACGGTAAAGAAGCTTTTGGAGGGTTAACTCAGTAGAGTCCCTATGAAGAAAGAATCCCCACGCCTTTAGGCTGGGGAGTGTCAAGCAATCGAATACGGAGGTACTGCGAGCCCGGGTTCTTTTAGTTTGTTCGTTCTTGGGTTGGGGCGATCGGTGCTACAATATTAACTGGCAGACAAGCGACAAGCCAACCGAAAGCAAAACCCGCAGATTGAGAGAGACTGCGGGTTTTGTTTTTCTTGAGGGGCGATTGTTGGGTTTTGGCTTTTACAAAAGAATCGATTTTATTTTTGTGGATTCAATCGACCTTTTTGCTAGCGATCGCCTAGAAAATCCTCAAATATTGCACCCCGTTTAATCAGATATTGCTTCATCGATTTAGAAATGACGGAGTTTGAGTTGAATCGGGCTTTCTCAACATTAGTCTGACTTAAGTCAGCACCGCTCAGGTCAGCACCGCTCAAGTCAGCACCGCTCAGGTCAGCACCGCTCAGGTCAGCACCGCTCAAGTCAGCACCGCTCAGGTCAGCACCGCTCAGGTTAGCACCGCTCAGGTCGGCATCACTCAGATCGACATCACTCAAGTTTCGATCTGTGATTCCCTGGGTAACAAGTTCTCGTACTAGATGCCACTTGTTGTTGATTTCGTTGTTATTGTCATCCTTTGAGTGTTCACTCAAGATTTGAACACTTGCAATAGGAAAACCGCTTATTTCTTCTAATTCTCCTGACTTGATGCGAGATACAAGGCGTTTGACATATTCTTGAGAACCTTCTACCGTTAATACGGTACTGTGTGCAGGATTCTTATTTTGGTTGTCAACAATTCGATCGCCCGGAACTAATTTCTTTTTCATCTTTGTTTAAAGTGTGGTTTTGTTTTTTTTGAGGGACGATCGGCTATTCCCACCAAATTTCTTTAACAGGACGGCTCCAATCTGTTTCGGGGTGCATATTTTCTGGGGTAACTCCCTCCATTAGCTGTTCTAGTGTTGAAGGCTTTTTACGATTGTCATTTGTTTTTGCTTTATAGGATTACCAAGTTATTATATACTCTAATACATCGATTAGAGGTTGTTCTTTATGAAACGAGACGAAATTAAGCTCAGTTTTATAGAGACAGACAACGAGTCAATTAGCGAGACTTGTAGGTGCGAATTTTGCGATCGCCCTATCCGATTTTACCGATATAAAGGATGGCTCTTTAACAACTATGTCGTTCAAAATACAGATGGTAGCGTTCACCGTCGCTGCGATCGCCCGGTAGCATGGTCGCCGTCTCGCAGGGATATTCCAGATGGCTGGGAGTATTGGCGACCCGACAGCGATGACGATCGCGCGTGTTACATCATAAAAAAGTACACTCGTTTTGAAAAGTGATCCACTATCAAAAAATAGACCCGCATCTTTGTTTAAGAGCAATTGGAGCGGGTTTTAATTTTGGGGCGATAGCTGTGCTATTATGTCATGATACATACTGAGGTAACATCGTGGAAACAAGGCAACAGCGGTACGAGCAAACTAAAAAAGGTAAACAAACGCGACAAACGGCAATTGCCGCTTATAGAACTAGGCGGGTCAAATGGGAAGTTTGGTTAACTCCGGAAATATCAAAGGCCCTAGAAGCTTCAATCCCTGACGGGGAAAGCAAATCAGAGTTTTTGAGAAAAATTTTACACAAGCACCTTGACAGGGTAGTTTTCATGATACATACTGTAGGGGAGCCTGATGAAATAAAAACAAAAAATGACTAACCCAGAAATGTCGGAATTAATTGCTCAATCTGAAGCTGAAATTGCTGCGCTCAAAGCTAACCTCGATCGAATGCAGGAGCGTCACGATTTACTCAATGCTGTCGAAGCGGTGCGCGAATCTATTTTGTTGCACCTTGACCGGGCGATCGAAATGTTAAATAAAGTCGCCCCGACTCAAGTTGCAACGTTCAAAAGTGAAATTGACGCAAAGTTTGAAGCGGCAGAATGGCGATCGGAATGTAATGCTAGCAAAATTGGAGAGATAGTATTCGTCGAAACCAAGATGAAGAGTTAGTAGTTTAACGGCGATCGGGGTTGCGCATCGTACACGCGAAATTTTAATTTTCTAAAAATGCAAAAAGAGACAATATGACTAGCTACATTGAACTTTTGATTGAAAATCTACAGTTACGCACGAAAAAAGAACGCCTGACTATAGAAAAGAAAAGTCTGAAGACGGAAATTGAACGCTTGACTAAACAATTAGAACACATGAAGGCATTAAGAATTGAAATGCACAACGCATTTAAGCACGATCGCCCGATAGGTACAATGAAAGAAGTAGGCAGGGAGTCGCTAGAGTTTAACTGTGATGGCACTGGTGGAACGATTCACATAGTGAAATACGTTGATGATAGTGGTACTTCTTTTATATACACAGAAGGGTTTGCCGAAAACGGTGATATAGCTCCTAAATTGTTCTGGCTAGGATATGCTGTTTTTTTCTTAGCTGAATGGCTAGGGCAACTAGGTTTTGTTTCTGTACCCGATCGGTTTGTAAAACTTTGTGAGGAAAATCCTAAATTTTTGGGTTTTGTTGATCGGGAGTTTCAACGGATCCGCGACACAAACCGAGGTGATAATACATGAAAAACCGCAAATTAGTCGAAGTTAAAGTTTTTGAACCTGCAAAACACTCCTCACTAGGAGAATGTAAAATAGACGGACAGTTCTCTCATCTCGATCGCCACCGATTCACTAATTGCTGGCAAAAACCTTTACCCAGCGGAGCTATTAGGTGCTGGCAACTAGGTTGCCAAGGTCGCTGGGATTTTGTAGACGGCGTTTGCCTTGATTTTCTTGGTCGGTATCGCGCTGAGATTGTTGGGGAAATTTCGCGCGATCGCCAAGGAGAGAAAGATAGATTTGTTTCCGCTGATGCAGCACAATTGAAATTTTTTACACAAAACGAAAACTTTTCCAAGGATTAAAATGAACACTCAACTGACACTTGCACTCGACATATTCCCCGACGCCAGTCTAACTTTAGAGCAAAAAATCGAATGGAGTTTAAAAGTTTTTGACAGTTTAGACGAAGAGAAAGAGTACCGACTTGCTTTTAGTGGAGGTAAAGACAGCCACGTATTACTCGGAATATACTTAAAGTGGCGCGAGTCTCGTCAAAAAAACTTGAAGTTAAATGTGGTCTTTTCTGATACGTTGCTAGAAAGTCAGCAGCTTTACAGTCTGATCGAATTGACAGAGAAGACTTGCAAGGCAAAAGAAATCAACTTTATTCGAGTTAAACCCTTGTTAGAACACAATTTTTGGGTAATTCTGTTTGGACTGGGTTATCCTGTACCGAATCACAGGGTTAGATGGTGTACAAGCCGTTTAAAAATCGATCCAATGGAAAAGACCCCGGGCATCGGCATTACGGGTTCTCATTTTGGAGAGAGTACAAAAAGAGACAACAGACTAAAAAAATGCGGTTCCAACGAATGCGGTATCAATGAATTATCTAATACTGTTGAACCTTTAGCAATCTGGCGAAACTGCGATATCTGGGATTGGATAATACTGTACTCTGACAGTATTATCTATAACGGAGTAAGCAGTCAATTATTGTCCACATACAACATAGCAGAAGATAAAAATGGGAGCTTGAGAATGGGTTGTTTTATGTGTCCCGTGATAGCTCAGAGTACAACAGTTAAATTGGTAAACGATGGCATCGTGTCTCCAATTACCCTCAAAATTCGGGAGATTCTTGAAATTTTGCGAAAAAAACCCAGGATTTTATCGCAAAGGACTAAAAAGAATGGGGCAATTTTAGTGGACGCTAGAATCGAAGTTTGGGAAAAAATGAAACCTTTTTTTCCTGTACTTTTAGAAAACAACTGGATTCAGCCCGAGGTAATACACTTGGTTGAAGAAATGTTGTCTAAGAGAACTTACCCCCCAACCTACAAACAAGATTGGATAAAAGAACAGGAACAACTTCTCAAAAGTTTAGACTAGAGACAAAATACCGATCGCGCAATCGTCTACAGCAAAAACCCAGCAAATGTTTGCTGGGTTTTTGCGTGTAAAGTATCGGTGTAACCGCTTCTATTGCATGATACAATTTGGCAGCGCTTTCTGAAGCGAGCTTTTTTCTTCTCGACTAATTTCATTTCCGCCAATATAAAGCTCGGCTAAGTTGTGCAGCGAGCTTAACGGCTCAAGCGTTGTAATTTTATTGCCTGACAAGTTTAACCTTGTCAGATTGGTTAATTTCGCTAGGGGTGCAACATCGACAATTTGGTTGTCGTCTAGATAGAGCCACGTCAGATCCAGCAGCGATCCCAGTGAGCTGAGGTTGACTATTTTATTTTGTCTCAAGTCTAGGTGTATCAACTTGAACAATGGTTCTAGCGGACTGATGTCGCTGATTTTGTTTCCCTTCAACCAGAGATACATCAGGTGCGTCAATTCACTGAAAGGCTGCAAGTCCTCAATTCCTTTGTCCTCGACAGCTACATCCGTCAGCCTAGTGATTTCGCTGATTTTAGGTAGCTGTTCTGCCGTGTACTGGTCGGGGTATATGTACGTCATTAGGTGTATGAGTAAAAATCTGTTTTGTTTTTGATGGTATCACAAGTTGTGGCACTACGCAAACGAAAAGCCTCTCGGTTAAGTACCAAAGGACTTTTTCGATATTTAATTGGTAAACTAAAAATTTACACAAATGCTTTAAGATGTAAATAGCGTGCTACTAGGCTGCTTTTTCCATCACTGACAAGGACTAAACCAATATGACTTTTAAAGAATCTCGTTTTTTGCTTCGCTTTGACGAATTTGCGCCAAAAGCTTTCTTGATCGCCTTAGCAAAATTTGAAGGAATTTTTTCCTCTGACTTGATACATCAAGTGAATCAAGTAGGCGATGCTTTAATCGGTAATGAATTAGAACAAACATCTCAACTTATTTGTATTGCCCAAAAAGATGTTATTTTTTACGAGGTTTTCAAACAGGCTTACGAGGACTTGCTGGAAGTTGACAGTGAAAATGCAAGTTACTTTGATAAATCAGATATATGCTTGCGACGGACTGGTGATGATATTGAGAGATTTTTAACTACTCCCCTGAGTGATGCAAATCCTCAGACTGCGGTCAAAAGACTTTTTGGAGGAGCAGATAATTTAGTTGAACGGGTTTATCAACTGAGATTTTGATTTGATCTGTTATCGTAGTTAGTACCCAGCTAAGTCATTAGACGTTTTGGAAAAGGTTCACTTTTTTGTTCGGGTCTACAGAGGTGAGACTGCTTTGTTTTTGATGGTGTCACAAGTTTTAACGGGACGCAAACAACAAGCCCTTCAGTATTTAAATGAAAGGCTTGTTGTTTGCGTTGAAAGCTACGAAGCATCAATCTCTATCCAACCAGGATTTGGTGTGTAAATTTCACAACTCTTTAAGTGTGTTGTGTGTCCCAAAAATTAGCTAATGTCTGAACCTCTTTACGCCATTCTGCCGTCAAACTGTACATTCGACGGGGGCGACCGCGCCCTTCTGTCTTTTTCCAGTAGGGTTTTGTTATCCCCTCTTTCTCAAGAAAATTTAATGCGACATAAAGTACCGTATCAGAAACCTGATAAACAGGAAATTTTTCTTTCAGTTTGTCCATCAGTTCTGTTCCGTAGGAATCTCCCTCTAATAAAACCGAAAGGATGTAACATACTGCCTCTTCTGGGTTTAGGTAAATAGGGGGTGGGAATTGAAAATATTGATAAATTTTTGCGAGGCTGAGCCGTGAATTCGTTGGGTTGTGGATCATTGGTTTTGTTGATTCTAATACTTTTATTAGTTTAGCACGATAAAACGTTTAGCAGTTTATTTCGATCGACAGGTTTTTGTTTTTTACGGTTAGAGATTACGCAGTTTGTTTGCCTAAAATGTGGCAGTGAGGCGGATATATAGAATTTTGCGATGTTATTGTTTTGATTTATAACAAACCTTGATTTAGTATTGCTTGTAACTCTCCCCCGTGCTAGAATGAATTATAAAATTTTCAGGAAAGCCCATAAGACGGTAACATTCCTTCAGTGTCAGCTTTCTCACTACATCTTGCTCGGGAATGTAGATAAAAAACCTACCCGATGTTTCTTGCGAAGGAATTGTGGGATGTACTCCATCTACCGAATAAATGCGATTAGGTTGTCTGTGAACTCTCGATAAATGTATCGAATTGTTTACCGGGCAAGCCGACTGACTGAACCAAGAATCCTCGTACCTTTAGGTCGAAGAGTGTCAAGCACTATGCAAAACGTGAATTTGAGATTGAGGTAGAAATAATAACCTGCAATTATTGCTACTCCGATCACCCGCTCTTTCAATTTTTCAAGAACTGTTCAGCCGCCAGCCAAGCTTTTTCGGGAGTTGGATGCGGTGCGCTCAATGTCCGATCGCCCGCGCCCACACCAAAATCGTAAGGAAAAGATCCGGGTGCTCGAACGCGGAAGCTCCAACCTTCCGATCGCCCACGTTCCACTAATTCGACTCGATACTGAACCCGCTGCACCGTGTATATCTGGCGATTGCCGTTCCTAACGTCTAATCCGCCGTAGCAATCGGGACGGTAGGTTTCCACGATTTTTGCAACCAAGCTTCTGTGGCAGCGCACGGGCGATCTCTCCCAACAGCACAAGGTTACATCGGTTTCTGGATCGAGATTGTCCAGCCAGTGCTTGATAGCATTCCAGCGCGATCGGCAAGTTTTTCGATAAGCTTCCACATAGTCTTCCCAATCTGCTTTAGACTTCGGGCTGTTTTTGTACTTTTGTACCGCTCTCCAATTAGGGACAAACAGTTCGATTGTCTTGACATCGGAGTGGGACTTAGGTGGATACTTGGCGATTGACTGGAGTTCGCCAAACTGAAATTCCCATTTAGAGAATGCTGTGAAGTAAATCATTTTTAACTGTTTTTAACGCCTAGTTTTGCCGAAATTTCTCGTTGTAGAACTCTTCTAAATGCTATTTCAATATTGCAAATTCGAGTTTTGACCATATTTAATAGAGGAAGCGAGGTGATTCTAATCTCTGCGGTGTTATTGACGATCGCCACTAGGCGACCGTGCTGTCTCAATAATTCCTGCGTTCCGTAGGGTCTAACCTCGTTTAAAGTTTTATTCCACAAACGATGTAACTCGATCGCGCTTAACGGCTTGTTTTCTTCGTTAGCTTCTTGATACTTGAGTCGAGCCCACTTGGTTGAATGACCCAGTTTTTTTGCTAAATATCGCCAACTACCCAGAGAAATTTCCGATCGCCACTCTTTGCTTGTTTCGGTAAATTGATGGTATACCCAAGCAGTTGGGTACTTAAGGCGTTGGCAGTTAGCCAATAAATCATCAATTATTGCAGTGTGTGTTGGATTGGGAGTTAAATCGATCTCTTTGTCTTTGTCGTTTGCATTCAATTCTGGTTTTGGTTTTTCTCCTCCGCCACTACCCACTTTGAACGTGTTTTCAGTCAGACAGTTTGGACAAAGACATTTTAAATCGGGAATCTCGTGCGACAGCGGCTTGAAGATGTGAGAACACGATTTGCAGACAACGTGCAGGAACCGTTTAGCTTCTATTCCAAGGCTTTGAGGTTCCAGCGACCATTCTCTTTCTTCATCTGGCAGTCCTAACGATTCCCAACTTTTGCCGTGATCGATGATTGTGGCAAAAGTCTTGCCGTCTGCCAATCTCAGTCCGCGACCGACCATCTGGAGCCACAGGCTCAAGCTTCTTGTGGGCCGCACGATCTGAACAACTTCAATACTGGGAAGATCGAATCCTTCTGAGATAATTCCGCAGTTGCAAAGGACGATCGTCTCTCCTGAGTTAAACCTGTACAGAACATCCCGCCGATCGCCCGTTTCCGTTTCTCCGTCTAAATGCTCCGCTGGAATCCCAGCAGCTTGAAAAGCTCCTGCATATTCGCGACTTCTAGCAACGTCTACAGCAAAAACCACAGTCCGGTTCCCGCCTGCCCGTCGCTTCCACTCGGCTACCACATCGTTTGGCTCTATTTGTTCGGCAACCGCTTCGCTCAATCTTTCACTATTGAAGTCTCCACCGCTGCTTTTGATTTTGTTGGTATTGATTGTCTTGCCAGCTTGGTACAGTTTGTACTGAGACAGATATCCGCGATCGATCAGTTCCTTGGTGGACGGCCCGCAGATTAGTGATTGAAATAGGTATTTAAACCCTTGACCGTCATTTCTACACGGAGTTGCAGTGAATCCCAAGATTTTGGCATTTGGATAGTTTTGCAAAACTTTTGTGTAGCTCCGACTGCAAGCGTGGTGTGCTTCATCAATAATTACTAGGTCTGCTGGCGGTAAATATTGGCGGCGGGCGAGCGACTGGATTGATGCAATTTGTAAATTGTAGAGAGGGTTTGGCTTGTAGCCGTTTTTGATGATTCCTGCGGAAATTCCAGAAATAGCCTCCATTTTTTCTTGGGCTTGCAAAAGCAATTCTTCTCTGTGAGCAATAACTAAGACTCGCAGTCCACTATTCAAAAACGGTGCGCTAATCGTTCCGAACGTAGGTGTTTTTCCACCGCCAGTAGCGAGTTGCACCATAATGGAGCGAACGTCGTTTTGCCACAACTCCAATACCTTGAATTCTATTTCTTCTTGGTAATCTCTTAACTTGTACATTGTTCTTGTTTTGTGTTGGTTGAGGACTTAATACTAGAGATAAGATCGACTTTCCTCAAGGATTGCCAATATCTTGTTTAGCTTGTCAATAGAGCATCCAAGTCCAAAACGCATAGTGATTGATTTTGGTTTTCACTGCTTTTGTTCACAAAAATTGATTTGGGCTTTATGGTGGGGAAAATTGTTAGTGTTTTTGACCAAATTTTAAGTCTGCCCACGACAATTGCTTGTCTATATTCTCTTTTGGCTTGCTAATTAACTCCTTAATTTTTTCCATGCCATCAACTCCATTGTTAACCGCTGCACTCAACTCGTGTTTTTCCTGTGCTCGCGATATCGCATCCTCCCGAGATTCTCCATTCCGCTCAAATGCTTGCTCCAAAGGCTTATAAACGTTTTTGCGATGGGGTGATAAACGTTGCTTATCCGTCAGACTTAGCAAGCTTGCCATCAGTTCTAGGTGATTTTTGTCGTCACCACAAACCTCTTTAAGCGCTTCCCACTCTTCATTGCCAAGGATAGTGCGCTCGTCAATATGTCGAACATCTTTAAAAACTTCACCCGTCGCTTCTTCGTAAATTCGTGGCAAACTGTCGTCAAATTCATGCTTCTGTTCTAGCCAAATCCTGCGGATTTCACTGAGTTCTTCTGGGGTAATTAAGGTGATGTCGCGCATTTCTAGGGGTGCAGTTTTGCGGATGTGAGTCTGTGTTTCTAGTACCCGTCTGAGCCAGTGTTCGCGCCAATGTCGTAGATATGGTCCTGGTATAAGTTCGACAGACGTGGTGCCGTCGTCCATCGTCTTGTCGAATAGATCAACCCTGCCGTTCATCCGTCGATAATCGCGCCGATCACGATCGTCCGGGACTTGTAGTTCGTTCCGAATATCAAGCAACGGTTGCATCCATTCTTTTTGACTGTCGTTAATAATCATTGCTTCCATCGATTTGTCTTTGCTAACCATCGTGCAAGTCCAACAACCAAACCGAGAACTACCACAGCTAGGGGTAGAAGTATCAACTACTAGCGGGCATTCATTATCTGCCGTTGCGCCACGATACATGACAAACAGATCTTTGTTGCTCCCGCCCCACGGATTGTCAAATTGCATCAAATACATCCATACCTCGTCCGTGCGCCAATCTTCAATCGGAAGGTAGATAAAAGATCCAGGATTTGCTGGGCTTGAGTTTAAATGTTTTGCTACCCTGCTTTCCCTATGCTTCGCCATATTGGTGGCACGGGTAGAACTTTCAGCACTACGAGTGCCAAGTGCCAAAACAACTTGACCGCAGGTGGCGATCGACTGACGTATAAAGACCGTGGCGGGATTGATTTTTAGACGATCTGTACACCATCGAAAATTACGCCGGGGTGCTGCATACCCTTTCCCAATCAAACAAACCCAAAAAGTGTCCTGAATAGCTGGTGTAGTGACTTGAGTTACGATCGGCATTTCTTGTTCCAATGCTGCTCGCTCCATCTGCTTCAACGAACTGCGAACTTGGGCGGACACAATTGGATTCTCCACCAGCGTGTCATTTGTGAGTACGTAGATTTTGTGGATGCGTTGATCGATCGGTAGTTGGCGGACGGCGTTCCAAATTAACTGCAAAACCGTGGTACTATCTTTGCCTCCACTCCAACCGATGACAATTGGATTGCCCTCTAGATATATTTGCTGAATTTCTTTGGTCAGCAGTTCGATTTCGGTCATTAGACCGGGAACGGTACGGAGAGTATCTGTCATTATTTTTTCCGGTTTGCGAGATTTTTGGTAACTGGGAGCAAAGCAAAGATTTGCTCTGAGCTTAATTTCAAAAGCTGCTGCGGAGGATTGATGCCCGCATCTTTTAATGCAACAAGGTCGATCGCGCTTTCAAATCTTTTGGGGCGATCGACCCACACCGCTACCCCTGCATCCTTACCCTGATAATAAGCGTCGAAATCTTCCGCCGACACTTGTGCATACTGTTCAGTTTCTCGTCGGAGTCGATCTATCCAGATTTGAGATCGATCGCGCACCCTAACTTCGCCAATAACTTCGCCTACCGGGAGCGTTGCGTAGATTAGGAGGCGATCGCCCGCTGATAGCGAACTTCCAAAATTACCCTTGCGGAGTTCTACGGTTTTCGGGCGATCGTCCGAAAAAAACAAACTAGCCCAAGTCGGCTTGACTGACATCAGGTAAGTTTCCATTATTCTTCCTTCCCAAAGTACATTTTTATGTGTTCTTCTATGCTGAAAACCCTTCCGTATTCCTCAAAATAGGCGTTGTCGAACAAAACCCATGCTTCGAGCCTGCCGCACATAGGGATGTCTCCCTCAGCGCACAACTTTTTGAACTTTCTCTTGTCTGAAGGATGCAAGAAAACGCTTACTTTGTCTTTATCTGGGGGTTCTGGCATTTTTTTGGATTAAAAAGTGATTGTCTCTAACTATGCTACTTATTCTACCAGTTGTCAAGTATTTTTGATGAAATAATTTTAGCACCTCTTGACATAAGTAGTATACTTATGCCACTATTGATTTATTGTAAAAGCAGTGAACTGATTATGGCTATCGATTGGAATTAAATTCGTCAAACAGCAAAAGCTGTAGAAAGTGTTTAACCGCGATGCAATCAACTTACTTGAATACAAAAATACGGAGGGAGTGCGAGAAAATGACTAATATTGAATGGTGCGACATCACTGCAAATCCAATTCATTTAATCCGCGAGGACGGATCGAACGGCGGTCATTTTTGCCAGAAGTTGTCCCCTGGATGTTTAAATTGTTATGCAGAGGAAATAAATCAAAGCAATTATTTTGGTTTTGCTTCACACTTGCCGTATTCTGGAAAACCACCAGAAAATTTGATTTTTGATGATGAAGTGATGCGAAAGCTAGTCAATATGCGATCGTCCAAAACAATCTTCCTCTGTTCGATGACCGATCTATTTGGCAACTGGATTCCATCTGAATGGATCTATAAAGCATTTGCCTATATGGCGATCGCCTCGCAGCACAAATTTTTAGTCTTGACCAAGCGACCGGAAAGGATGAAAGACATTTTGCGCTGTGGCGGAAAGCAACGCATCAGACGAGATGCTGTCGATGTAGGGCGATCGATGGGCTTAGAACCAAGACGCTACGAAAGTTTCGAGACTTGTGATTTTGATTGGCCTTTGGCGAATGTGGGGCTGGGAACGTCAATCGAAAATCAGCAAGTTGCGGGCGATCGGGCAACAGATCTACTTGACTGCCCAGCCGCAATGCGATTTTTATCTTGCGAACCACTCCTAGAGGAATTGAATTTAGTTTCGTACAAGCGTAACGGTGGTAGCTACAATTACCTCCTAAATACATGGGAACCCCACAAGTCTGGGGCTGGTGGCGCTGTCGCTGGAGGTCGGATATCGCCTTTTTATAATGACGGAATTAATTGGATTATCTGCGGTGGAGAGTCTGGCTCCGGTGTTCGCCCCTGCCATATCGATTGGATTCGATCGCTCGTTCAGCAATGCCAGCAAACCAAAACAGCGGTGTTTGTCAAGCAATGGGGAAGTCACGCGATCAACTCCACCCCATACATTGATGGAGTTGTTCAAAGTCACTTCCGGGTAAAGCTCAAGAGTCGGAAAGGTGGGGACATTTCTGAATTCCCTGCCGACTTACAGATTCGACAATTTCCACATTTTTTAGGGAAGTGAATGCTATGTCTCAGATCAACATTGAAAGACACCAATCATTTAGTCATTCGGGTTGTAACTTTACAACTTACGACGAGTCTCAATTTTTGATGGTAGCCGAGTATTGGGAGGCGAGTCAGGAAAGATCGAACAAATTACCTTTGCAGGGATTTGGGAGAGCCACGTACAGAAATTGTGTAGAAGCTTGTATTGAGGCAATCGAGCAAGCTGTTAACGCAGAATTTAGTCTTAACCATGCAATCGGGAAAGAAACTTTACTAATCGTTCCAGTAGTTGTAATGCGTTTTACCTTGCACCCTAGGAAAAGCACGGCAGGACTTCCTAGAGCGGAGAAAGATGAGCTACACCAGCGACAAACCGCCCACAGAACTAATAACAATACAAATGGGGAAGAAAAATGAGTTGTAATTGTGAAATGCCAGCGCTGTATAGGTCAAAGCTGGTAAAGACAAGAAAAAAACATAAATGCGTAGAATGTAACGAGCATATTGCGATTGGGGAAAAGGCAGAAAAAGTAGACGCTATCTACGATGGTAGTTTTCAGACTTTTTACACTTGCTTGCAATGTCAAGAGATAATCGAATTCATTCGTCAAGAACATGAAGACGATTTACTCAAAGACTTGAAAGAGGCACTGTGTTGTCATGGCGAACTGTACGAATTGTTGTCTGAAAGTGTTTTTGACAGTCAGGAAGAGGAAGAAGGTTATGCCTGTCATTATCGACCAAACGTTTCTTGGTTGAATCCGTTTGTTCAAGGAAAACTATCTCTAAATATTGAGGCAAAGTTATGAGAGCCTCAATCGGTTTTGCGGGCGGTGGATTGAGTTCGATCGCCCTAGAGCTAGCAGGAATTAAAGTAGTACACGCGGTTGAGAATAATCCCCAGGCAGCAGGGATTTATGCGATGAATTTCCCCGAAACAAATCTAGAGATTAAATCGATCGCCAATATTGATTGGTCGGCGATCGGGAAGATTGACTTCTGCCAAGATTCTCCGCCGTGCCAAAACTTCAGCGAGGCTGGTACCGGCGAAGAAACCGACTTAGATGTTTTTTTGGCGCAAGCCTTGGTGCGGAAAATTGAAGCGCTCAATCCCAAGTTCGGAATTATAGAGCAAGTTCTCCGCTACTTTGGTAAAGAGTCAAAAAGCTGGGCGATCGTAGAGTCCGGGTTGAAGCGGATGGGATATAACGTCAGAGTCGATCGCGTCAACGCAGCAGACTTTGGCACCCCTCAATCTAGAGAAAGGGGGTTTGCAATTTATAGTCGCGGTAAATTGCCTGCCGTGCTACCGTCTCACGCAGAACGAAAAGATGAAGGCACTTTGTTCGATACTTCCGTTTACGGACTGCCGACTTGGCGGGGGTGGTACGGGGCGATCGCCGACTTGTTGGCAGAACTGCCCGTCTACACGGTGGCGACTGTCGGCGGAACGCCTCTAAAAAAGCCAAACGGTCAGTACCAGTGGATTGTCAACGACAAAGAACTGACGGACAAAAACGGTTTAGCGCTTTGGCAGATTCAGCGACTGGCGTCGGGGGCGATCGCCTCTAAATATGGGTTGTGTCAAAGCAAGGCTGGTGGTCAGAAAGACTCACTGATCAAAGATTTTAAATCCACAAGTCCAACTGTTTTGGCATCGATTTGGAAAGGTATGCCGAAAGTGCTCGTTGGCAAGACGGGGGCGAAGAACGGGCCATTGAGCGCGATCGCCCCAGAGTATCCCAGCAACACGATTCGAGCTTTTGGCAAGGACGGACACTGGCACCGCATGGACTGCGTGTTTGGTGGAACTCCTAAAACAGGGGCGATCGATGACTACCTAAAATCTCTTAAGGTTATCCAACTGTCCCCTCGGTGCTTGGCTCGACTTCAGGGGTTGCCCGATCATCGATTCAAGCTTTCAGGCAACAACGTCCAAGATTGTAAGGTAATCGGAAATGGAGTGGCGATCGAGCCGATGGTCGCTTACGCAAAAATATTGATAGGAGCAAAAAAATGAAACAAATAATTTTACCTGGTGATAAATTTGGATATTTAGAAGTCATAGAAGAGGTTGAACCTTTTGTAAGCAAATCAGGTAATTCTTTTAGGCAATTCATATTTAGATGTCAATGCGGTAAAGTGATAACAAAAAAACTTGGACCTATCAGAGAAAAACGAGTTGTTTCGTGTGGGTGTTACAATAATACACGAAGAATCAAACATGGTTTAAGTGAAACAGCTTTGTATCAAGTTTGGACTGGAATGCGTCAAAGATGCTACAACCCCAAAAATCCTAAATATTCAATATATGGAGGGAATGGTATAAAAATTTGTGAGGAATGGAACACTTCGCCATCTGCTTTTGTTGAATGGGCATTGTCTAATGGATATTCGCCAGGACTCACAATAGATAGAATAGACAGTAATGGTAATTATTGTCCAGCTAATTGCCGGATTGTTGACTATTTTATTCAAAACAACAACACAAACAGAAACCATGTTGTTGAAATTTTTGGTGAAAACAAAACTATTGCTGAATGGTCTAGAGATACGAGGTGTGTAGTTGACTATGAAACATTTGCGTCTCGCATAAAAAGAAAATGGAATCCGCTTTTAGCCCTTACGAAAAACAAGCAAAAAAGAAAGTGAAAATTACTAAGAAGCTACTAACGTGGCGACGTAACAGCGGTGCTGATGTCGAAATAATTGCGACTTCACTGGGTGGCGCCGGTCACAAACAGGTGGCGGTTTTTGTGCTGTGGTCAAAATTAAGCCTTGCAAATTTTTAAGATTTGCAAGGCGACTATCAATTTGATGGAGGGTAAAAGTATGACTGTTCAAGCATTAAGCAAATATCTAAAAACGTTAAAAAGACAAACAGAATTGGAACTTACCAAAACAGAGGTAAAAATTGCACAGATTGAGGAAAATATAGCTTATTATGAAAGAATGTTGGCGTTAATAGATCCTGACGGATCTGTTTCAAAAGATGGAGATTTAAAAACGATCGTCTCAAGCGCAGACTCTCAACGCCTCAGCTTAGAACACTGTCGTACTCCCAAGAAAATGAAACGCCCTCAATACGCAGGGTTTACTCTTGTAGAATCAATACAAAAAGTTCTTGATAATAATCAAGACCCGATGTTGGTCAATCAAATTGTTGAATCTATATTTGACGTGCGTTCAAAAAAAGAGTTTTTGCGAGCTAAAAATGCTTTGTATGTAGAGTTGCGGTCAAATTCAAGAGGAAGTGCCAAGAAGTGGAAAAAGATATCTAAATATCTTTATGCTTCACTTTTATTTAAAGCGGAGTAGTTTTGAGCTAATAATTAATTGTAGTCAGTAATAAACAAGAGGTAAAAACAATGTTGTGTGCAACTGAATTTAGTGGGGCTGGGACAGTCGATCATGCTTTCAAGCGACGCGGTGGAAAAATAGTTTTTGCAGTTGAATATTGGAAAAAAATGGCAGATGAGATGTACATCCCAAATCATGGAGCTGAACATCTTTTAATCTCAAAAGTCCAAGATATGTGTACAGAAAGTTTTAAAATTGGTAAAGGCAATTTAGATATATTTTGGGCATCACCGGAATGCGACGAATTTTCAAAAGGCAAAAAAGGTGGTGCAGAAGGGCTAGAGCAGACGAGTTCTGCTTTTGCGATCGCCGACCACATCAAAATATTGATGTCGAAGTGTGTGGTTATCGAAAACGTCGAGGGCTACGTTGGCTCTAGGAGTTACAACCATTTGAAACTCACATTGAGCAAGTTGTTTTATAGCACACAGACTTTCCTGTTAAATGCCGCTGACTACGGAACGCCGCAAACCAGGAAGCGGATGTACCTGATTGCAACTCGCAAAGACATTGGCTCAGTACCGGCGATCGCCCCAACACACGCCAAGCATCCGATGCCTTCACTGTTTGGCGATCCTATCAAACCTTGGAAAGGTTGGCTTGAGGCGGTAGCAGACTTGTTGCCCGATCGCCCTTACTATACCTGGAATTCGGAAAAATCTGATTGGGTGTTCCATCAAACCAATGGCGACCGCATGACCAACGGTTTAGCTAAGTGGCAGATGAATCGACTGAAAGAGGCGATCGCCTTTGGCAAACTCAAGGAATTCAGTTCCTTAATAGTAGACGGTAAAAATGCTGGTCGCGAAATCACCTTTTGCAATGAGCAAAAGCCTGCCTACACGATCGTCGGCAGTTGCAATTCAGAAAGTCACTGGCCGACAGCCATACTTGTTCCGGGGGCAAACGCTGGCAACAATTCTCCAACTGTTCGGTTAGGTGACAAGCCAACAGTAACGATAACTCCGGGCGTATACCCTACGGGAGTGCTGTCGGGCGATCGGATAAAACTGAATCCGCTAAAAACCCCTGAATCTCAACTTCAAATCATTCTCGAAAACTGCATTTTTGTGAAATTTTCCACAAGAATGCTGGCGAGGTTGCAGGGGCTGAGTGACGACTACAAATTGCCTAATAACAATGCACTTGCTAGCGAAGGAATCGGCAACGGCGTTGCCGTAGAAGTTGCTGAAGCTATTTATACGGCACTTGAAAAACAAATTAATCGTAGTAGTAACGGATTCCAACGTCATGCTTGTTGAACAAGAAATTATTTATTGGAAACGACAACATCCACCACTCCTAATTCCAGCAATCGCCGGAAAACGTTTTTCAATAGGAATTGACCCGCTTGACAACACTCGCTTTGTCTTGATATGGAAAAATACTGGTACTGTAGCTTATGAATTTGTCACCGCACAATGCTTAGTGGGTTGTTTCAAAGAGCTGGAATTTTCCGATTCTAAATTAGATGACAATCGCTTGTTGTTTCTTGATCTTGTAGAAAAATGGCGGTCTATTGAGCGTGACACACAACTATAACGTCACACTTGTTAATAGAAAAATGTCCACTGAACCGAACGCAACAAAACAAAAAACATGAAACCAGTAACTCAAGAACGAATCCTAAAAGCTTTGGATAAATTATTCACTCGGACGCACAATAGTAAAACAATGAAGCAGACCCAAGCTTTTGCGCTGCACGGTCTGAAAACTTTGACTGGTTCATTGCAACCAATTGATAGCGACAAACTGGAGTTGGAACTTTCACTGATTGAAGGTGATCGACCCACCAGTCGCGCAGATTTTTCCGCCAAACTGAATCGCTTAATGGATATTCATCACGAAAGGCGATCTCGTATTCTCGACATTCAAGTTAAGCATCGGGTCAGTGGATTAGAGTGGCAGCATATTGAGCAGACTGAAACAAGTAGCAATTTTTACTTTTTAACTTTCAATCCTCTGTTGCGACAAATTCCCAGTGATATGCAATTGTTAGCAAAGCAAAAGCCTTACGTTGTTCAACACTGGATTGATTATGCTGTCACTGCTATTTTGACGGTCTATCAGAATGTTGAGGATGAATGGCAGCCTACAGCGCTTGATCGAGTCTGGACAAAGAGTTCTGAGTTTGATTGGGCTATGATTTCGATTGATAAGTATTACCTTTCGCCAAAAATGATGAAAGTTAGGGGTTTTGATAGCCCGCAAAAAAAACCTGAGATGCCTGACGATAAATTACACGTTGAATGCGACTTGACGATCGGGAGAGGCGAAGATTTTGACAGTATTGATGCAGACATTCTTTGGTTCCGTGCCACTAATCATCAACTAAACTTTTAAACAACATTTACAAAATAAAAACCCGACGCAATCGAGGGATTGAATCGGGTTTTTTTAGTGACAACTCAAGGGAGTTGTCGGCAATCTAGTCGAGGGACTTAATCGCCCGTTATTGATTGACCATCAACCAGTCCACAAGGGCTGGCTTTTTGGCTGATTTTTTAGGCTTTGCAACTGAGGAGCTGCTTTCCGCAATTAACTCGCGGAGTTTCAGTATGGTGAGCTGGTTGAGCTCGCGTTTAGATTTTTTCTTTTTGGGTGTACGTTGGACGTACACCCCTGGGAACGACAGAGCTAATATTTCTGTTTGTTTCCCAATAGTAATTACCTTGCCGAGGGGTTCGGTAGTTACTGGGACGATCGCCTCAAGGGATTTGATCGCCTCATCTGGTTCTGCAACCGCCAACTCAAGGGAGCGGGCGATCGCGCTTGTGACCTGATACTCGAATGCAGTTCTTTCCAAGGGGATAGGTGCTGCACCGACAAGCATCAGCGTTGTGAGTGCGACTGGTAACTCAAGGGAGTTGGTCGCAGGTTGTGGTTTACGCTGGGCGCTCGACTCAAGGGAGGCGATCGCTGCTTTCTCAAACGCAGTTCTTTCCGAGGGGAAAGATTTTGCATTTAAAATAGAGGTTGGGCGATCGTTATTAGTCGGTTTTGGGATTGTCGATATCATCCAATTCTCAAGGGAGGTTTGAAGGGTGTCAACAATGCCGTCGATCGCGGACAAGAGCCAGTTAAAGCCACTCAGTGCCTGCTGAATGGCTTTAACTGCTTTGCAGGCAACCTTGGCAACAAATAGGATTGTCGCCAAGATTACTTGCACTACTTCGATTGCAGACTGAATCAGTCTGATGATTAAGTTCAGTGTTGCCAATACGAAGACTGCCAGCATTGCTACTGACATGAAAATGTTTTGAAGTTTCATGATTGTTTTGTGTTCTAAATTACTTGCAAAATATTTGTGAAGTGTTATTTTGCCTATACTTAATTATAACTTATAATTACACAATATACAACAATTTTAGATGTTTATTGATGGATTTATACGAAAAAGCCTCGGAATTAAATTCCAAGACTTTTCAGTTAAATCGTTATTACTGCTTTACCATTGTCTTATATATTCGCCTCTAGATTCGTCCCAGACATAAGTTTGCTGAACGGGAAAAGGTGGAGGTAAAGCACGGTCTTTATCGCTAGGAGGAGGAGGTGGTACTATCTTATCTATTCCTGGTGGCATAGTTTTGTGCTTGTTTGTTATAACAATCTAATTATAATACATTTAATTGCTAATGTTACGCATTAATACCTTGAAACTCATTGTAGGCAAGCTTCCGCTTTTGATATAATTTTGCGTTCCCTTTTTTAAACTTCCAACTACTTGCAGCCCGATCGCCAGGTCGTGTGGCGGGGAATAAACACTACCACTTTGCTGAATCAGTGACATCAACCCGATCGCCACCTGTCTCGCTTCGCCTTCTTTCGATGCGATGCAGGAAATTTCGATCGCCCGATCGCTTCCGTAAACCAGCGGCACTTTAATGCTTTCGTTTTCTGAAACTTGAATGGCATCTTCCCATTGTGGTCGGTGGTGAACGCCTTCTTCGATTTCGCGAATCACGACGCAGGGAACAGTCGATATTTGGTAGAGGTACTGACTGAACTCGACGCTGGGACACACAGAGAATAGCAGTTGCCCGATCGCCCCACCTGTTAATTTTTCAGAAAGCTGTATATTTCCCAATTCTGGTACGGGCGTCGCCGAGACAGGGAGCTGATTGAATAGCTGGAATTTTACGTCTGTCAGAGCGCTTCCGTCAAAGCCCTGTGGGAAAGGGGTTGAATATCCGTCGCTGTTGATTGCCACGTTCTGGGAAAAGGCGATCGGCGTTTTCAGTTTCTGAGGCAGTGCGGTTTCCAGAAGGTATTCCACTATGTCCTGGCGGACGCAGTAGCCTACCTTTAGTTCTTTAAACAATGAGTTAGGTTCAATTTTAACTAAAAACTGAATTGCTCCAGCCCATTTAGATATTCCCGCCCGAATTTCCGCAGGTGTGGCAAAAACAGGAAATTCAGATTCTTCCCAGCGCCCGTTAGTGAAGTAAAACCAATTGTCGCCCGTTGAGGTGATCGCCGCGCTCATTTTGCCAAACCCGTTCAACTCAAATCCCATCCAACTGTCTGCAAGTCTTGGGTGAAGGATAGGAAGCAAGATTTCTGCTGCATTCTTTCGATCTTTGGTTGTCCAGAATTTGTCAAATTTTACTAGATTTTTATAGGCGATCGGGGCGATCGAATTGTCAAAAGTACGAATAACTTGCATTAATTCAGAAGTTAAAACTATAAATTTGAAATTATACAATAAAATAAGACCAAAAGCTCTATTTAACGTTGAATTTAATATATTTCTATGATATAATAATAGTAATAAACACAAAACAAGGCATTATGAGCTTAAATAATCACGTCAATCGGAGCAATCCGATCAAATTTGTGATGGAATTTTTCCCGGTGGTAGCTTCTTTGTTGGAATTCGGCGAGGCAATCGTCGAAACAGTTGAGATGTCCTACATTCATGGATTTATAATACATATCCCTGTTCACTTTATAAGTGAAGTTGTAGGGTTGACACTAGCTCAATACGCCATCGCATTCTTAATAGCCTATAAAAGTAAGTGGTCAAAACACTCTGTGAACGCAACTTTAGAAGTAGTATTACTACTATATTGCGTGTTTAATTAAGACATAAAGCCGTAAGACAAAAAGTTTTACGGCTTTATTTTTTTGTTTTTACCAAAGACAATATTATTGAAGTCTCGCTTCAGCCTAATTTTTGCTTCATCGATCGCCCGATGGATGGAATCGCTCCAAGATCCGCGACCCGGTACGACGATCGCCATCGTATCGGTTCGCAAGAAGATTCCCCTCGAAGCAAGGAAGCCTCGCATTTTTGGGGTAAGGGTAATTGTGGCTCCCCTGTCTTGGACTATCGCCACCACGGTCGGTTTGCCGGATGGAATTCCTACCCAGGCGATCGCGCCCTTGGCGTTAGCCTTGCTTCCAAATTCTATGTGATTTAAGATGCCGGAGCCGTCGGGTTCCCCGTACTGGCTGTAAAGATACTCGGTTGCTTCCGACAGCGGAGGAGGCGCGCCGCCCCTACCCTGTGTCGCCAAGTGCGATTGGTAGGTTTCTTCAAAATCCTGCGCTGACTCCTCCGCCCATTTTTGCCCAGTCGGCACTACTTGTTTTTGGATTTGAGTTAGGCGCGATCGGAGTGCAGGAAACTCGTTTTTAGTTACTTTAAATTTCATAGTTTATTTTACTTGTTTAGACTTTATTTCTTTGTTATAATAATAAAGTAACACAAATGTAAACAAAAGCAAATTCCATGACAACTACATTTCCTAAAGCTACACTGACAAAAGTAGATTTTACGTCAGATCCATTCGTTTTTCGTAGACCCGATGATTCGTTAATAAGTAAACGGGTACTGGTTGACTGTCATAAAGCAAGCCAGCCTATTACAATATCCCTTTACGATTATCGTGGATATCACTGTTCTATCTGGATAAAAGATACTCACTGCTTAACTGGACACGGGAAAGGCTCAACCATTTTAAAAGCCTTAGTTGGAGCTTTAAATGAGATTGGCATCACTTTTGAAACACCAATACCCGAAAACCTCACAACTCAAGAACAAATAGAGGGTGTCATGCACGCGATTGCAGATGCACTGCAAATCAACCAATCAAGAGTGATCACACACGCTTGGACATAATTGACACCATAAACTAAGCGGTAAAAGCCCGTAGCTTAATTAATAAGCTACGGGCTTTTTATTTGTTTGAATTATTATTGTTTGGTATAATGAAAGAGTGACACAATCGTAAACTTAAAACAATGACACATACAACGTTCTCACACATACGCAATTCCGCTTACTTTTCTTTCATAGATAGAGACAAGGAACCGAAAAGCCCAGAGGGATTAGAAGGCAACGTATGGAAAAAAGTATCCATACGGAAAATCCGCAAACTAGGCGAAACTAAAGAAAAAATATTTGCAAAAGCAGATACACCAGTTGTTTTAGTTGCAAATAACCTAGACGACTTGATTGCAAAAAATCCGGTCTACGTCTCAATTAAAGAGAGCTAGTGTTTAACACAAAACTCGTAGCCTATTAATCAAGCTGCGGGCTTTTATTTGCTTAACACATACATATTTGTTACAATAAAAGAGTAACACAGAGTAAACTAAAACAAATCTAATGACAAGAACACCATCTCAAAAACAATCCATAAATAGGTTTGTCAAAGAATACAAAAGAGGCGTAGAACTTACCAATAGCGGAACAAAGGTTAATGTAGGTTCTTGGAACTACGATTATGTTGATAGAGAAGGTTTGCGTCAATGGTTTATGTCTGGATTAAACCGTAAAATAAATTCCCACGGTAACATCCGACAAGAGTACCGAAACTATAGCATAGATTTGTATAGAGATTGTCAAATCTATACTGCTTGGAAACAAAAAGGTCAAAAAACCCAATGGGGTTTTGGTTTTCGCAGTTTATATTTCAAAAAACGATTTCCTGAAATACAATTAGAGATGAAAGAGGTTGAAATAGAATTCAAAGAACATTTTGGTTACTATTCTTAATTGATTTCTCAAGCAAAAACAATCAAAAAACCTGCAGTTTGATTGAGAAGTTGCAGGTTTTTTTGTATATAGCAGTCAATAATTGTTATAATTAAAGTGTAAGCATTAATCATAGAGCAATGACAATTAAGCACACTCAAACTGTTTTAAGTAAATTCAACAACCTAGGTGAGCGAAAAGAGCTTGCACTCACAAAACGTCAAATCAGCGACCTCAGTCTTCTAGGATGTTTGACTAACTTGACTTTACTCGAACTCGATCAAAATCAAGTTAGCAACATTGAATCGCTAAGAACTTTAACTAACTTGACAGAACTCTACCTCTGCGACAACCGAGTTAGCAACATTAAACCGTTAGCTGATTTGACTAATTTGACGAAACTCAGTCTCAGACAGAATCAAGTTAGTAACATTGAACCGTTAAGTAAGTTGACCTGCTTGACCCAACTTAACCTCACCAACAATCAAATCAGCGACATTAAAACGCTAAAATCCTTGACTAACATACAATGGCTCAGCCTTGGAAACAATCAAATTAACGACATTAAATCGTTAGCTAAATTAACTAACCTGACCCAGCTCATGATTTACGGTAATCAAATCAGCGACCTTAAGCCTCTAAAAGATCTGACCGACCTACAATGGCTGAGCCTTGGAAACAATCAAATTAGTGACATTAAACCGCTAGTATCTTTGACTCATCTGAATGGAATAGTTCTCGAAAACAATCAAATTAGCGACATTAAACCGCTAGCATCGCTCACCAATCTGACAAGACTCCATCTCGGAGGCAATCAAATCAGCGATCGCGATATCCACTGGTTGTGCAAGAAGCTTCCAAAATGTGATATCACCATTTAAATCTAGATCGATCTAGTTGAAAAAGCCTTGGAATTTAATTTCAAGGCTTTTTGTTCTCTAAATTGTGAAAATTACTTCAATACGACAATCGCCCGAAATGCGTTAGATTTACTGTATTTACTTATCTTTCCCGATCGCGCGAACTTGAATTATAATCACCAAATCTAATTGCATTAAATTGATTTATTTGTTATAATAAATAACAATCATGTAAAACCCAAAATACAAAATAATGAAAAACTTAACAGGTGATGTGGTACCATTCACATCTCCATTGGGTACGGTAGTACCTCACATCAAAAGATGCGATGGCATCATACTTTGTGATTTCATTGGAATCGCAAAACTCTTAAACTATCCTATCGGAAAAGCATTGAACATGGCAAAAGAACGTGATTTAGTGACGACCGTCAACGGACACGTTTACTGTACGGCAGATGATTTCGCCTTTTGGACAGATGAACTTCCCGATGCTCCGTTGCCAGCAAAAGCGTTGGCAAGTAAAATTCATAAGACATCAGCTACTGAAATGGCTTATTATTTCTTGTTTAACAACAACAAATAAAATCTGCTGTTAGCTTATTGAAACCGTCGCGATCAAATTAATTGCGACGGTTTTTATTTAAAATGATATTTTGTTTACCGCTTTTATATGTTAAAAATACATTTTCTTTATGAATACGTGATACAATATAATAAGTTACACAATACGACACAAAACAATGAAAACAACAGCAAGGTGATCGTATGATATAACACGAATTTTGAGAGAGCTAAATAAACTTTCTCGACACGAAAAGCTTCTCATAATAGGAGCAGTTTACTGCTCGTCACGCGGCCCCGAAACAGTTACAAGTCTTGTTAATCGTTCTGTTGAGAAGCCATCTCAGGATTTCACAGATGCAGTACAGGAAATTTCCTGTTTGGAGAAAACAGAATTAACGGATTTGGCAAAAACCTTAAGTTTTATCTATTTCCATTAAAGTGAAAACCTCGCGATCAAATCGGTTTGATCGCGAGGTTTTTTGTTGTCAAAATTCACTTTATCACTTATAAGGGTCGATACTTACTTAAAATCAAAAGGCGCGCTGGGAGTCGAACCCGAGGCAACGAACTGCAAACGGTTTGGGAAATCCACCTACTTGCAACGGTAGTCTGAACTACATAGTAGCTAATCTAGATCCGGTCTAGAATCACGCCTTCGCCTGTTACGGCTAAGCTATTATATCTTATTACCAATCCGTCGGCAAGCCAGTCGATCGCCCGCCAACGGCAACTGCGATTCGTCCCCACCCGCTGTCACCCCAAATAGCTTCTAAAGACGCTTGGCTGTAGACATCGTATTTCCCGCTGTCACCGCCGATCACCGCGTAGTAATCGGCGGTGCCGGCCCTAGAACCGTAGGGGTCGTGAACGTAGAATACTCGTTTGGCGCGATCGTACCCAACCAGCAAAATCATGTGACCGCTGATTTTGTAAGTGACTCCCAGCACCACGGGATAGCCGTTTTCAAGAGAGTGAATCGCTTCTGGAACGTCTAGGGTGTAACTGAAATAGCTGTCAATCCCTATATCTCGTAGAACTTTTGTCTGGGCTCCGTGGTCGATAGTGTCACCGTATTTGTTTAAAATTTTACCGTAGTAGTCTTCCGGCTCCTGTAAACCGTCATTCTCAGCTCTTTGGGAAAGAGTTTTTTGACCGAATTTCTCTAACAGGTATTCGGCAAACATCGCGCAGGCTGTCAGGTTGCACTGGCGCGTTCCGGGTCCGAAATAGCCGCTGTAGTTATCGACTTGGCTAAAATATTTGACATCCAATCGAGTGGTAGCTTCTGGTAGCTGCCAGTGCGGAGAGTAAATGTAGCCCTTTTTAATTAAAGTGCCGTCGATCGCCTCAATACCGTCAGCAAGCACTATTTGATAATGCTGATCTCGAACGGGAGTAAGATCCGAGTAATTGAATAAAGTTTGACCGAGGGCGATCGAAGCTTTGTCTGAAGGTAGCAGGCTCGCTGCATCTTGCATTTTAGCTTTTAAGACGGTAGCTTTAAGCGCTTGAATTGTCATGGTTTTGGGTAAATTTTACAAAAAAACTGGTAAACATCAGGTTCCCAGTTAAGGTTGGATATTTGTGTTTTTTGGGGCGATCGCTCAAATATTGTTGGAACAATTCGTGCTAGAGTGTACGAGTAAACTAAGCCCTTGACAAAGGCTTGGGATATATCAACAGACTTGAAGCTCCCAACCCATCTGGGAGCTTTTTGTTTTTGACCTAGCGCGATCTCGCCCTCAACTTCGCAAAAATGCGACTTTTTACGCCAAACTCTGAACCCACTTGATAGACGCTTCGATCGCGCGATCGCTCAAAATTCTCACCACGTCCGACCACTGCAAAATCTCAACTTGTTTTAGTTCTTGAGCTTTTTTGAGAGTGATAGCGGAAATTGCGCTGTTGATTTCAACAGGTTCGGCGGTCATGAAAAAATTAATCAAGCGAACGCTTTCAATCGGAACGCCGGGTTCAGCGGTCGAAGGAATAAAAGGTTCTAGCGGCGGTATCAACTGCAAGTTTGAATTTTGGTCGATATATACCTGGCGATCGACTGCTGCTACTTCTACTGGTTCCGGCTCTGGCTGCTTTTCCGGTTCCACCAACTTGCAATACCCGCTAGCGACCAGCCAATTTGCTACGGACTGATAGTTCGTAGTCAAGCGCCCCCCCAGTCCGGGTCGAGTTACAATCCCGTGACCCGGAACAACTAATATTGGGGGGCGCGATCGCCATTTATTTGTAACAACAAGAGAAATACTTAACATTTTTAACCCTCAAACCTAGAACCGCGAGGAGCCCTTACGTCGAGCCTGAAAATTCCTTGATCGGTGAAATCTTTCATGTCAACGATATAGTACGAAATGATGTCTGCTTCTGCCTCTGCTCTATCTTGCAAATAGACGGTAGGAACTATTTCTACATACCCAAATGAAGTAGAAATAGCTGGTACTTTAACGCCGGGAATTATCTCTTTTACGTGATGAAACAATTGCAGCTTTTTGAGTTGTGCAGTAATCAATCGAACACCAGCTCCGCTACAAAAAATATGTGTCGGTTTGATCGGCAATTTTGGTCGATACGCCGATCTTGTACAGATTTCGTCAATCTTGTCACAAATTACATCGGGATTATCGCTAGTGATGTCTGCTTCAAAAAGGTTACTAGCAGGTATTTCAGCTACCATTCCGTTCAAAACAATCCGACATTCTACGACATCTAAGCTTTTTAGTAATTTGTCGTGGTTTTTGTTCATAATCTTGTCCCGTTAAAGCCTCTTTCCTATCGTGATTGGCATTGTCAGCCCTCAAACCTAGAACCGCGAGGGGCTCTTACGTCGAGCCTAAAAATTCCCCGACCTTCGTCCATAGCTTTTGGAGTTCCGTAAAGAATAATCATTCTTTCTCGCAGGGTTGGCAAACCGTTCACTACGTGACTCAAGTCAAAAATCTGAGGTTCAAATTTTCTTTCGCCGCCGTATGGGTAAACGCCGAACCACGCAAAATTGTTCATATCGACGATATAGTACGAAATAATATCTGCATCTGGCTCAGCTTTGTCTTGCAAATAAACGGTAGGAACTATTTCTACTTCTCCAAACGAAGTAGAAATAGCTGGCACTCTAACGCCCGGAGTTATCTCTTTAACGTTGTGATACAGTTGCAACTGTTTAATCTCTTTGGTAATCAATCGATTACCGGCTCCGCTACAAAAAATGTGTGTCGGATAGTGTTCGATCAGCGAATTTGGTCGATACGCCGACATCTGGCAAATAAGATCGATTTTGTCGTGAATTGCATCTGGATCGTCAGTGGTTATATCTGCCGTGAAAACGTTAGTTTCCGGCATTTGAGCTACCATTCCGTTGAAAGCAAGCGGGTTAACTCTTGCGTCTCCGGTAAATAAAGATCGTTCTAAAAAACGCATTGCCGACAAAATTAAATTGTCGGTATCTGTTGACATTTGATCGCCAAAAGCGTTTTTTTGCTGGTGGGCCATGCTCAGAGCAAAGTGTTCGCAGTGAATGCGCCCGACAATTGCTTTAACTTCTTGTCCGGGACCGTAGCCGAGGGAAACTGGAGGTTGAGTGACAACGGCTTCTAAGTTTCCTCTAGGGGCAAACGCGACTGTCGGCAGCGAGGAACTAATCATTTCTTGGATGATCGGTGATGCTGCCGGAAGTTTTGTTTTAATTTTATTCCAAAACTTTGTAACTTTGACTCGGTAATCTCCAATAACAGGCAAATAATCTTGGCGGACTGCCAATCCACCAAGATTGCTAGCTGCCGCTTGAATTGTGGAATTGTAGACTCCAAGAGGATTCTCAAAAGTGATTTCGCTTACGTGATTAGGCATTTAGTTAAACTCAATACGAAAAGAATAAAAAGCCGAGAAAATGATGGTTTCCCGGCTGAGGTTGTATTTGCGGTGTTTTGCGGTATTAGTTCGCAGATAATTGTTTCAATTGGTGGACTTCATCTACAAGTGCATTTCGCTGAGGACCGATGATTTGTTCTCTTTCCATAACTGCTAGTTCTCCCATCGCCATCATCAACCGATCGCGCACCGCGTTTGGCTGTTGGCTTTCCTGTCCGGAAGCTTCGACTCCCACTATCGGCTGAGTGAACCTCGGGGGCGATCGGCGAGGATTGATTGTGCTAAGAATATCGTCTTTTAGTGGAGCAACTTGAGCTTGCACTTGGGCTTGTACCGCAGCGCCAATAGCTGCAATTAGCTGCTTTTGTTCTTCTTCTTTTTGAGCCGCCAAAGTTTGCGATTGAGCTGCGACGATAGATCTTTCCCGCTCTGCTTGAATGGTTTGCAGCATTTGTTCCTGAGAATTGACTGTTTCTGTCAGTTGCGCAATCCTAGCCGCTGCAAGTTCAGCTTCTTTGGCGCTAGCTGCCCTAATTTCTGCTAAGGTTGTTTGGAGTTCTCCGATCGCCCGTTCTAATTCCATATTTTCTTGTACTCCTTCTGTTAATTGGTTTTCTGTTGCAGATGCTGCGATTTCATCCATTGAAATTCGCGTCTTTTGATACGTTGCTCTATTCTTGAGCAAAATATTTGCGCCTAAAATTTCTAGGTTGGATAACTGAAAAACTTTTGAGTCATTCATCGGGACAATATTTCCAGATGCCTTTCCGTTTAGAGACATCCCTAAATTGTCTTGATTGAGTACAATTGCTTTTACAGTATCTTTTTTGTTCCAATCGAACAAGTGTCCTTTGACAATAAAGTCTGAACCCTCTATTTCTGCTGAAGACATAATTCCAACGATTTTTTCATTAGCGTGTTTTAAAAAAGAATCGTCGGCATCAAGAGGCAGTCCGGGCGTGGAATTGACAAATTCCATTGCTTTTTCTGCCACGTCCCTAGGAATAAGCAAAGGATACGCAGAACCTTTTGACGGTGCCGTTTCCGAAGGTTCGTCAATCCTAAACAGCACTCCTTTTAAGGGCGTAGTGTTTGCGTTTGGATTGGAAGCTTCTAAAGTTTCTAGAGATTCAGCATCTACTTCGATCGCCCCTTCAAGAACTAGGGGTTCTTCAAGACCAAAAAGCAAATCTACATCCACTAACTCCGATGCAGAGTCTACTAGCTCAGAAGCAGATAGTTCGTTAGAGTTTTCGGCTTTAGCGCAATAAAGACCGCCGTGCATCATTCCAAAATCTTCTGGAATCGGATCGAGAGCGGAAGCTTCCAGCAATATTTCTTCCAAAGTGTCCTTAAAGTCGGAAACAATTGCAGGTACTCGATCTGCTGCATCGCGGGGATTCCGAAAAAGTCCAGAACACATAAATTCGAGATGGCTGAGCAACTGACGAAAATTGCTAAAGACAATTTCTCTTTTGTACCGTTCCCGAAGAGTCATAGCTGCACCCGCTTCCAAGGTGTTTTCACCCTCAAAAACGTCTGGAACCCCTTCAAAAAGATTGCTTAAATCCGATGTAGAAATCGTGCCTGCGTCTATAAGCGTTTTCCCTAGATCTACAAACGCCTTTTTTAGGCGATCGCCGTTTAACTGAGATATTTGTTTTCCGACTGCGGTTAGTTCATGGTGCATTTTGGGTTTAAAAACAAATAGCCGAGAAACTACTGTGATAGTGGTTCCCCGGCGAAGGTGCGTGTGTCGTTTTAGAATAATTTTAATTGTACTCCATTAGTTTCGTCTATGGAAGACCTCTTGGGTTTTCGTTGAGATTTGCGTCGAGTTCTGCCTTGAGCTTGCGGTGGACTTATGGGAAGTTCCATTGGTAATGTCGGAGGTTCCGCTGCAATTGCAGGAGGTTCTCCGGTCGCCCCCGGTTTTCCTTCAAAAAATTTATCCCCACCTTCTTCGCTTAAAGGTTTTTCACCGACGCGCCTTCTACTTTCGTCTTTCGTAATAATTCCGTTAGTGTACAGAGTGCTTGCTGTGTCAGCTTCCTCGCTTTCTTTTCTCGGTTCCGTGTCAGTCAGCGTCAAGGTGTACCCAGGAGCATAAAAGTCGATTACTTTGATGTTTAAATTTTCAATTACGCAGGTGGCGATCGGCAAGATTGCATCTTGAAACGTCAAGTCCGCTGCAGGTCCCATCGTCGATCGGTTGTCGTGGGGGTCAATTCCGTAATCGCGTTTCGACAGTCCAAACTCGATCGCGATCAACCCAGCCAGATAGTCGGAAAATTTCAAAAACAGCTCTTCGTCGTTTTTGGCTCCAAATTTTATGACATCTACTTTGCCTGCTAAGATTGGAACCTCTCCAGATCCTACAACGTGAACCTTCCAATAGTCTCGAAACGGTTGCAATTCGTCGTGAGTGGCATTTTCAACTGTGATCATGTAATCCCGTACCGGATTGTTCACTATCCGACTTTGATAGTTATCGAGATCTAGCCATGTAGTTAAGCGTTCGTAGGCGCAAGCTACCGGAGATGGCGGAAACAATTCGTTACTCGCAGATCGGTTTTGAATTAAGAAAAGATTTTTGCTGAGAATCGGTATCCAGTTATTGTCGTCTAAATAATGATAAGAACTTCTGTCTTGGTTTTGGCAGTACCAAAACTTGGGGTCTATACCTTCCCTAGACGCATCCCAATTTTTATCTAGGTGAACTTTTTCCGGTGGAACCGCCCACAGCCAAAAGGGTTGAAATCCTTCGGTTCCCGGTTGCCTTTCTACCGCTGCAACGCCCATAACTAAGATATCCCGGATTATTGCTTTGACGAAACTGCTGTACAAGTCGTGTTCCGCATTGTTCGGTTGGCTCAGCGCCTTAGTTAATTCGAGCGTTTTTTTTCGAGCGCCTTCGTCATCGCTCAGTTCTTCTGGCGGGGCGATCGTCCACGGCATCGCCACAACAGCATTCGAGATCCGCTCGATCGCCCGCGAAAACAAAGTCTTTTTGGAAATCGATCTCAATTTTTGGGGACTCACCGGATCGCAGTTGAGCGATTTATTAAAGTGACCCACTGGATTGAAATACTCCGAGGCACTATATAATGAGGCAATGGCGCGTTGCTGATACTGAAAATCTGGAACGGGCGATCGGGTTAAGCTGTTTGGAACCATATCAAAAAAAAATACCGCAATCTGTAGGGACTCCGGCTAGGAAAAATATTTAATTTTATGACTCTTGATTCGATCGCCCGCAGAGCGTCGCCCGCAGTTATTTACGGTCGCGATATTCCGAGGAAATCAAATAAAATGAGTATCTACAACGATACCCTGATTCCTTACTTTTTGCTCGAAAATTCGGGGGAGCCTCGGAACTTCCGGGAATTCTTGATCCAGAACGAGGTTGGTTCTGTATTTGAAGAGATGTATCCGGGGATGGAAGTCAAGGTTCAGCGGGGGGGTGATCGGGGGGGTGAGTTCCTGCGTCACCCGGAAGCTTGATTTTTTTTACAAAATTGTAGGTTTTTCCAAGACAATTGTTGGTTCTATACAAAATCGCGTTGTTTCTTGCAAGCAATAATATACAATAAAATCATCAACTGTCGTTACGGGTAAAGTATGGCTTCAAAATCGATTAACCAAACTACTTCAATTTTGGGATTTTTTGGATTTATAGCTTTGTTGTTGGCGATCGCGTTTGTACTTTGGTTTATCCCTAATTACAATGTGTACAGCTCCGAGCAAGACGGAAGGGCAGCGCTAGCCCGTGCAGAATACTCAAAAAAAGCACAAGTGCAAGATGCAATGGCTAAACTGGAGTCTGCAAAGTATATTGCGGAATCAGCAAAATTAATTGAGTCGTCGCTAACTCCAGGATACTTGCAATACTTGCGGATTCAAATGCAAGAGCAAGTAGGAGAACGCAATCCCAGTGCAGTGTATTTTTTCGACGGAAATAGCAGCGATCGAATAGTTGTTCCCGCAAAATAATTGCAATTTGTTTACCCAAAAGAGAAGGGGCGATCGAATTACTATTCGATCGCCCCTTTCTCTTTTTGTATTAATCTAGCAGATCTCTGCTAATACTTGCGACTTGAGTGTTTTTCCGTCAATAGGTCTTTCCCACCCAATATGCTTGTATTGTAAAGTGTGCAGAACACTTTCAAGCATAGTACACACGGACTTATATTCTTTAGCGTTGTTGTAGTACAACTTCAAGATACTTTTGTCTTGACCTCCTAAAGCGAGATTAACGCCATACTTAACAGTGTACCCAGGCATTGAAAATGCTTTTGACATTTGTTCAAAAACTTCTTCGCTTATTCCATCTCGGAAAGCGCATTCAAGTAAACAACATGGCTCGTTTATTTCTACCACAACTTCATTGTTTGTGTTTTGCATTGTTTTGTGTGTATTATATACAATACGTTTATTATAACACACACAAAGAAGAATATAAACACAAAGCGCACAAATTTTTCGTTATTTTGACGCGAATCGATCGCCCGCCACACAAATCAATCAAAAGTAGGCAAGCCGTCAGTTGGTACAGGCATATCGATAATCTTGATCGTGACAACCGACGGAGAGCCTACGGTATTTGGTTCTGTCGCTAACAGTTGCAGAGTGAAAAATTCATCTCCTTCTACAAGGTAATCTTTTTTTGCAAATACTCGGACTACTTTGTGAGTTTCGTCAACAGCAAAAGAAAGAATTTGATTTATTGGAACGTAGTCTGTTTCTTTAGCACTCCTATTGCTGGTCGCAACTCGAACAGATGCAGGTCGAGAACTGTCGTGTCGAACTACGGGAACCTCGATCGACTCGCCTTCTCTGACTGAATAATTTACCTGGCGAAAAAAGAACATTTAATTTTTTATCCTTAAGATAGAAACAATCTTCGTTCCAAAACTCTTCGTCGAGTCAAACCCGGGACTTTTTGTTTACCGACTTTATCCCATCGCAACAATTGGTCGGCAGCTCCTTGATAATCCCCATCATTTAGCATTTTAAGCAAAGTAGATTCAAAAAATGCCCCAAAACCAACATTAAAAATAAAAGATACTAAAGCAGAATATTGATTTGCATTTAATTCCACCGTCACTAACGAGTCAACTGCGGATTGTGCGTCTTGCAAGTCTTCTAAAAGTAATTTTTCTGCTTCTAATTCCGTAATGACAGACCCTTCTACTGCGTTGCGAGTATGTCCGTAACCAATTGTCCAAATACCTGCAGAACAAAGATAAGCATTCAAGTGCAAGCCTTCAAAAGACTTAATTAGCTTTAGACCCGCATCGTTGATTTTCATAAAATACCTAAAATTTCAAAAGTAAATTCATTAAGCAACGGCGGTCTGCCAAAATGCAAAATCAATTCTTTACCTCGCAACAAACAATCTGGTTCAACTACCTCGTCAAGACAGGTAAGCAATCTCCACGAAACAATAATTGCAAATGGCAAAATAAATTTAAATTTAGTTTTAACTCCATCGCCAATTTTGACACATATTTTTTGCACTTTGTCAGGCGACTGTTCTGGAAGTGGCTTGAATGGAATAATTGTAATTTCTTCCATGATTGTTTTTGATAAATACACAAATAGCCTCACCGAGCGCGGGTGCAAAGTGAGGCTATTTTCAAACGTTAGTTGAAATCCACGACCAAATTCTAGTCGGAGATTCTATGAAGAAATTTAGCCCAAAAAAGGTTTTCTCATTCCCATGATTGACACTTCATAAGATCCTGCTGGCGGTGCCGCGCCGTCGAATTTGACGGTAACGCTGTTAAGGGCGTATTTTACGCCAACTTTCATTTCTTCGTTGTCGGAAAGCCGCATCACTTTCACAAATACCGTTTTTGTATTGTTCCACCCGTGAGTCACCAAAAATTCGGTGTCGGTACCGTTACCGATCGTCACGGACAATTCCTCCGGAATACCAAAAGCAGCTTTTGCCCCGGCAACAGAGTTAGCGCCCGTACCGCCTCTCTCGATCGCCACACCCTGACCGTTCCACTGAGCTTCGGGGTTGGAGATATTCCCAACTGTCGTAATAGAGGTTTGACCTGGGTAGGTAGCGGCGATATCAATACCGGGACCGGAAACGCTAACGCGATCGGCTGTACCGATCAGCGAAAGTACGTGGGCTGCGTCTAAGTCTAAACCGCCGCCAGCGACGGTAGTTTCATACGGCGAACGCGATCGAATGAACGTCAGATCGCTTGTATCCAGCACGATCGGATCGCGGGTTGTTAGCAACCACAAAGTGCGGTTGTCGAGGTCACCGCCAACAACAGGAACAGCCATACCCGATGTAACTTCAGCGTCGGCGTCAGCGTCAGCAGCCCGCACCCAGGAACCTGCGGCAGCTACGTACAAGCCGTTTTCAGTTCTATCTGTTTGAGCTGTAAGCAGTACGCGATCGCCCGCAGCTAGCGCCGTTTCTTGAAGAGTCAGCAGTCCGCCCGCTGCGATATCGACGTTTTCAGTAGCAGCAATTATGCAAGCGTCTTTAATGTCGAGGTTGTTTACCGCTGCTGCAAGCTGCGCTTCAAGAGCTGCAATTTGTCCGTTGAGATCTATTACAACATTGCTGACGCGATCGTTGCGGCAGGCTGAAGAGCCGTCAACAATAGAAGGATCGAGATTGGTAATTGTCAGGCCTTCGGCGTAGATCTTGCTACCTAATCGCATTTAGTTGCTCCTTGTAAGTGAATAATTGTGGTTAATGGCGCAATCCGACGATGGTGATGGCAATACTGTTGAGAGCGGGAGGACGCCCAAAAGTAACTTCTACTCTGTTCTCGTCCAGCACTCGATTGGAAGGCTTCATGTATTTATTGAGTCCTCCAGTTAGATCGATAATGCTGGGTTCTTGAACGAACCGATTGTTCAATCCGTGAGTAACGACAAAAACTGTCTTTGCACCATCACCTAGGGGTGAGAAAATTATTTCTTCGGCTGCGCCCAAAAACTTGCGGACAGCTTCAGGGGTGTTACCTCCCACACCCGCTCCCGAAATTTCAATTACACCCCGTGGTTCTTGTTTTTTGAAAATTAATGGAGTTTGATCTAAGACGATCGGATCTGGAGTTGTGAGCATCCAAAACCCTTTATTTGTGGCGTCTCCTCCCAGCACTTCGACTGTAAAGCCGAAAGTAAAATCTGCCGGATCGTTGGAGTCGTATGCTCTAATCCAAGTTCCAGAGCGAGCGACGTAGGGGCCGTTTTCGGCTGGATTTGTTTGAGCAGTCAATAAGACTCGCGAGTTCGCTGACAAGGTAACTCCCTGCTGCGGAGCCAACCCGCCTAAACCAATATTGAAGTGAGACGTGAGAGCGAGATCGCACGGAGCTTTCACATTTCTGTGATTCAGACCCATCATGCGAGATTCAATTGCTTTTAACTTTTCTTCAAACGCATCTTCGATTGCAGCAATTTGAGCGATTACAAAATCCCGGCGAACTGCGGAAGAAGGGTCTTCGCTTTCCTTTAACTCTACAATTGAATAATTATTAGCGTTTAAGTCGTCAACTATAACTGGCATACATTAATCAAATAGGTGTTCGACAGTCAATCTTTGATTTTCAATAGTCGTGGCGACGAGTTCAATTAAACTGCCCAATCGAAATTCTTTTTCAACAGCAAGACGAGATCGCGTTTCGCTGTCAAAAATTATTTTGTTGCGACAGTCGTTTACAACTTCGATCGCCCACTGAATGTAGATTTCTAGCCATTTATCTCTTTTTTTTGCGTCGTCGAGCTGCTCAAAATCATTTTCAAGTTGTTTTGATTGAAGGGCGATCGTCGCTGCACTCAAAGCTAATATCGCTGACTGGGTATTTTCCTGAGTATCAGCAGATTGCTCGATAACGCCGTCAACGGAAGCGGTTATCCGTCCCAGACTTTCTTGAACTTTTTGAGCGAGGTTGTTGATCGCGCTTGTCATTGGATTTCCCCAAAACTAGACAAAAAAACACCGAGACGGGTTGCCTCGGCGTGAGTTGATTATTAAGTTTTTTTAAGGGTTTTATTATAACTGACCCCCGTCGCTGTTGCAAGATGGGGCAGTTAACTGCCACTGCTGAACTTGATTTAGTATATTCAAAATAGAACCTGCTACAGCTCTATACTGTTCTACTGTAGCAGGTTTGCTCGCATTGTCAAGTTGTGCGATGTCCGGGGCAACAGAAGGAGATGGCAGGCGATCGCCCACAATCATAGACGCTTTCTCGGCAGCAATTTGAGCTGCTGCCGCTCTGCGATTATACGCAATTCCTTGAAACAAGGATTGAATAAACCGAGCCTCCATTCTTGCCATCTGCTCTTCTGGGGAGAGGGTAGACGGAAAAGAAAAATCTGTAGGATAAAATTCAAGATTTTCACGCATTTGTTTCTGAAAGTGATAAAATCGTGCGAATTCGGTCTTCAGGAAAATTTACAGTTAGTGATTTAAGAGCCGGAATATATCTAATTCCATTATCTTTTGAATCTCTTTGGGACTTAACTAAGATTTTCCGATACAAAGTTTCACCTAGTCTATACAAACATTCCTCTTTACCTATAGGTGTAATATTAAGCTCGGAGTTTTCTGGAATCACTAAAAAACCTGGAATCTTATTGTTAGATTCGAGTGATATACTATCAACGGTAACATAATTCATGCTTTTACATTTTTCTAAAACTCTTTTTTAGTCGATCAACCGCATCAGACCAAGATCCCGATGAGACTCTATAAATGCCGTTAACCCTAGGGTTAGCTTGTTGGTAAGCTACCGCTCGCCTATTTTTTTCTTCATCCCAAGGAACAAGAATTATACCGTTATATTTGGGATCGGAATCTTGAAAGACAAGCGCTCTTCTAAAATAAACTCCTTCTACTTCAATCAACTTTTCTTCGGAATGCAACGGAGTGCGTTCGCATTCTTTGGCTAAATCTTCTCTGTTTGTCCCAACAAGAAATATTGAAATTTTGTCACAAACTTCAAGTGCTTGCCCGTCAACCGCAAAATTGCTCATAAATTTATTTTGTAAACGGGAATTACAGTGCAAGGTTCAAAACCTTTGTTGCTCAATACTATACCATCTCCATAGCTACCGACAACAGAAACAGTTGGCGAAGGATACAAGAAATCTACTCCATAATTCTGCCAAGGAACAATGGTTTCACCGTTGGGCGCAGGCTGCGAAATTATTTGACCGGGAAGCAACAGCTCTATAGTATCGAGTTTCAACCTTCGAGACGCATTGTCAGCAGAAATTACTTCAACAGTCCGGATGTCTGCACCCGCAAGGGTTTGTATAAAAGCCTTTCCAGGCTTGAAGGATAGAGTTGAGTTGATCTGTACTTCTTGCGTTGAAGGAAATAATTTTTCAATTTCCTGCGGGTCGATCGCCAAAAACGGCATTCTTGCTGCTGCGTAGCCGGGAACAACAAAACCAGATTCGTCAACCGAAGCAGGCGGGACTTCTACGGGTTTACCGATAAACTTTTGTGCGGAAGATCCAATAATTTCAGCCGGAATAGGAATTCCCTCAAACAATCGTTTGATATCTTTGAGAGCCAAGTGTCCGATTTCAACCCTGCCGTCTTCCATTAAACCTTCGGTGCAAACCAAGTGCTGAAAGCACCTCAGTCCTTCGCTCGACAAAACCATTGCTGCTTCGGATGCTCGGTACAGATTTGGGGAAGGCGTTTTTGCTGCCAGCTTTCCGTCTATGTAGACGTTTGTCATTCCAGTTTCGCCAACTACCTGCACGTAAAATTTAAAATTGTTTGGCAATTCTTCACTTGCAACAGAAGAAGTACCGATTTCTACGCACAACTTTTTATCTTTGATTGCTACTTTAAAATCGCCGCATTCGACAACATTGCCGTCGCCCCTCCAGTATTCGATCGCGCCCATCACTCCAAAAGTTCTCAAACCTTTTAACGGCGATTGGTGGTAATAAAGAATTGTTGGCTCTACAGGTACAATAGCTGACTGCTGGTACACCGGAAGGGTAGGAAAATTCCTTCTTTCAACTTGCACGATCGTCACTTCGAGCGTCATTGAATTTTCCATAAAAAATTCAATGTGAACCAAAGTTTCGTCAATTGGGACAAATTGAATGTCAATTCGTTTGTTTGCGTCGATCGCGTCGTTGAGCATTTCACCCAAGGAAGCTTGAGCTAGTATCGATCCAGACTGAGTTACGCGAAATACATCACCCACACCGGCGCTGCCGTTGGCAAGCCGCAGAACAGTCCAAGCTGTGTGTGCTTTATTCGGCTCTAGGTGGATCGACCGCCTCAATATTTGACGCTTTCGACTTTCTTCGTCTTGACCTTTTCCGGCAATAACGGCGATCGAATCGGCTTCTTGACGGACAGATACCGCGCCGCGGGTAACTTCCCGACGAACAAAAACGTTAGAACCTGCAATCCACTCTGAACTTTTTAAATCGTCGGAATATGTTAATAAATTTACAATTTCCGGTGCAATTACAAAATTGCCGCTGTTGTAAATTGCTGGCTCGTTGCTTGATATCGCTATCAAATCTAAAGATCCATTTATTTCTTTTTCAAGAAACAAAGGAGAAGGTCTGCTGAAGGTTGGAAGTCTACCTTGATAAAAATCTCCAAACGTACCTTTAATTCCGAAATTAATTTTTCCCATTTTCTAAACCAAGGTAAATAAATCGAATGCAGTTCCAGCAGAAGTGTCGCAAGCAACAGCAGTTCCGCCAACTCCGTCGTGCGTTACAACCAACAGCCTGATTTCTTTTTCCTTCCGAATCACGATCGCCACAACGCCTTGAAACAGAGAGTCGTGAGATAAATTAGGAAGCCTGAAGCCCATCGTTTCGCCCCCGATCGCCAGTCGCCCCTCAATTCCCCGATCTCCCAGAATAGGAGCGATCGGATTTTTCACGTATTCTATCGTTTGACCCAAAAAAGGAAGCGCTAGCCCCGGACTGGCTTGAATTGGCAAAACCCGCATTGTCAAAGGACCCGGGTAAGTTTCGCCGGCAAGGTGAATCGGTCCGTAGAGTTCGGGCGCTCTAGCTGCGCTGGCTTGAGGCAGGTATTTGGCGATCGGGGAAAATCGAAAAGTCGCTTCTCCCCGGTGTACCGTGTTGCCACCGCCTTGAGAATGAGCCACAAACAGGGGATCGGAAATTATTTCGGCACCGTCGAGCAAGCCCGCGTCGCCCAGACCTTCATATTTGGGATAAGCCAAAAGGAATTGCATTTTGTCCGAAGGGCGGGGGCTGCGGTAAACTAGGGCTCTGTAAGCCGTGTTCGGACGCGAAACCCTGACGATCGGCGAATCCAGCCTTCCGGAGATTCCTTCTATAAAAGCAAAACATCCGCCGGGTTCGTCCGGAACAGCTACCATTCCAAAAGCATTGGACTGAACTACAACATCTTCATATAAATAGAGTATTCCAGACCGCTCCCGCGCCATGACAGCAATTATTGACTGATCGCCTGCGGGTTCTTGATACTCTATTAGGTCGTTTTGACCGCCTTCTCGAATGTTAGCCTCAGCCAATTCTTTCCCAGCAAACCAAACTTTTTCGCAGCGGCGGAAAGGAACTTGAAAACCGCATCCGGGCGGGTAGCAAATTGCTGGAACGCAGTAGGCAATACCGCCGGGTTTGATTGAAGAATCTTCGCTGGCAATCCAAGCCAACACCCCAGAATGTCCGAGCCTAGTAAATCGCCCCAAACTAGATTGGTCTTTGCCGTCGGGACTGTAAATCTTGTGAAGGGAAAGATTTTCTGAAAAGTACGTGCCGTAGGGAGTCGGTTGCTGCAAGACGATCGACACCAGCGCGCGGTCGGTTCCGTCGTTTTCTGCTCGAACTTTTACTACCGAAATGTTGTCGGTAACGGCTTGATCCAAGAAAGTCATGCGCTGCCCGTTGGCAATCATGTTCGTTCCGTTCGAGGCGATCGCCGCTTCTCCCGGAGAACTGTTTCCTTGAATCGTCCCCAAGGACAAGTTCTGAACTGTTCGGGAATAGTTGCGGCTGAAACCGGAAAACAGATCTACGATTCGCTTCCAGGCGATCGTGTTGACATCTTCCGTCGAAGCGGAGCCATCTAAAATGATCCCGATAATGTCAATGCCGTCGCCACCCGTGTAGCCTCCTTCTGTATAGTTGGCTTTGCGGCGAACCGTACAAATTTGCAGTACATCTATATGATCTGGAAAAACTCGATAGCTTTTTGATTCCATCCAGTTGTCGTCGATCGCCCAGATGTGATGTTCGCCAAACGGAAACCCTGTACCGCCTTTTTTAGTTACGGTAAATCGGTGGTGCGCGTCAATGTCGCCGCTGCGGGGAATCGCCGTCAATTGGCGAAAATCTTCTGGGGCGATCGGTTCGGGACACAAGATGGCAATAAAAAACACCCTTTTTCTGCGGGAGTTCTCGCCTACCATCTGCTTGATCTGAATTTCTTGTGTTTGTTCGTCTTGATCCCGGTACGAGAATTCTAGCTGACCCAGTTCTGGGTCTTGTTCTGCGCCAACTTCGCAACTGAACGCAACTAAGTATAAATAATCCTCCCGGTTGACAATCGACCCGGCTGACGCCTTAATAGATGGAATCTTCAGGTTAAAGTCTAAGCTGAGTCCGTCGTTCGGATAAATCGGTAGGTGCGCTTTACCGCGAACTTGGTAGACATTTTGTTCGGAGGCGATCGGAGTGACTTGCGGCAGCTTTAGCCACTTCGGCTCTCCTCGGGAGCAGTAAATATATTGAACTTGAATATCGTTGTTGAGGTTAACTTCCTCCGCAAGAAGGACGGATATGTCTCCAATGCCTTCTGGAGCCTTGGGATTGACCGCCAGATCGTTAACTTTTCTTTGAAATGGTTCAGCCACTCAAATGCTTCTCCAAAAAAAAATAACCAAGACTCGTTTGAGGGAGTCCCGGCTTGGGAAATTATACAGGGTATGGTGCAATCAATACACTGGGTCGATTATAGCGGATCGGGCGGGCGATCGCAAGTCAATTAATTTTGGGCGATCGTATCTAAAAGTTTTAGAGCAACTCTCGTTTTCGCTACTTCGCGCAGAAAGGAACGTTCCGGAGGTTTCATTCTCTGAAATATACTAACTATTTGTATCGCAATACCCATAATTGTTTCGACAAGTTTTCCTCTAGGTATTTCATCAATCATTTGTCGCCAAAAAGAATCAAACAAGTTAGAAAATTCATCGTATGTAACAGAATCTACCCAAATTCCTAATGTTTTATTTAGGACGCTTTTGGATATTAAATCTTGAGCTTGCAAAAAGTCTGTAAATAATTCCATTAAATAACCGTCCATGTGCTTGGTGTACTCTTTACTGGATTCCGTGTTGTTTGCAATTGATTCCATTTTTAAAGTAAACGGCGAAATAGAAACATCTGTTATTTTCATCAATTTTCCTCTACTTCGTAATACAAATTGTCTCCCGGTAGTCGCAAAGCAGCCAGTTCAGCTTTATTTTCAGCAAGTGCTTCAAGATATTGTTTAAATGTCATTCCAAACAATTTACGTTTTACGTCTGGCGATTGCTGCGGTTTTCCGAAAGCATCTCGAAACCGAGACTCAATACCTTCAAGGGTAAACGCCGACTGAATAGCGATCGCCCGCTTATTATTCGCGTTTGCTTCAACGGCGATTATCAATGTTAATTCTTTGAGACTTATAGTCTGTGCTTTTGTCGCGCCACCCCTACCCTGTCTCTGAATCGCTACAGGAAGTGGGTTGTACCTAAAACCTTCAGCCTGTAAAGCTTTAAGCTTTTTAGGAGCCTTTGAGGGTAGTACCAAAAACCAATCTCTTTGGTAGCCCAAAAGTATAGACGTACCAACAATGCCTGCCCGAAATTCTTCATTTGGCATTAGGTAGTCGTCGATCGCCAGTGTGTCACTAAGTCGCACAGTAGCTGCTACTACTTTAATCGGTTCGCTTTTATCACTCATTTCCTAAAATCTCCCTGTCTTTGTTTTTAGGCAACCGTCTAATGAATAAGCGAACAACGTCTGTCATGTGCAATCCTTGACGATCGGCTTCTTTTTGAAGTTGATCGCGCTCTTCCTTTGTTAGTGTCACCTGAAAGCTATATGACCTATTTATCAAACTTGCCTCCGCGTCTGTATAAACATTGTATCTACTAATGATACAGACAGGTACACAGCAAGTCAAGCTAATTGTAGAATTATTCTTACGCCAAAACCGCCAATCGCCGCCACAAACAAAGACTTATCAAAACAGCGCGCTTCAATCAATTCACCTGTTAAGTATATTTTGATAGAATCGACGAAAGTGTCGGATTCACATCGCCCCAAGAATTCAACCAGTAAGTACGGAAACTCTCTAGAAACAGCAGTTGATCGCCTTGCTGTTTTCCATTTCGCATTGCTGAGAGCAACTATAGAAATAGGGGGATAGACCAGCCAGCCAAGTGTCGTCGATAGCTGGCACTCCCAATTCTTAGAGTCTGACGCCTGTTTTAACATTGGGAATAGCTCGTGCAGGGCGATCGCCCGCTGTGGAATTACTTCTTTCTCAACAACCGTTAGGATGCGTCGGCTGTACCGACGAGTGAAGTGGCACAACTGAATTAATTCAGTAGTTTCAGCGCTCGATCGCCCTTGCCCCGATTTTCTAACGAAGTAATTCCAAGGTGCGCCAGAATTCCAAAAACCAGAGGCAATAATTGAGCCAATCTTTTTAACTTCTTCAACCTTGGTTGCAGCATAGGGCTGTAGAAAATTTTGGTGCAAGTCAAAAAAGCGATCGCCCTGGAACGCTGAAATACTTGTAAGACGATCGCCCGTTGGTATTTCAGTTTCGACAGTCGTAACTTCTACTGTTAAAATCTGTTCGCTAAATCGCCCGCCCGACACAACCTTTTCTGAAACCTCAAGCCAAATTCCCGGACTGCAAATTAAGGTTTCCACCTTTGCAGACTCAGTTAAAACGCCGTCGCCGTAATAAAACTTAGCAGGGTGTGCGCGCGATCGCCCCGACTCATCGGAAACTTTGGCGACAGTTCCGTAGAGATCCCCGTAAAAAGCTAATGCCATTGGCGGGCGAGGGGGAGGAATAACAGTTGTTGGTTTCGCCCATCCAAAAGCGTCGCCGTACCGACAAGCTTTATCCCAAAAAGTCCAGCGCCTTTCTGCCCTGACAACTTCTTGCTGTTTTTTGACGAGCCGGGGCTGGTAGCGATCGCCGTAGTGGATGCCGTCGCACTCAAACTTGTACTTGTGGGCGATCGGTTTTGGCGGTAAAACTTTTGGTTCTAATGCTTTGACGGGAAAATGAAACCATCCGATTACGGTCGGGGTCGATGTTGCCATCCAAATCTCGTGATTGAGATTGAATATATCGGGGAATATTTTGTGCCAGTCGGTTTCGTCTAATTCGTTGAAGTGCATCCAGGGGCGGTATATTCCCATCATCGAACACTCATCGGAAATTTCGTTGGGCTTGCGGTACAGCAGCCGGCGACTGCTGTACCTGTTGCCGTAAACCCAACTGCCACCGGGATCTGTAAATATTTTGTAGCGAGGTCGGTAAGTCCTTCCGGGAGCGTCGCCCCAACCCATCCGCTGCAAGTCGTTGAAAGTTTGAGTGCGGAAATGATTGTAGCGAGTTCCGCAGGTTATCCAGTTGGGCGGTTCTTCGAGCGGGAACCGACCCAGGGGTTGTCTGATTTCTAGTAGATGGCGATCGTCCGACTTGTCCCAAAGCAGCCACAGGGCGATCGCCATCCGAATCCCTTTTTCCGTTCCTTTAATCTGCCAATACTTCCAGGCAGATTTAATTAGATTTCGTTTGTGGATTGTTGGCCACTCGGGATTGATACCAATTCCCAAATAGTGATCTTCAATTTTCCCCAAACCAACAAATTGACCTAGCCAGTCCAAGTGTGGAAAAGATGCGGGGTGATCTGGATCGTAGAGATATTCTTGGAGCTGGACTATCTTGTAGAGGATGTCCAGTTGTGGCTGGACTCCTACGTCGCACAAATGCTGCAATAAACCGATTTCGTCCGCCAACTGTGCGTACAGCGGAAGCATTTCAAAGAGGCGACGAGAATGTGGCATTTTTTATTGTATAATTTTTGATTACAATTTAATTGTATGTTTGTATTGAGCAGTCCATCGCTGATTGTAGCAGAAGGTCGGTTAGCGCGATTCTCTGTAATCAGAAAACAAGATATCTCTCTTCCAGAAAGAGTCCGGGTTACTTCGCAAAACGGAACAGCTAAAGCGGGTATTGACTTTGATCGCCTCGATCGCCTTTTGTTGTTCATACCCGGTCAGAGGCAGTGCGATATAGAAATTCCAATATTTGAAGATAATAGTTTAAACTTCGATCGTGACTTTACCGTACATTTAAGTTCAATAAGTGAAATCGGAGAGCCAAATATAATGAATGTAGAAATAGTTGACGTATGCTTTGATTGATGCTTGCTTATTTTGTTTTTCTTGGGTTATAGTATTAATATGTGTATACAACAAAGCAATGAGAAGCATAAACGTCAAAATTTCTTGTTTCACAGGATACTGGATAGTTCCAAAATCTAATATTGAAAAGTTCAAGGAAACTGCCTTGTCAATACCCCGAACTAACGGGATAATCTTCGACGAATTTGCAGAAAGATTAAGACCTTTAGCAGAGGAATATGTGTCGGTTGGCGAAATAGCCAGACAGTGGAGAGAATGGAATTATAATATTCCAGAATTTGGTTCTAATAATTTCCCTAAAAACGACGCAAGTGTTGTAATAGACATACAGTCGTAATTGTTAAAAAGTCCGCAACCTATTAATTTAGGTTGCGGACTTTTTTGTATTTGTTTTTATCTACGATCAAGTCAAAGTCAAGCAACTTTTCTGAGCTTTGAGAATCTCGATCGCCAGATCTAAATTTAACGACACCGAATCTAGAGCTGACACCCGATTTTCAAGTTCGGTGATTTGCCTCGACCGAGCAATCGCCTTTTTGCAGTTAAAATATTTAATACATCGATTAATATCTTGTTTAATTTAATTACTTAAGTTATAATATAATTAAGTACAAATTAATCACAAAACAAACAAATGGGAACTAAAACTCTAAAAATCCATGCAAACAAGGAAGATTTTCCATCTTCTGTTTCAACTGAAGAGGTCTTAAAACTCGTTGAACAAATGTGGGTTAATTATGTCAAAAAAATACTCAAAGCTGTTCAAACAACAATTGAACTACCTAGCGAACGTTTGTCAGAAGAAGAATTAGATAAACTTTCTTCTGAAAGTTCATTTGAATGTGATGTGTTTAAATGGAAATATTTAACACAAGATGAACCTACCTGTATAACAGGTAGTCTCGAAGTATCTTGTCCCGAGTGCACCCCAGAAATCATTGGAAATCATTGGGGTAGCCCTAGCGAATACCCTTGGATTAAATTTTCAGAAAAAGTTTCTGATAAATAACTCAAGTCTTGAGATAACAGCCATTAAAGCACTAGCAAGTTAATAATGGTTAAATGACAAAAAGCCTGCAATCTAAATCAATAGATTGCAGGCTTTTTTGTGTCAAATTTCGATCAAAGCAAACTTAAACTGCTTCCTTGAGCCTTGAGAATCGCGATCGCCAGATCGAGATTCAACTGCATCGAATCCATTGCCATCATTCGCTGCTCAAGTTCTGATATTTGCCTCGACTGAGCGATCGCCATTGAACTCAAGCTACCGACCATTGCCATCAAAACATCTTGAGGTGTAGATTCTGGGGTTTTAAGTTCCCAGCGAATCCAACTATTCGTCGCCATATCCCAATATTCAAATCCGTCGCCCACAGTCCTAAAAGTAGGATTCGGGACGGGATGCAAAACTTGGAACGATTCCGAATCCTCGCCTGCAACAGTTTTAACTTTTAACAGAAGGTTGCCCGGTTCGACAGCGGGAATTTTGACTCGAATTTTGCTCGAATCAATTACAGCAACGTCTGTAGCGGGTACATCGCCAAAAAATACGGATGTCGCTGGTGTAAATCCGGAACCTTTAATCGTCGCGATCGCCCCGACAACAGGAGAATCCGCGCAAACAACCTTAATGCTGGGGGGAGGCTGCGGTTTTATCGGCGGGGGCGGTGGAGAAATTACAGAGTCGCTGTTGATCGCCACCCGTACTGCGTTGGACTTTACCCCGGCGCGATCGGCGACAACAAAGTAAGTTCCCGGAGGGACGGCTGGGACAACCGCCGAGATTTGAGTTTGGCTGTGGAATGTTGTCTTTAATTTTACAGTTTCCCCTAGCTGAATAAAAGTTTCCTTTGTAAATCCGCTGCCGTTAATCGCAATCCTTTTGTTTGGCAGTACCAGCCAAGGGGAGATTGACACAATGCGAAGAGGTTTAAGAATCATGTTAGAAACTGTTCCCGAACGCGCCGTAATCGCCGATCATTTCTACGTCATCGTAAGATAGGGTCATTGACAGCGTACAAAGATCCTCGCCGTCCATGTCAAAGTCCGGGATTTCGCAAGAAGATGGGAAGACTCCAATTAACTTGCAAACAATAGGTGGATTCTCGTCATACAAGCGGTGATAAATAATTGACACTAATTTTTTGTATTTAGGGTCAATCCCCGGAACAGCCCCGTAAGTTTTGGCAGCAACGTCGCCGCCGGTTGCGTTGACTAACTCCCTAGTTCGCGCATAGGTAGCCCGCAAAGCAGAACCGCGGTCGATACACATGGAAAACCACCGCATATATTCGTTTCTAGCTTTGTCGTCGGCAAAGTCTAGTGTGATGCCAAAATCGCCCGGGTTGATCCGACCGATCGGAACTTTAGTTTTATCCGGGCGATCGGCTGTAGCAATTTCAATGTTGATTGCATCCCTAGTAATAATTCGGTTGCATTCAGGCAATCCTTCGACAACAAATCGCTGCTTGTTTTGAGGGATCGGATTTGGAGATAAAGTTGCTTTACGCATTGTACAGAAACCTCAAAAAAGTTACAGAGAATTAGAACCCGTGCTACCAGTCCCAGTGCGAGATACTACAGTCTCCGGTCCCACAAAAATTTGCAGTCTTTCCAGTACCCCTGTCGGGACGTAGCTGTAATAAATGTTCAGTTCTCCATTGAGGATGGAAACCATCACGTCAAAATCGCCGCTTTCGCGTCCCGAAGAGTCAATTCTTACCGCCTGGTCAAAAGACAAATACCTAGTGTAAACGCCTTTTTGATATTCCCGTCGCGCAAAGCTTTCAAGAATTAGTACGATTTGCTGTGCCAATTCAGGTTGATTTGGTTGAAACAGCGCTTCTAAGAAGCTTTTTGCTTCTATAAAAATTCGCACGTAATTCGATTGGGTTCGTCGGACGTGGAGAAAAGTATAAATGTCGTCGATAGACGGACACCTTGCGCCAAAAACTATGACTCGGCCTGCATAGACTTTTATCGGTTGAATTCCGACCAAATTTAAAATTGCTTCGTCGCTAGGACTGGGAATAAACGGCAGTTTTGTTACCCTCGACAATCGAGCATCAATCCCAGCAGCGGGGTAGTGGTAGCCTTCTGCTAAACTAGCTTTGGCGCTTTCTAGTCCCATAATGTCGCCCGAAAGCGAGACAAACCGATCGCCAGTTCCCCTCGGATTTGAAACGTACCCATAGGAAGGAAACGCAACTGATATACAGTCGTTGCGCTCTAAATCTTGATTGACAAAAACCTCAGCTACGGCTGAATTGTTGATGTTTGATGGAATTTCTGCCCGATACTCAAATGCTTTTTGATAGGCATATTCAATGCCCGCCTTTTGAGTTGATATGTCGGCAATACCGGGAACTGCCATCCTCACGAGTCCGACGTTTCGTCCGAAGACGGCGGTTTCTAAATAATTCCGATCGAGGTCGAAATACTTCGTGAAGTTGTAAGGAGTCAATCTCGCCGTGTCGCCGTCGTACCCGGATTTTAAATATTCGGGGTAAGAAACCAAGAAGCGATCGCCGACTTTGCAGTAATTAGTAAAATCGTTGCCCTGATCTACAAGCAAATACCCGGAACGCATCGCTTCTGTACCCGACCGAACGTTTTCTGGAAACATAGTTTCCAAAATTAATTCGGTATCGCTCGGTATCAACCTAATTTTGCGAACGGTTCCCGATGTCGGGTCGTAGAGGTAATCGCCTCTCTTCAACTGCCTGCGGAAAATCGTTCTAGTACCCGTAACGTTTACACCGCTAGAACTGATCGATCCTTCTAGGGGTAAAGGAGCGCTGGCATTTTTTACCCTCATCCCGTTGCGCGGGTATTTGTAGGGGTTGGGATAAAACAGGCGACCGATGGTGGCAGAGTAATCGAAGTCGCCGACTGTATAGAGCCTTTGAGCCGCTAGCTCTAGTATTTTGCCCGTACCGTTGCAGGGGCGAACGTCGGACTGCACTCCCGTCGTGTAAGTCGAACTCCACAATGCTTCGACAACGATCCACGTTTGGTAGTTTTGCCCCGATGTTCTGTAGCCGATGTTGCCGTCGTTGACGATCGTCTCGACAAAATAAGGATCGTCCCTTTCCAGGGAGGCGTCTGGAACCGACATCATCAGAGTTCCGTTGAAGTAGCACTTCAAGGAAAAATGAGTGTCTGGGTATCTGGTTCCCTGCCCGATTTCTACCGCCAACCCGACATTTTCCGGCTGTTCGAGTTTTACGCTAACTTTTTGAGACTGTTTTGTTAGTTGAGAGTCGGTAAAACCGGAAGAAAAACGGGGGAATACTTTAAATCTCTGAAGGGCTGAATCGATTTCAACAACAGTGACTGCTTCTCCCCGGCGGTTCGGATCGATAATTGCATCGCCAGTTTTTAGATCGGCTTCGTATTCTGAGTTGCGACCCGTGACCCACAAATTGTCAGCGTAGGCAGATGAACCGGCTAAAATCGGAAAATCAAAACCGGAAACAAGGCTCAAGGAAGTGGGAGAAGAAATTGACGCAATTTCTCGGCTGTATTCTTCGCCGTTATCTGAAAAATAGATAGAATCTCCGGGCTTCAATTCAGAGACAAATTCTGTTCCGACTCCGCTTACGATAAGGTTGTCGCGCTGCATCAACAAATCTCTGCCGTCGCTGGTAAAAGGCTCTGCAATAGTTAAAGTGGTATCGGAAGTAATACTTTCAATTCTTCTAGCTTCGCCGTTCAGATAGATGTTTGCGCCTACTTTTAATTCCGAAACAAACAAAGTTGATGTTCCCGTAACCGTAGTCATGTTGGCGGTACACTGACCCGACAAATTGGTCAACAGGGGAAACGAGATCGTGCCGGAAAGCATTCGGGTCGTCGCATAACTCGCAGTTCCGTCTATAGAAATCGGACCCGACACTCCGTCGGCTACAAGGTCGTACTGAGCGCCTACCGTAAATACAACTTCGCCGGAATCGGCCGCTGCGGTGTTTGCAATTATTTCGTAGGTTTTGCCGGAGCTGGACGAAAAACGAACTTTCGCTCCAATAAATTCGTTGGATTCTACTAACGGTGCGACTATCGTAAAAGTCCGCGAAGTAGCCACAACAACTGTAGAAATCGGAATTTCATTTTTGTAGCCACCCCAGCGACCGGGGTTGGCAGCGGTAACTTTGAGAGCGTCCGCACCTTGACGGTTCTTGATAATTAGTTCCGCAGGTCTGGCGTTATCGATTTCAATTCGCGTCAGGAATAAAATTCCCTTGCCGTTGGATGTTGCAAAAAAACCGTCGATCGCGTCGGGTCCGAGGTGAGCTCCATTTTCATACAAGTGCCACGCCGGATTCTTTGGATCTCCAAACAGTTCGAGATACTGTTTTTTCGAGGAAATTGGCACGGGGATGTTAGTTGGCCCGCGACGGGCGTTCATCCAAAACGCAACAGCTCCGTAACTGGGATCGTCGAGCATACTCGCTGAACGCTGCTCGATTACGGAAACTCCGGGCGCGCCTTCAGGCGGTCCAAAAATCTTGATTGATTGTTGCAAAGCGCTAGGCATTATTCTTTAGCTCCTGGTAGTCCTTTGAATCCCGTACCCCTATAACCGGCTTCCCGAATCAGCAAAACCCGCTCGAACAACTGTCGGGTTCCGCCGCCGATCGGTTTGCGAGTTGGAGGCAGAGATTGTTCTTGTTCGAGAGAATCTAATTGGTCGTGATCGAATTCGAGCAGCGGATCGTCTTCGTCGATCATGATGCAGCCCGTCGAAACCAATTCTTGCGAATAAGGAAGGGTCTTTAGGTACTCTCGAATGAGGCTAATTTCGTCAAGACTAAAAAATCTCGGTTCGGTAGAAACGTAAAACTCAGTGTCATCAAAATCTGGGTTTCCACCGTCGTATTTGTCGCCCTCAAAATCTTCGGGATATCGAATTTGTAAGGGTTCGCGATTAAATCTCAGATGAACTTGTTCGAGTACCATGTTTGCTCCGATCTAAAAAGCCGGACTAATTAGGGTTAGCCCGGCTTGGGTAAATATTGAATTTTTCATTGAGTTTAATTTACAGTTACCTTCATTTCTGGTTTGGTAAATTTGGCAGAAGGAGTCTCATAAACCCACAGTCCCGGAACTTTGATTGTAAGTTCTGGAATTGTCTGAGTCGCGTACATTTTTTGATAAAACTTGACGTGCTGATCTTGAACTCCTTCTACAAAAATCAGGTAATGACCTGACGTGTAAGCGTCAACAGGAAGCCCGGGTTCGATCGCGCTGTTGTTAACAAAATGCAGTTTTGTTAAATCAATCGCTTCCACTTGACCTAAAATTTCTTTTTGATGGTCGGTGAGAGTTAGTGAGGCTGGAGTCGCTGTAGGCATACTAGGACGTATAATTAATAGGGCTGATCGGTGCTGCTTGTACGTTCACCAAATTTGCAGGCGTAACGTACCTCTCGGTCGGACTTCCGTAAATAGTGATACCTCGGAAGCGAGTAGGCATTACAATTTCATAGCTTTTTCCGTACAAATACTGCAAAAACATCGCGTGTTCGGTAGCAGTACCTTCAAGAAAAAAAACGTAGTGCCCGTTGGTATAGCCGTCAACTCGCACCGCAGATGGGTGCAAAGTTTCCCGCTTAATGATGTAGATAGAGCTGGGTGCAATATCTTTTTCAGCTAGCACTTCAAGCTGATCGTCACTAAGCGCTAGATTGTGAGGAACTGTTGGCATAAGCATGGGTCGCGATCGCCTTAAACGACGAAAGGGGCCCTAGGGGCCCCTGCATGGGTTGAGATGGAAATTTGGTGGTTACTGAATCCAGACGACACCAAACCAAAGTTGCGATTGCCTCAAACGACAAAAGGAACCCCGGGGTTCCTTGTATAGGTTGAAGTATTTTTAGTATTTAGCGTATGCTAACACTACAAGCGATTGGAATCAAGTTGTGAGAAAACTTTACCTTACCCCCGACGAGGCTTCGACTCGATTAATAGCAGCTCGACTTTGCAGTCTTGAGTCTTTGCCGGATTTGCTAGAACTAGAAAGCTGGCTCACGATCGCCCAAGCAGAGATGGACAACTGGCTCCAGCAATGCTTGCTGCCAACGGAATACGAAGATTTTTTAGAACCCAACTATCAAGGGATACTGCATATTCCCCGATCGCCCGTACTGGAAGTCAGGCGCATTACCGTTTCTTCACCGTCAGTATCGGTTGTGGGGGGGCGACAGATGATAGGACGATACGCTCCAACATCAGAGATTGAAGTTTCAGCTATATGGGGCGGCGGGCAAAACATTGAAGTAGGCAGGTCTTGCTGTTCGCCTAGCAGTCAGCGGTATAAAGTGACTTATCTCGCCGGCTACGATCCTTTGCCCTCGATCGTCCCTCAAGTTATGTTCAACATACTGAGGCGGTTGATGGCTGGGATTGAACTGGGCGATCGAACCCGCCATTTAATTAACGTTGGGTTGCAAGGCGGAATTTCGCAAACTTTTGCGGTTGGCAAGGAAGCTAAAAACCAGCGATCGTCAACCAACCTCGACGATTTAATGTCGCCGCTAGAGCGCTACCGGAAAAAACTATGGTTTTAGACTTGAGTTCGCCCTGGTTCGACATGGAGGCTTTTCGACAGTGTTCCCTAGAACAGGGTACTCCGCTGTTTCTGTGTCAGAAAGGAATTGTCGAACCAGCAAATCCTGAATACGGGGTAAAAGCGCAAGTGGGATTTACCAGGCGATCTGTTCAAGGTCATATCGAACGGAAACAGTCGAGAATTCCAACAGACGCAGGCTGGGTAACGACAGAAAAGATTTTTGCGTATATACTGGCGATCGAGTTCACAAACAAAGATGTTTTGCCCAACTCTCGCTTGCTAGTAGGCAGCATTTACTATCAAATGGAATTAGTTGATGAAATTTACAGTCGCGGTGTGGTGTTGCAGTACAAGTACAATTTGGTAAAAACAGATGGAATTTAGGAGTATATTAATCGTGGAATGGCAACAAGCTTTGGTGTTAATTTGTTTGACAATTTCAATAACGTTTGTATTATTTTTTATCGCTCTCGATGAAAATATTAAATGGTAGTTAAAGTGAAAAATACGCCTGAACATTATTACGCAATCGCCGAAATAGTCAGATCGTTCACACCGTTAGCGCTTACAGCCGCTGGAGCAGGAGTAGCTATTTACGTTATTACTGCAACAAACTTGTCCTCCGAAAAGTTTGCAATCGCCATTGGCGTTGCAAGTTCAGCATTAACAGGTGCTTGCGGTACTTACAATCCCCAGTCAAAAGAAAGAAGACAAGAACAAACACGAGTAGGTCATATCGATCGAGTAGATATTGAGCAAACTGTTGAAGAGAATGAAAGTGAAAATAGGGGTGATCGGTTATAAGAAATCATGAAAATTATACAAATTAATTTCTAGTTTAATTGGAAAAAAATGATATAATTCAATTTTTCCTTTTCTTTCAATTTTTAAAATATGCAAACTAGGAGCTTGAATGTCGTCCGTTATATAAACAGCTTTAGTTATTTCATTTGTGCCTAATATAGTAGTTAGGGAGTTTTTTGCAGATTCTAGCGTTAGGTTTGTTATTTTATTAATAAAACCAATCAAATGCGGAGTAATTACAAAAAAGATTTCATTTGTATTTTCTGAAGATTGAAACTTATTGCAAATCAAATAGTTGTAGCAACAACCTCTATTGGTATAATTATTTTGTACTGTCTCAGTACATATTCTTATGCAAATCTTTAATTGCACAAAACTAGAAAAAAGTGCGTTACAAAGTTCATTATCAATGTAAAAATAATCTTGTTCATTAAACCCTTCCAAAGCAATAACGCAATTAAAAGCTTGCTCATCAAACTTATGAAATTTCAATTCATTTTTGTCTCTTGTAACGTCATAAAAGTGTAGTTGGACTTTTTCTGCCATTTGTTCTGCGATTTCAGGTGATTCGGGTGATTTAAATTTTACTGTTTTTAGCATTTTTGTCGTTCTCCCCAAATTATTGCTTCCTGTATTCGGTTCATCGTTTCAATTATAGCATTAAAATTTACAACCTCAATCAAGATGTGATCGGTTGTAGGAAATTGTTAAAACTGTTCTCGTCCCCAATGAATTGTTAGATCGGTCGGAAAAAAACGATATAATTTCGTTTCTCCGTTTCTTTCGATTTTTAGTATGCGATGCAACGTAGGTTCTTCAAAAGAAGAATCTCTTATACAAATAGCGCTTGTTACGGAATCTATAATTGGGATAGGTTCTAAAATATTTTCTGCAATTCTTTTTATTAGAGTAGCAAAAAAAAGTAATTCAGGATTAATGACTAAAGGAATTTCATCCATCATAGTTCTTGAAATTTGAAAAGTATTGCAAACTAAAAGTCTAAAGTGATGACAAGATGTTCGAGTAGTATTACATATTGCTAACTCTAAAATAATTCGAGGCTCTCTATGATGATAAACAGGTGCTATCCAACTTTCTTTGTTATCAACAAAAGAATAATCTCGCCAACTAAGATTTTCCAAAGCAATAACGCAATTAAAAGCTTGTTCATCAAACTTGTAAAATTTCAATTCATTTCTGTCTCTTGTAACATCATAAAAATATGATTGAATTTTTTTGGTCATTTCTTCCGCTAATTCAAGTGATTCAAGCGATTTAAATCTTACTATTTTTAGCATTTCTATTATTCTCCCCAAATAATTGCTTCCTGTATTCGATTCATTGCTTCAATTACAGCATCAAAATTTACGACTTCAATTCCTGACTCAGTTACTTCATTGCATTCTAACTGAAACACGCTAACTTCTATTTGTTTAGTGTTGTAAGCTTTGACTCTATTTGGACAAATGAACTCCGAACAGTCGTAACCTTCTTTTTTTGCAAGTTTCATTAGATAAGCAGTAGTAACACTAAACATAATCAGCGTATTAAGTTCTTTTACTATATAATCGCTGTTTGTTGCTACTACTACTTTTACTCCTAGATTTACAATTTTTGCAATAAGCCGAGCCATTCTTCGTTGGTTTTCTGGATGCAGTCCCAATTCAGGGGTATCTAATATAAGAATAAAATCAGTGCTACCAAAAGGTTCTTTGAATTGAAAAGCTAATTCAAAAAAGTCTTGCGCCCTTTTAGCCTCCAAGCATTTAGAACCTTTTACGGATGTACCGATCGCGCGAATTAGCGAAGATTTTCCAGTACCGTTCGACCCACAGACAACCGTAAGATCTCCTAACTCTATTTCAATATCGCCAAAAGCAGGTAGAGTGGTAATTGAAATTTTCATAGAACAAATAGATTGTGAACGTTTCAGACAGATTGCTCTTGTTCCAACTTTACAAACAAATGACCTTCAGTACAAACAGCAGGAATACCATTGCTAGGAATGATTGAAGCATTAATCCCCTCTTTTTGCCAATATATTGAATGGATAGTGCGGGCGATCGGGCGATCGCATTTAGGACATTTTTTGTTAAAACTTAACATTCATTTGATAGATTCTTTAGATTCACAACTGTATAATTGTAACACGACAAAATAATTTATTAATCCAATTCAAAAAAATGATCAATAGAAGACAAGCGGAAACACTTTGTTTTCATCGGGTAATTACGGTAAACGAAGCGCGAGAAAACATAGGCTTAGAACCTTTACCTAAAGGGGGCGATCGGACTGGAGTTTGGGACATCGGCGCTGGCGACAGAGATCGGGAAATAAATCCGTACTTGGCTCAAGCAGTAGATTGCTTTTTTGATGCAAAAGGTGTTTGGATACCTCCGGGTGATCGCGCATAAGCAATTGCCAATTAGTGAAATCTATCTCACCGATCACCCCACCGCCGTGGCAGTCGCAGCAAAAAAGTTAGTCGTGGGACAGCGACTTTTTTATCTCCGAGGGTACTACAAAGCCAAATTGTGGACTATACTCAAAAAAATAGGAAGCAGACTTTGGCGGTCAGGCTTCCTAAATGAGTTCATAAAATTTTCAATTACCACCATGATACCACCGTTATTGCAAAATGTCCGCGAAACCGAAAAACTTTCTTTCTTCTCCCCTGAAATAGCTGCAATTATTGGCGTAGAGGCTGCAACGGTATTCTCTAAAATTCAGTGGTGCGTCGAGAATCCAGAAATGAAGGGTATGATCGCCCCCGATGGTGCAAAGTATATCCGGAACCCGGTCGTGTGTACCAGCCAGCGCAAGTTAGAGAAAAGTCGGGAACACGGAAAGCTTGTAGACTGGCTTTCCAATTTTACTTGGGCAAGTTTTGCCAAACTTCGCAGAATTTTTACCACTCTTGAAGATATCGGACTCATCATTGCCAAGAAGATTCGGGCTCAGTTTTGGGATCAGTGCAAGTATTATACGGTAAACTACCAAAAGCTGGCTGAACTACTGAAACGCCCGCCGCTACCCATTTGTTCAAATCAAACACATCGATCTGCGGAAACCGATCACCTCGATTTGTCGAATGGTAACAAATCATATCAAAATACCTTTTCAAAAAAAGTCTTTCAAGATCCACACCCTCAAGAAGCGCGCAAACCGAAGTCAACAGTAAAAAAGAAAGTGAGGGGGGCTTTAATTGAAAATCCGATCGCCCAACAAGATCCGCCAACAGCACAGCCGATCGCCGAAAAGATTTTTCACGCGCCTGAATATAAATCAGAGTCTACCGTCACAACTGAAGTTCAAGGATTGGACGAAAGTTCCGCAAGGTTCAGTTCGGTTAATCAAACTCAACAAAAAGATTTTTTCTACAAGTTGCTGGTATATGCCCAGGAGTGCGTCAACATCAATTGTCCCGAGGGATACACCAAAGCTACAATCCGCGAACTCAAATCCGGCGATCCAGACCCGATCGCCCAATTGTTGTGGGAAGAGTACCTTGCGGGCGAAGAACTCGGTAGCCGCGTTGTTCCGTTTGGATACAGATTGCGAGGCGTACCGGAGCGGATTGTCGGGGAGGCGATCGCCCAAGACCAGCGAGGGAAAGTAGGCGCTACTGGCACGGAAGCTGTTGTAAATGCTGCGAGAAGTTTGGCTAAAGCTCCCGTAGTCCGCGCCGTTGCCGACGCTGCCCGCTTGCAGTTAATCCGCGCTAGCGAAGAAGCTGCGAAGCAAGAGGCGCTGGGGATACCTCCCGAACGGGCGATTGCCAACTGTTTGCCAACTTATGCTACGGCGATTGTACCAATCAGTTCGTTGGTCGCACCAGAACCGGAAAAATTGATCCAGGGGGCGATCGGAGAAGAGAAAGAAAAAACTGAAGAACTTATACTAACAGAGGAACTGACAGAGCTGGAACAGGTAGATAATCAAGCGAAAAAGGTTGCTTTTGCCCAGATCAAGGAAATCTTGAGCAAGTGCAAAACCGCAGTATCCCCAAGACAGCGCATTCGAGAAGCTAACTTGCGGGAAGCGGCGTCGTTACTTTCAATGGAGAAAACTTCTGAAAAGACGGTAGAAACAGAAAATTTGGGTGATCGGGGCGATGGCTTGGGCGAGTATTTGCTTCAACTTGAAGCTAGAAACGAGGAAGATATTTGGTGACTTGACATCATCCACCCCGGCGTAAACACACGGGGATTTTGAAAACTCGTGACACATTTACCAGGAACTTTCTTAATCGGGTGGTGGAACTTTTAAGTTATTGAGTCGTTGATTTTGTAGGACTGAAGTCCGTTTACGCTGAGGGAGATCGAATATGCTATAATTTTAGGAACTCAACAAGTGAATCAATATGCTGCTCAAAATTCAACTTCCGCAACAAGAGAAAAAACATATAAATTTGCCAAATGGACTTACTTTTGTCTGTGAAGTAATAGGTTCCTCAACCGAAAATTTACAACAAACAGCATGGATTATCAATCCAGAAAGCTTAGCACTTAGTTCTTCTTATTCTCTTGAAAAGAGTTCATTGGTAAAATTTCTATCATTGATACTTGTAAGAAAAGAGGATGTTTTTAAATTAATAGTTTATTCAAAAACAAACTGGGATGATAACTGCGACACCCTTGATGTCATTTCGGTGGAAGAAGTTTTTGGTTTTCCAGCTATTTAGCTATAGACGAGAAGATCGATTGAATATGTTAGTTAAAAATGTTGAAAAAGTAATTGAATTTGATTCATTGGATGTTGCAAAAAAAGTTGTGTCTCACCTACATCACGTCGAAATTGATATCACTGCCGATCGCGCGCTGTTGAAATTCATCAAATTTGATGGCGCAGCTTTTGATTTAGCGCGAGCGTTAGAAGGAGTGGGACTAACAGGATGGAAGATTTTAAATACAGTTAAATTTTCTCAACCTATAGCTCGCTGCTTTCCTATTTTTGAAATTAGTCTCGATCCGAATACAATTCAAGAACTTACAAATTGTTTTTCTCGAATAGAGAAAGCCATACTAGCTGTTTCATTTCAGATGTACAAATCTCAACGTTTAACAGAACTTGTTTCTAGGGAAGACGAACTAAACTAGGAAACTTTTCTGGCTGGGCGGTAAAACTTTTGAATGGTTGGGGGATACCGCATTGTGAGATTTTAATAGCGATCGGTTGCAAAGACTTATCGGACAGCTCTGATCGTGTAGAACCACAACCAGTAAAAAATGTGCTAAACTTCTAAAAATTCAATAGGTATATCAATATGTTAGTCAAAATTCAACTTCCGCCACAAAAGAAAGAAGAAATAGAATTGTTAAATGAATTTTCTTTTACGTCTGAAGTGATTAGTTTTAATGAGGGTTTAATATATACCGGATGGAGTGTTAATCCTAAAGGTTTTTTAGAGCTTTCCAGTTCCAATGAATTACCAAATTTTATATCACTAATGCTTGTAAAAAAAAACAGAGAAAATGTTTTTAAGTTAAAGGTTAGATGGGAATTGTACGGTATTTGCAGTCAAGTTACTCTTGATGTCAGCTCTGTTAAAGAAGTTTTTGATTTTCCTCAAATTCAACCCATATGCAACGTGAACAAACGAAGACCGTGGTTTAGCAGACTATTTGTTTCAAATAGATAAACCCAACGAGGAATGTGTTTGGTAGGCGATCGCCCCGATTGTATAGAACCCTAACCCTTGCAAGCCAAGGGTAATCAAATTTTTTACAAAAAGGACTCAAAAAAGGTTTTGGAGTTTTGAAGATGCTGGGCGATCGAAGACAGAATGTGTCATAATAGTGGAAACTTACTCTGCAAATCAATATATCAATAAAAGTACAGATTTTACCGCAAAAAAAACAAGGAATAGAATTACTGAATGAATTTTCTTTTACGTCTAAAGTGTTGTTTTTAACAGAAAATTTTGTACGAACAGAATGGAATCTTGAAACAAAAGGATTAGGCTTCGATAATGCTAATAAATTTTTACAATTTTCGTCATTGATTCTTGTAAAAAAGAAGATACTTTTAGGCTAAAAGTTGAATTTGGAATAGACATAGATGGCGTTTGTATCTGTACAACTTTTGATGTTGAATCGGCTGAAAAAGTTGCTAATTTTCCATCAATTCACCGTAGGCATAAAAAACAAAAATGGCTAACACTATAAGTATTTGGATCGAGATTGATGGATGTGAGTCTGAGGTTGAATCTGTTTTTCAACGAATGAAAAGTGACCACAATATGTTTGACTTTAAGTCTTTAATTCCATTACCTGTTAACACACGTTGTGATAGGAATTGGTGTTACAACAATTGGGGATCAGGCAGTAATTCTATGTATTTTGAGCGGTTAACTTCAAATACAGTTTATTTTGAGACAGCAAATTCATATCCCGGTTTCATAATTAAGGCTTTGGCTTTAGCCTATCCCAAGTTACGATTAAAAGTTGAATGGATTGAGGAAAGCCTAGAAAGTGCGGGTCGCTGGATACTGTGTGGTGAAAACTATTCTTATCTAGAAGAAGAAAGTTACTTCTGTTGGAAGCAAAAAACTTCAAATTGTCTCATTCATTTGTTGAATGTGAAATATCAACTTGACCGTTATACAGAATGGTTAAAAGACTCTGATTCGGACGCCGAGTTTGCTGATTGTTGCAGTTATTATCTCAACTTGCTTGAATTAAAGTAAATATAGTATGTGACTAATTGATATTAGTAATCTTTTCGATCGCCCGACTACAACAAAAAATCGCTAGTAAACAAGTCAAAGTTATTGAGTCCTATAAATTTAAACTCTTCAAACTTGTCCCGCGAGTTAAAAACGTTGTGCAATTTGATGACGTTAGACGATCGCTCGATTACCGACAAACATTCTAACGGTACGCTGTTTACCACAAATTGATTGTTTGTAGTTAGGATGAATTGAACTGGCGATCGATTGCTATATTCTACTAAATACTTAGTGATAAGAGGTGAAGATTCATAGTCTAGCTTGCATCCAAAGTCATCGACAACAACAGTTTTAGGTGTATCTGTTGGAGGTTCGCGAAGAATTAAGCCTTTGTTCGGACTTGTCCCAAAATCGTAAAATTTTAGTGAGTCAGCCCAAAGATATAATAATCTTAAAAACGGATATTGAGCATAGCGATACTGGATATAATTTTCAGGTTGCGCTATTACGGTTTTTGTTTTGTGGGCTTGAAATTTAACGTCTTCTTGTAAATTTTCCGCATAAACGGTACTTTCGCCTGACTGGTTCCTATCTAGTAATACTAGCAAAATATACCTGCTTGCATCGCTGCATACAATCAACTGTTCTTTGCTTACAAAACCTTCTTGTATTTTAAGCAAGTATTCTATGCGGTAGCCTGGTTTGCCAGTATCGAACAATAGACGCCATTCGTGATTTTCTGTTTCAACAATTTCGACTCCCCTAAGTAGTTCTGTTAACCTACCTATTGCTTTTAAAAGCCTAGATTTGCCACTGGCATTTTTACCTACAATTAAATTAAGTTGACCAAATTGACATTTCTCGATTCGCCATTCATTCGTTAAACCTTGGTTGGCGATATACTCAAAGGTGATTAAGTTCTTCATTCGGCAAGCCCTGATTGGCGATATACTCAAAGGTGATTAAGTTCTTGACCATCCACCCCGACCTAAAGGTGCGGGGATTCCCAATTATCACTAATTGGATTTCTGCTTCGTAGCACCAGCCTTTCGAGACTTACACTCTTCGGGTCTTACGGTCGCTCCACAGACTGAAACGGCTAGCCCAGCCGCCAAAATATTTTTTGCCGCATTAATGTCGCGGTCATGCTTCGTTCCACAATCAGGACATTTCCATTCCCGGATACTTAAGGGCATTTTTTCAACAATGTGACCGCAGTTTCCACAACGCTTAGAACTGGGAAACCAGCGGTCTATTTTTATCAAGTCGCGTCCGTACCAGTCACACTTGTAACTTAGCTGGCGAATTAATTCACCCCAGCTAGCGTCACTGATAGCAAAGGCTAACTTGTGGTTCTTTACCATGTTCTTGATGGCTAAATCTTCAACTACAATCGTTTGGTTTTCACGAATGAGTTGAGTCGTTAGCTTGTGAAGAAAATCTTTGCGGACATCGACTATCTGCGCGTAGACTTTGGCGACTCGTTTCCGAGCCTTTTCCCGATTATTGCTGCCCTTCTGCTTCCTTGCTAAATCTTTTTGCTTTCTCTTCAGCTTTTTCCGAAGCTTTTTAAAAGTTCTTGGATTAGCGATTTTGTCGCCGTCGCTAGTAGCAATCAGACTGGTGATTCCCATATCCAGTCCGATTGTTTTCTTTATTTTAGGAAACGGTTGAATTGTATAATCGTCTACCAATATAGAGACAAACCAAAGACCCGCAGGCGTCAATTTTACCGTAATAGTAGACGGGATGCACCCTTGAGGAATTTGTTTGCTCCAGCGAATTGGGAGCGGTTCACTGCATTTAGCTAAAAAAACCTGTCCGTTCTTCCAACGGAAGGCAGACTTGGTAAATTCAGCGCTACCACCGTTATGCTTTTTTTTGAAATTAGGATACTTGGCTCGCCCTGCAAAAAAGTTGGCGAACGCTGCCTGAAGATGGCGAAGTCCCTGTTGGAGGGGAACGCAGCTAACTTCATTCAGAAAATCGAGTTCTTCTTCTTTCTTCCAGTGCGTTAGCATTGAAGAAGTTTCACCGTAACCCACTCTTTCTTGGCGCTCGTACCAAGATTCTGTTCGGTAAACCAAAGCCTTGTTGTACACCAACCGAGTACATCCTATTGTCCGTCGCAAGAGGTTTTCTTGCTCGATAGTTGGGTAAAATCGGTAGCGATAGGCTTTTTCCATCTTCACAGTCTAACACGTCTTTTGTGATGTTCTTGGCTGTGTGTTGTATATTTTTGTAAAGCCGTTCTAGAAGGACGGGGTTTCCACCCACTTTTTTTGATGATTTTACTTGAAAATGGTTAAATCATTTGATTATAGCAGTTTGTCTGTTCAAGATCGCGAGCTGTACCAGTGGGGACAGAACCTTCCGCTGGGCATATTTTTAAACGGCGATCGCCTCCGCGAGTACACCCTCAAGCCGTACATTGGCCATCACGACGTGCTGCTCGGACGGCTTGAAGATGAAAATAGGGAAACCCCCGATCGCCTGATCCGGATTTTTTCGCAGTTCTTGCCGCAAATTGTGGAGACGATCGACGGGTGGCCGCTTGCCGAGGTAGCTGCCAAGCTAAACACTTCGCCTCCGCGCTTGTTTCAAGGGATGTACCTAGCTGATATTTTGAGCTTGCTTTTGAATGTTAGGTGCAAGGGAACGGGGCCTCAAATTGCGATTCCTTGTACCTGTCCTTACTGCGGTCACAAAATCAACCACAGAGAATCGGGCGATCTCTACACCCACGATTTATCTTCTGTGATACTGCGAGGATGCGATACGCTCCTCAACCCTCCATTGTTTCACGTACAGTTAGCTCGTCCAGTCGATAATACCGACAAGTGTTACTGGGAACCTCCAAGATTTAAAGAAGTTTCTTTGGAAGCAAGCGACGCATTTTCCAAGATTAAGTTGCAGGCAGCAGATGCTTTGATCTCCATGTCCGATGAAATGCTCGATAAATTGCATTACCGAGACTACAATAAAATTCAGCGGGCGATCGGGCAAATGTGGTTCGGTCCGGAGCAAACGATTCCGATGGACTGCCCGAGCTGTCGGGGAGAATGGGTATCGTTCGTCAATTCCGATTTTTACTTCTCAACGTTTACTCCGCCACGACCAAATCAAAAAATTGGTTCTGTTGAGAAATATTTTAACGAACTCGATTTTTTCTTCCGAACCGGAGAGCAAGCTCCTCGAAACGACGTATTTGAGATGACTCCTTCTTCTAGAGAGTTTTGGATTAAAAAATTGTCAGAAATGTACAAAAAACAAAAAGAAGAAATGGATAAATCAGCAGCAAAATCTAAAAGTAGGCGCTAATACAGATTGAAATGGCAATTGTCCGATCGCCCTCTTTCAAAAAACACCTTACCGTTAATAAAAATTATGATTTGTGTAGACTACTTACAAACAATCAAACCGAAAAGTAAGTCAGTATCAAGATTTGGTAACCAATGGTGTCATCTCTTTTCCGATAATGGAAATATTGAAGAGTTGCATCAAATGGCACTCAAAATAGGCTTGAAAAAATCCTATTTTCAAAATCACGCTTTTTTGCCTCATTACGACTTGATTCCTAGCAAAAGGGAATTAGCTCTAAAAAATGGGGGCGATCGAAAAAGAGTCAGCTTCAACCATTCGCGAAGCAATGTTAAAGGCAAAAGCAAATAGACAAATAATTTAGTTCCGCTTGTCTGATTGCCTACCAATAAAAAAAAGGTCACATCAAGAATATATTCTTAGCGTGACTTTTTTGTTGTAAAATTGGCGTTAAGGGCAATCGATCCAAACGATTTGCACTTAACTAAACACTCAACTCTATACCGGAGAGCCAAATGTCTAAAGCAATGGTATCATGGTTCGATCAATTTCCAGAATATAATGGTCAGAAAATTGAAATCCGAGGCAAGTATGGGTATGTCTCGGTTCGAGATATTAGCAAAGCACTCGGAAAACGATTCAACAACTGGACTAGAACCCAATTTGCAAAAGACGTGTTAGAAGAACTTTCACTTTTAACGGGTCTGCCCGTCGCTAATGCTGACACAGAATTAGCGATCAAGAGCGACTACTCAGAAATGAGTAGTCGCTCAAAAGCTTTGATAGACTACGTTAGAGGCGATGAAGGATCTATTTTTGTTCATCCATCAGTAGCGTTCGCTTATTCAATGTCAGATGCTCGATTTTTTGCTCGGATCAGTCTGTGGTTGTCGCAAATGCAGGAATTTGGGACAGTAAACCCCCACGTTAAAGATTGGACTCAAGAGGAATTTCGTCGCGGGCTACAATTTAACCGCGACGACATTGACGAACTAAACAGTTAGCCCGATCGCCCGCCCGCATCCAAAAACTAAACACACGCCCCGTCAGGGTTCCCTCTGGCGGGTTTTTTATTTTTATGAGCTTTGAATCAAAAATAACCCCAGAAAAAGTTCAAGCAACGCATATTAAAGAAGGATTTGTGATGGGCTGGATGCCCGGAGTAATTGTAGATGTAAACGATCCAGAGAAAATCGCCCACCGCCCGAAAAATCAAACACTCGCCCCACCAGGGTTTCCCTCTGGTGGTTTTACATTAAAATGCAAAATAAAATATGCTAGAATAGTTTCAAAACTAACAGAAAGAACAATGATAGAACACTTAATGATTCAATCCAGATTGTCAGCCATGCTATTTTCTGGATCAATAAAGTACAGCGATACTCCGCTACCCAGTTCTTTTTTTTCGACTATTTTAATCGGTGGATGCGATGACATTGGAACGTATACTGAGACAACTTACGTGAAAAAGGTACTGTATTCAACATCAAGCCTTACTTGCTTTGCTTTTGAAGTTGTTGCCGACTTGACTAGACTTTACAGATTAGAGCAAAAAGATAAATACGGTCATTCGATGGCACAAATATCTGAATCAGACAAAAAAGGTGTGGTTTTATTGGCTACTCCAATACAAAGCTTTAGTGAATTTGAAGAATTATGGTATTGTGATTATACCGAATTACTCATTAAATCTTTAGGTGATTTACCAATAATTAGGACACTGTCTGAACCAATGGTAGCCGTGCGTGAAGAATCTTCCTTGTTGTATTCATAAAAATTAACACTCTTCAACCTAAAGGTACGAAGATTCTTTGTTTTATGTGTTGACTTGCTTAGGTAGGATTACTCTAAATCCAGGGTTCTGAATATATCCAACAAAAAAAAACTAAACACTCGCCCCGCCAGGGTTTCCCTCTGGTGGTTTTTTATTTTTATGAGTTTTGAATCCAAAATAACCCCAGAAAAAGTCCAAGCGACGCATATCAAAGAAGGATTTGTGATGGGCTGGATGCCCGGAGTAATTGTAGACGTGAACGATCCAGAGAAGATCGGTCGCGTTAAAGTCAAGTGCGAACTGCTTTCTGAAACCACCAATATGCCGAACGAAGATGACGGCTGGGTTTGGGTGACGGAAGAGTTCACTGCAAATGGCGTACCCGGTGGCTCCCACCGTCCGCTAGCTGAGGGTACGTTAGTTGCTTTGATTCCGATGTTTGGCGACCCTACAAAACTGTTAGTATTTGGCTGTTTGCCGAACCGAGTCGATCGCCCGCATCCAGATTTTGACAGATCGCACGGAGTTACTGGCAGCGCATCGGCGGGCGGCACGATCGAAATCAACAACGACAAAGACGGTTCCTATTTCAAAACTTTTGCGAGCAAAGCCGTACAGTCGGTGTCTGGCGACGGTTCTATCCTTCAGGAGTCGCCGGGGAAGGCTAGAGTTCACTTGATGAAAGACGGCGCTGCTAGCGTTGAAAACGACAATGCCAGCTTTACCGCCTCGCCGGAAGGCAGCTTAAACGCGCGATCTCTCGGCGGTGCCACTATCAATTTGAACAAGGACGGAACGCTGTCGATCGCCTGCGCCGAAAAATCTCAGTTGAGCCTGAACAGCAAAAACGCACATTTAGAAGGACCCCTGCGCCGCCATTCGCGCTTGCTTGCTGAAGCTAGGGGATTTTTGTCGGCAGATTTAGATCGAGGCGTCAAGCTTCTGAAAAAGTTAGAAAAATTAACTGAAGGTTTTGAAACCGGAACGTTCGGCACATCGCATTACATTTACGAGGCTGACGGAATTTTGCAGGGGTTGCGAGATGGAATAGCTGTCAACCTGCCAAAAGGAATTGCTATTTTACAAGAACTAAAGTCTGCTCCTGCTGTCGATTTGGGCGAAAGTTTAGACGGTCAACTGCGCGAAGCTCTGAGGATCGAGTTAGACAAAATAGTTAACATTGCGGAGAAATCGGTTGCCAAGGACAAACCTGGAAGCGCGATCGTCGCCACCGCGCTGGGGATGATACCGAAGGATCTCAAGAAACTGCTGGCACTATTAGACGCTGAAGAAAAAAAAGCGCTGTTTGCTAGGCTGGACGCGATCGTCCCCACATTAGATGCGCTGAGGTACGACGTTGTTTTGCAGAAGGAAGCACTAATAGCCGAGATAGTTCCCAACGGCTGGCATTCGATCGACGCGATCGTCAAAATGCGCTTGCAAGACAAAATCAAAGGAATGGAAGATACTATTAATCCCAAACCGGAGCGCTTAGAAAAATTTACAATCAAAAAAGAGAAAGAATGGTGGGACGAGCTGCCGGAAAGAGTGCAAGGGGCGATCGGGCAACTCGGGGAATACTCTGAATTCGCTAAAGGCAATATGGGCATTTACCAGTTGCACAAAGGCGACGAAACCTTGACAGAACAAGCAGTTTCCCGCGTGTTCAGCAACCAAGATTTAAAAGCTGCTAAATTCTTGACAAAAGAACAGCTAGCCGACAAAGACCGAGAAGCCAAACAAATTGAAGAAGACAAAAAAAATGTGGACAAGTTGGTTCCCGGCGAATCTCCGCTATCAACTTTGTTTGGTGAAGTTATTCAGGGCTTGATCGAAAAAACCGAGAAAACCTTAAATGCAGTATTGAAAGGACAGAAAAGTATTAAAGGAATTGCACCGCTAGAACACTTAGCGTTTCTGCTGCTTCGAGACGACGTACTCTTTAACAAAAATATATTAGTTGAACCGCTCAAAGAAGTTGGTAAACATTTTGAAGTAGCCAATAACTCTTCTGAGGACATCCTGCAAAACTCTGTAGAAAAAGTATTGCCTAAAGCTTGCAAGGAATTGGCGCAAAAATTGATTCCAATCCTAGAGTCGGCGATCGACGATTACGGCAAATTACTTCGCGCCGTTCCCGACGAACCCAAGGGTGCAAGGATTACAGCCCGCGAAACCTACGTGCAGATGGAGTCAAATCGCGGCGACAAAGGGGCGATCGCCCGCATTGGCAAAGAAGGTGCTCAGATAATGGGACCGGAGTTTGCTCCCAACCTTCGAGTATCTATGTACGCCGACAAAGCCGGCGGAGGTATGAACGCGGGAGAAAAAGGCGGCGGAGTTCGAGTTGAGCGGCGGATGGCAGAGATTCTAGGACCGGAACGCAAAGACGGAGAGTTGCCGGAGCGGGAGGAAGACAAGCCTGGAACAGGTAAAAAAGGCGGTCGCAAGTTATTTTCCGAAGGGCAGCGGCGGAAGCAAGGCGGCGAACAGGACAAAGCTACAAAGCGACCGAGGTACGACGATTTAGAAGAAAAAGACCGGATGGTGCGGACTTCCTTGTTTGCTGACGCTTACGGCGGCGCTGGAACTTTGTCGGGAGGGCGCGGAGCCGGTTCGATCGTCCACCTAGAAAAAGCCGAGACTTTCGGTCCAGAAATTGAATTGGACGGTAAAAAACTGCGGACTGGCAGTTTTGTCTTCGCTCAGGAAGCGGGAAGCGAGGCTGCCGACGGTGCGATATCTTACGTTGCGCGCGATCGGGCTGAAGTTCTCGGACCGGAAAGAGCTGAGGGCGAGTTCAAAGACGAACAAGACGAACCCCCCGCTAGCGATAAAGATGGGTTTGATTTTGACCTCAAGTCGGTCAAGTTTAAGAAGGGGGGCGATCGGGAAGAAGGTAAAACCGGAAAATTTGCAGATCCGGAAGCTAAGAAAAAATTGAGAACTTGTCTGTTTGCCGATCGGAAAGGACTGGTTGGCGGCAAGTCCGGCGGGGACGGAGCTTGTTTTTCAGCAGACGAAACCAAAAGCGGAATGCACGGACCGGCGATCGAAATTGAAGGCAAAAAAACTCGGTCTGGGATGCAAGCAGCTCCCGAAGAAACGGCTATGTTTGCTCCTGGCGACGGAGCTATGACTGTTGTTGGAGCCAACCGCGCTGAAGTTCTGGCTCCTGTTCGCAATGACGGCACTCACGACGACGACGATTACGAACCGCCTAGCGACCTCGGTGGGTTTAAATTTAATCCCTTGGTTGCAAGATCGATGGAAAAAGGAGGTAGCGCAAAAGAGAAGCAGTTGGAAAAGCCTAAAGAATCCAAATTAAGAAGCTCTATGTGCGCTGAAAAAAATGGAACCGTGTCGATGAAATCTGGTGGCGACGGCGCTTGCAGTTTTGTCGATCCGGTGAAAAGCGGAATACTCGGTCCAGCTATTGAGAAGGAAGGGAAAAAAGTCAGAACAGAACTGTTTGCGTGGGAAAACGACATCGGCATGAAAGGAGCCGGCGAGAAAGCGGCAATCAGCTACGTGAGCGAAAAAATTGGGGAGTTGCTGGGACCGCAAGTCGAAGATGCGATCGGGGAATTGATCCGTACCAACATTTTTGCTGATGAAAAGTCGGCAACTGTCTGGGCCGGAGGCAAGGATGGAGCGATGACCGTCGTGACTCAAGAGCTTGCCAAGATGCTCGGTCCGTCGGGCAAAGGTTTGTTGGAAATGGTAAAAACTTACTCTCAATTTGTAGGCGCAGACGGAGTTTCTAAATTGAAGCTTGCCGAGAAAGTTGCTGAACTGTTGGGACCTGACGGAAAAAAAGCGATGCAAATCGGCATGGATTTTGTGAAGCTGCTAGGACCCGGCGGATCTCAAATGGCGATGGCAGAACATGGATTGAAGCTTTTAGGAATCGACGGCAAATCGGGGCTTCAGATGTTGGGTAAAGTAACTAAGCTGTTGGGACCCGGCGGCAAGGTTTCTCTAAGCATCAGTCCGAAAAAGTTGCTGTCCAAGGGTCTGGGCGGCGTACTCAGCATGGGCGGATCTGGAACATCGCTGTCGTCGATTGGCACAACTGTATTCCGCAACGGCTCTGAGGATGGTTCTAAGGGTGTGGGAGTATTGCTCGATCCAAAGAGTGGCTTGCTGTCGCTAAGTTCGTTTTTCTCGGGCGACCACAATAAGCCCCCGGCTGCGACCGACGAAGATAACGACAATGACGACGATAAGCCCGAAGAACCGATCGCCTGGAACCATCAATCTGCTAGGGTAGCGCTTCAAGGGCGCAACGCACACATCCAATCGTTCGACGAAGACGGCTCGTCTTGCAACGAAGTTCTGTGTACGCCGGATGCCGTTTATGTTCAGGGAAAAAAGATTGTGGTGCGATCGCTCTCAGACCCTGAAGAAGGAGAAGAACCGGAAACACTGCACGAGATCGAGGTTAGCGAAGATGGGGTATTAATTGATGGTGTTAATCTTTCGATTTTGAGCGAAATTCAGTCGTTAATAAGTTCGATACTTTCTAGGCTTATTTTTCTGGAGTCATCAATGGGTTCTTCTAGTAGATAGAACTTGATTGCTGTCGAAAAATAGAATAATTGTGTTCAAATCTTTGTGGTTGTGTCACAGATGTAGTATAATAGTAATATGTAAACACAAAGCAGTTAACCTCATGAATCTCCAACAACACGCAGTATCTGTTATGTCCGTAGAGCAATTAATCAGCTTTGGTTCTTCAAATTTTTACGACGAAAACTGTGAGGAACTAGACCTGTTTCCTATTTTATCTTGGAAAGACATTGTTAATTGGGTTACGTGGTTTTTAGATGAAAAGCCTCGACAGGATTTTAGTCCAGAGGCTATTCGGGAGACAATTGAAGAATGGTTTCCTTCTGAGTACCATTTTGACGGTGACACCTATGTTTCCGATCCTGAAATTTACCAATCTGAACTAGAAGAGTCTGTTGCTCGTTATGAAGAAATAGACTACTTGCCACAGATCGGTAAATGCAAGTTTTATCCGACGCTAGGCACGATCGTTTTTAAAGGAATAAACTATTATGAGGATTCTAACATTTTCAACGATAGTGGTTATACCTACAAGCGAACTGAGTCTGTATGTAGGATTTCTGTTCAAGAATATGAAGCTAAGATTCTTGCTATGCAAGAAAAAATGACGGTGGCACTGCTTCACCTAAAGCGACCAACTGAATAACAAATATCTTTTGGGTTGCGAAAAAGACCAATAAACTAAAAAGCTCATTGATAAATTGAATTTTATCAACGAGCTTTTTAATTAGAGTAGATCGAGTAAACCAAAATAATGAATCCCAAAACAATGACCAAAAACCATATAGTCTCTTTCTCAAGTGGCAAGGCTTCTTGGCTTGCTGCCAAGATAGTTGCTGAAAAATTTGGCACCAACAATCTGTGGTTAGTATTTGCCGATACGACAATTGAAGACGAGGATAATTACAGATTCCTTGAAGAAGCAGCCACGAACGTCGGCGGTCAGTTAATCCGTCTTAAGGACGGTCGAAATCCCTGGGACATTTTTAATGAAAAGCGGTTCATTAACCATCAGCAATCTAATTGCTCGATCGAGCTTAAGGTCAAACCTTGCGAAGCGTGGATCAACGCCAATTTTTTACCAGAAGACACGGTTTTATACTTTGGAATTGGTTTTGAGGAGTTGCATCGAATGAAGGTGATCGCCAAAAACTGGCATCCATTCCAAGTAGAAACTCCACTCTGCTGGGGAGATCGCTGGGCAGACCAACAAGAAATTAATCGCCAGCTACGACTAAACAATCTCAAACAGCCGAGACTTTATGACATGGGTTTTGCCCATGCTAATTGTGGTGGCTTTTGTACAAAAGCAGGTTTAAAACACTACCGCAACCTCTTGAAACATTTACCAGAGGTTTACGCGCACCACGAACAAAAAGAGCAAGAGTTTTTAAAACTGATCGACAATGATTCAATCGGTCTTTTGCGACGCACAAAAAACGGAATTACCAAGGGTCTTACCCTTAAAGCGTTTAGGGAGGAAATAGAAGCAGCACCCGTCCAACTTTCTTTTGACTTTGAAGAACTTGGTGGGTGTGGTTGCTTTATTGACACCCCTAAGTCATAGCACTATACAGCCCTTGATCATTTACTGATCGAGGGCTTTTTTTTGACAAATTTTAAATCAAATGTTGCGGGTGATTGTGTATAATTTAAAAAAACCAATAAAATAAATGAGAAAAGTCGTTATACTGCGATCCGCAGAAGATGCTAAAAAAATAGCATCACACCTTTACAATGTCGATCGCGCCAACAATCATCTGATATTCTCTGACTTCGATCCGAGTGCTTTTAAATGTGTTGTTGCATTAGAAGGTTTAAATGAAAAATCGTATGAATATTTTGTTGGAACCATTTTACTAGAGGTAAAACTTTCTAATAAGTTATACTCGCTGAAACTTCCTGTCAAACGTAGAGTTAGCGGTAACGTAGATTCTTCGGGTTATGACGATTTTACGTTATTTTTAACCCCTGAAGTGTTGTCTATGGCTGAAATAGTGCAAAATTTTCCAAATTGTTTTCGTTGGCAAATAGGTGCTTCAGTTCTCGATGTTGATCATACGCCATTTATAGATATTGACTACGTGGCATTTTTAATAAGGTGGAATGATGATATCTGCAATTATCATTTATTTATTAGCGACAAAAAGAAATCTGGACTTTTTTCACTTTTTGGCGTACAACAATTTACTTTTGAAGATGTTTGATATTTTTGATAGAAATAAGGCGGGTGATCTAGTGGGCGATCGTCCGCTAATTTACTTTGTAAAAAGCTGAAAAATAGCAAGGCACTATTATTAACTCATTACGCTAAAAATTGTATACATTATTGTCGTATTTTTTGAGTGCGTCGTAAGCCTGTTTTACCCATCGAGCATCAGCTAGTGCATTGTGAGCGTCTTCTGGTTTTGGCGGCAAATCTTTTCGTTTTAACCCTAGTTGATTCATCCATTGGATAACGTCATTGCAATACTGCGGATAACCCTCGGGAAGATCGATCATGCAACCAAATATCCAACAAAATACTACCCAATCATAACTAGCCCAACCTGCCCAAAATTCAATTTCATTTTCATCGGGAACAATAAAATCCAAAAGCTCTTTTTTTATTTTTTCTCGCGATTTCCAGGCTTTTGATTCATACCGCTGTCGAAGTGACACTTCCGTAGACTTGAACGAGCCTGGACGCGGTGGTAATTTATTCAATACATTTTCCACAACCCACTCAGAGGCTGTACTTGCATCAAATTCTTCGCTGATTGCGTAATATTCACGTCCATCTTCTGCTACAATCCCAATCGAGATTAAGTCAATCGTTTTCTTTTTGCTTGATTCAATAAACTCGGTATCTAGGTGATATTCCATTTTGTGAATAAATTAGATTTAGAACTATTTTACTTCAAACTGGATGTTCGTCGCCAACAATGGGATTTAACTTAGTTACAAATTTAGGCACAATCCAGCAGGATTAGCTCAACTACCCCCATTAGACTCGCGCATGGGGCAGAACCGATCGCCGAAGATCTGGAAAAGCCAAGGATTTGGTTGGGGTGCAGGCGGGATAAAGGAGGTAACGGGTTGCGGGCGATCGTCCAAGGTTTTGTTAAAATCAAGCAAGCGGTAGACTGTGGCATTGCCAACACTGGGTTTTGACAGCAGCTCTCGATCGCTCGATTGGCTCGATATGTTTTGCGCGATCGACGGTATCACTATTAATTATTTAGTGTTGAGTAAAAATATGCCATATAATCGCGCTCGTGAAATACTGAAAAACCCTAATGCTAGCGCCGCAAACTTACTTAAAGCTTACGCCAACATGAACATGGAATTTGGGCGCTATACAGCAAATCCAAGATCGCAGAAAGTTAATGATGAAGGGGAAGAGGAAGGGGAGCTTGAAGCCGATCTGGATTTTCGGTACATGGTCGTTATTCAGGCACTAGAATTGCGAATTCACCAAAAATTCAGAAGGGGCGCTTAACACTCTGATCGCCCCGCCCGTACCACCTCCACAACAAAAAAGCGCTAACATCACAAGGATTTCAGCGCTTTTACAGTCTTAACATGGGTGTTGGCGAGGAGGCTAACCTTCCCGAGTATAGCCTCACTATTTAGAGTTTAGCACGATCGCCCACTTAGAATGTTGCATCTTTTCCATATTTTTGCTTAAACCAATTTTTGAATTCTTGTATATTGGCATCAAAAGGATACGCCTGCTGATCGACAGGAAGCGCTAGCCATTCCAATCTACTTCTTTCTCTATTTAGCTCGCACAGCGGTGGTGGGGTTTTTCTGCGGGCTTCGCAACTTTCTTCAGACTCGACATCATCAAATTCTGGCATTATTTTTGCAAATAGGTTGAAATTGTGTAATTGTTATACATATTAGCACGGGCGCTCAAGAACTATAATTAACTGTTTTCAGCTAACCAGCAATCAAAACTATCCCACATCCACCGATCGTATTCCATTCCCAAACTTCGGGTTTTGATCGCCAGCCTTACCTCATTTTTTATGGCAGCGCGATCGACTGCACTTAAAAGATGCCAATTCTCTTTTGTGGTATCAATTATCAAGCTTGACTTAGAGGTTATTCTTTCAAAGCAGTATCGGATTGCAAAAATCGTTAATTCACCAAGATACGTATTTTTTGCAATTGCTATATCTAATTGTTGTGAATCACAGGTTAATTGATAAAAATCATGCCAAATCGATGGAAATCCTATTACTCCTTCGCGCTCAATCGCTTCTTTTAAATCTTTTACTATTAGTTGTCGTTCCTTAGCTGAAATCAATTCCCAATAATATTTAATACCATCAATACAGCGATTGTTGCTTTCTGTCTGGGCGATCGGTCTTGCTGCATAGCGAAGAGCGCATATCGCAATAATACCGATTTTTGCTGGCTCTTTAGATTGAAGCTCCGATATCAACTGGTTCTCTACAAGCAAAACAATATTTGGTTCGACAGGCGGATTCAGTGTTGGAGCCTGAAAGGCATCGCCAAATATCCCCGAGAACTCCCACAGAGATAAATCTAAAAAACCCTCTTTGTCTGTTGCCAGCTTAATATTTTTCTGTCTTAAATATTTTTTCCCAGTTTCGGTGATCTTAACTTTAACTCGATCGTTTAGGTTTAAGTGGGTGATACTCATTTTATTTGCTTTGATTTGCGTTTACTTGTGATATAATACCATATTACGTCGATCGCCCGAAAATTAATCTTTTAACTCGGGAGCGAACCGCATCTGTAGCCTTTAGATAGGAAGTATTTAAACCGTATGCCAGAAGATAATACTGAATTTTCGCGAAAGCTTGAAGAGTTATTTTCCTACCACCCGCCTAAAAACGAAGCTGAACAACAGCTTCATGCGGTAATTAATGAAGCTTCGATCGCCTACGCAAAAGCGTTAGCTGGCGTTATAAAAAATCCCGCAGAATTGACAACTGTTTTGCGGAAAGTCCAAGAAGCTAGAAATTTAGCCAACTTCGCTGTATCTTGCGAACGTGTGGGGATTTCTTACCGCGATTTGTTTTCGCCAACCACATCGAACCCACAATAAGTATCGAAATGTCTGATTTTCCAGTAGAAAAACAAGTTTTAACACATCATGTTGAGAATCCCTGCTCAGTTAACCGTGAATATCTGGAAAAACTGTTAAATGATTCAGTCAAAGAAGTACATATCTTTCACGGAAAACAAATGGTAGTTTCTTACTATTTGCCGTGTGGTTTTACTGTTACAGGGGAATCAAATATCATCGACCCTGAAAAATTCAACTTTGATATTGGCGAAAAACTGTGCTACGAAGTTGCAATTAAACAGCTTTGGCAATTGGAGACTTATCGAATGCAGTGCAATATGTATTCTGAGGCTGGCGTAGAATAGATTATTGAGAAAGGAGAGGGGGCGATCATTTTAAACGATCGCCCCCTCTCCTTTAGCTATTAGCTAGCCTATCTTGCTGTTACTTGTTTTCGTCCGGTGGTAGAGCATTTTGACTTGCTTTTTCGCCCAAACGACGAGCTACGTCAATTGCTCGTCGAAACCCTGACCGTCGCTTAATTTCTTCAGGTTCCACCTTGATGCCCGCCATTTCCAGTCTTTCCCATTCTCGTGACTTCATGTAGGCAATTTCCTGTTGCGTGGGCATAACAATTGGTTCTTTTATTGGAGCGCTTGATCGAGAATTTACCTGCTTAGCAATCCGTTCGCATTCCAAAAAGTAACCTCGAATCAACTTACCTTGAGGTGTTCGAGCTATCATTCCAAACTCTTTTAGGCAATTGGCTGTCAAAAAGTATAAATGGCTAGAACGCCCACCAGAAGCCTTTTTAACCTGTTGGTTATTTTGATCCTGACTGCTGAGGTTGTTTGACATAAAGACGTAATCTACGCCTTCATCGAAATAAGACTCAAGTGTGTTTAACGCTTTTTGTTTTGTCGAATATCCTAGCCAGACCCATGCTTGTGAAAAATCCACGGGAAATTGTTCAGGAGAATCCAGCAAACTTTGTGCGAGTTCTATGTTAAAATCCATGAAGCTGACCTGTGATAGAGGTTAGTGTTCCTAGGGTTTCGGTGTTAGCTGCACCAGCCCGTGAGGAACATTTTTATTATATCTTGGCAAGCTCGGTAATTACCAATCGTCTCGTTTCAAAAAAATGGCAGTCGAACGAACCACGCATGATTTGACCGACCGATCGCCAGCTACAGTTATGCGATCGCGTTAGGCGGAACGAGCCGAAACAGAGGGTCGCCCGATGACCAGCGAAAAAATTGCAGAAAAGTCGGGATTTGGCGAAGATTGACGGGTGTTGCGGGTGATCGGGCAAAACCGATTGAATTAATTAATCTAATTTAAAGCACAAAAAAAGCCTTTGGAAGTGTTAATTCCAAAAGCTTTTTACATCGATCTAGTGAATAATTTGCATCAACCCAGTGAATAAGTAGTTGCGTTACTGATGCAATTCAATTGGTGTAGAAGAATCTCCCAATTTGGATCGTCATAACGGATGACTATTGCGGGAACAGATTCACCGCGTAGTGGATCGAGTTTGTATGCTCTTAATGCTGCATAGCACTGAAAGTGACCCGACAGAATCTGGTAAGAAGGATTTATTTCGTCTCCCTTCCTTAGCAAGACTGGAGGAGTCACGAACCCGCCTATCTCTAAACTCTTTTGCGCTGCGTAGTTTAAATTATCTTCAGAAAATTTTAATTCAGAGTGATCGGCGGGATCAAAGTGAATTTTTTTAACTGCAACAATCGTCAAGAGTAATTTGTGCATAATTTGCGTGTTACATTGTTTTTGTTCTACAACAATTATATCACACAATTCACTAGAAAAACTCGTATTGTTCCCAATCAAAATTTGTTCTATGTTTTATTCGATCTTCTTAATATTTCTTTTTTGACTTCAATTCCTATAGTATCCACGCGATTAGACCTTCTATAAGTGTCTATCGTTTCATCATCCATTTCATCGACCCATAATGTAATTAAACTTTTGTGGAATTCAGTAGGTTGTTTTTTGTAACACAAACCTGAAAAGTCTTCTTGATTAACTACAGACTTGAATGTTTCGCAGAAAAACGCTGTCTTTAAAAGAAAACTTAAGAAATGCTTGTTAATGCTCATAATTTTTGTTTTGTGTTTTTGACTTCAATTAATCATAACATACAAACACTAGAAAAGTTCGTACTGTGCGCGATCGCTGATAAATTCAATTAAAGTTTCAACTGAACCTACTACCTTTAGCTCTGTTATATCATCCGTCGATAATTCCATTTTCTTTGTCAAAATATTCATTTTCGTCGCTAAACTTTCCGATCGCGCATTCTCCACTATCTAATACAAAGATCGAGTAACCTGCTTTTAGTAATCTCAACAAAGCTTCCATCCTATCCTTCCTTTTGTCCATTTATTCTTGGAAATATAATGGCGCTCCGTCCATCGCAGCCCGGGATGCTTTTTGTAGTTCAATTCCTAGGTATAAACAATGGGACGCTAGTATTCCGGGACAAGCTTTCAGGATTTGAAAACCCAATTCCTGTGGGTCTTTTCCAGCAAAAAACTGAAGGGGTTCGTCGCCCGGGCTGGGTGAAATGTGTTCGACTTCAATTGACTGGTTTTCGTCATTTACTGATATCAAAAAACTCCCAACAGGATCTGCAAACGATCGCGCTTCTTTTTTTGCAAGGCGATCGTACTGTTCGGCTATCAATTTATCTGCGTAGTCCCAACAGTCATCGTAAATATGAGCGCTTTGACTGATGGTGATTAGTGGTCCCATTTTTAAGTCGTAGCACGATCGCCCAGCAATTTCATCTCGAATGTGCTGCTGCAAAGCCCGCAGTCCCATAGCATTAGCGGGCCACCCACTAAACATATCGTTGCTGCGGAAAATCGCTGTCATCGACATTTCCTCATTGACGACTCGCACCCAAATTTGATTCAAGCAGGGACTGCCACCTAAATCGTGATCGGTCACATCCCACAGCGACATGACTGCACTAGCGGCGTCAATCTCTTCTATTAACTTTTTAATGACTTGTTCGATTTGGTCGCGTCCGCCAAACCAAGAACGGAGGCGCTGCCCGTAAGTGTATTTAACACCTTCGACATAGGGCGCATCTTCTAAAATTTGCGATTTATATTTTTCGAGAAAAGCGCGATCGCACGACAGGTAGTTTGGTTCAGGAAAATAGAATTCTTCGGGTTCGTCAGTAACGATTGCCATCAAGTCTATTAGCTCTTGCCAGTGACCGCCATAACCTGTCGGTCGAACGGTTCCCGTGGTTTTAATGCGGTGGATGATTTTTACCCAAGTTTCCGCGATCGTCTTGCCTTCAATCCGATGCCCGTACCGATCGCCCGGAAGAGCTTTTGGTACTTCTTGTTCTGGAACCGGATAACTCTTGGGTGCGCCCCAAGGTACAGTGTTTTTTGGCGCACTCCACGCCTCGTTAATGCAATCTTTAATTTTGCTGACAACAACCCACGATAGAGAATCTCGGAGCAGGTTTAAATCGGATTCAGGAATTTCAGCATCTATGTAACCCTTGCCTTGGAAACATAAACTGTTGCTATCTTTATTTTCTTTCCAGTCACAATTAATCACCCACGCTTCTTGTCCTAGATCGGTAACTCCGCGATCGCATCCATAGTGCAAGAACCACAGCAAAACTTCGATCGCCCCACTATTTCGATCTGCCTCGGTCGCGTTCAACAATACCAAATGCCTGATTTGCGGATTTGCCAACAAGTTTCTTACCAAGAAGCTAATACCGCGAGTGGGGGAATACAGTTGCCCGATCGCCCCGTAGTCTTGTAGACTTAATTTTTCTTTAATGACCTTGGCTGGCGTCCACCCGGTAATTACCGCAACATTTCCACTACCGCAACTGATTTGGTTTTGTTTGGCGATCGGATTGTATTTCATTGTTTGTGCTTGTGTTTAGTTTAAATTGTTGGTTGCATAAAGCATTCCTCGTTCAACTCGAATCATCCCGTGTACTTGCCAAAACTCAACAGCATTTTTGATTTTCCAATCTGGAGTATTTAACAATTGAGCAAGAATGATTTGATTTGGAGGGATTGGGGCGATCGACACAAGTTCCAAGACTTTTCTGTAGAGGTGTCGATCGCCCATCGCGACTGAATCCATTAAACGCAATGGTAGATCGCTTTTCAATTTTAGAAGCCTCCCGGTATTTCTTCTGTAATTTCCATTGGTCTTGTTTTCGGAGACTGCAATTTTGCTTTTTGGGTAGAAGGTTTTGAGGGCTTTGCTAACGACTCAAAGTCGATCAAGTTTCTGCATTTAAAGCGATCGACCAATATTATAGCGTTAACTTGTTTTTGCCCTCCTCCGTCGTACATCGCTTGTAACTCGCTCGCACTAAATACGTCCGTCAGCGGAATTGCGTTTGTCTCTAAATACGCTATTCCGTTTTGGACTTGATAACCACAAAGCCATTCTTTGATTGTTTCTACCGAGTAAATGCTACTACTAGGATCGTCTTTAATCTTAGTAGTAATTTTTGCTTCTTCGCTTACTGCCTGAGTTTTAGACTTAGATATCCCGACTTCGATTGCAGCAATATCTTCTTTTGTTAGAAGGAGTTCTGCTATCACTTTCAACCTAGTTTCAATTTTTTCTAGGGCTGACAAATTTCCTTCTCGGTAATATCCAGCTATCTTGTCTAGTTCGCAGGAGCAGTCGATCGCCCGGTCTATAATCGCATCTGCTTCCTTTTGACTGGGGACAACAGATCGGACAATTACCTGAGCATCGGCTGCATTCTTGAAATAATAGAGGCACAACCATTCTTTGCCGGAAACTGACGCCAGATAATCCGCAAGTTGAGGAAATTCAACTGACATTTCCTTGAGTACGGATTGAACTTTAGATCCATCTTCGATCGCCCGATATCCCTTTAACAGCAATTCATCTGCCTTGGTTATCTCTCCTTCCGAGAAAGTTATCTCAACTCTTTCAGCTTCTGGTTCTTGGATTTCAGGTTGAGACAGCGCTTTTAGATCGAGCCTTAATCTATACAGCTTTGTTTTGGCATTGTTTACTGCTTTTATTTCACTCTCGCACTGCTTTTTTACGGCGTTACTTATTGTAGCTAAGGCTGGATCTACGCCTAATTCTTTTTTCTTAGCTTCGAGGACATCTACCGCTTTCTGATACTCGACCTCAGCTTCTGCTACTTTGTCTTCTAGGGTTAGCGGGGTCGGCACCGCAGGTAGTGTTTCTGTCAAATCTTTCTGGGCGAACCGATCTATATCCAGCTCGACTGTGCGATCTTTGTCTACTGGTTCAATAAGAACAACCGGGTTTTCGATTTCAACAACTGAACAATCGCTTTTTTCGAGAGGCAGGGATTTGACGTAACTGCGCAAAATTAAATTTTGGGTTTCGTCTGGCTGAGCCTTAAAAATTTCTACTTTCTCTTCAACCGGAAGTCCTAGGAACGCTTCAAGCGAGAGCTTGGGCTGCATTTCTGCTGCGGCGAATTCTTGACCGTCTTTGTAAGCCTTGCCTACTTCTTTTGTTAGCTCGTCAATTTGCTTCTGAAGAACTTGCGCTGTTTCCGTTTTAGCCTTTTCCACAGCCAAGGAAACCTTCTCTGCGTTACCAGACTCATCCAAGAGATACAAAAGCTCGGGGATTGGACTACCTTTTTTACCTTTAATGATTTGCTTTTTCGGCACTTCTACTAAGCGACCGTCCAATAGCAACACCAAAGCCTTATCATCGGCAAGAAGGGCTTTAAATATTCCGCACCTGTTGTAGTGTTCAACTTCATCTCCCTGTATCAAACAGGGTTCGTGTAACTTGGGAGCTTTTTGTTCTTTGAGAGCGACGGTTCCGCGCGGGATTTCTTTCTCTTCCCCGGAACAATCAACCCTTACTTTTATTGAATCAGTGTCGGGACAGTAATCGACAACTTCTGCTCGATATGTGGCGTGGTTTTCCTTGAATTCGACGCGATCGCAGTCGGGAACGGAATGCAATTTTATCAGTCTTCCTATGTCCGAGGGTTTAACGCCGTTCTTTTCGACACCATCTTTTTCCTTGATGGTAATTTCGACCAGTTCGGCTAATATACTTCCTGCCACATCAATTTTTTTGGCGATCGGATCTTGTAGCACCCCTGGGAATTGGACTTTTGACAAAGTATCTGGAAGTTTGTCCATGATTGCATTTGCCGTGTCAAAACCCGTGTTTCCAAGAATGAAGTGAATGTCCTCTTCTACATCTTCAAGCTGCTGCGTGTAGTCCCACAGTCTGCGACCTTTCTCTATATCTTTCCGCAGCGCTGGGCTAAAATTCTGTTTGATAAATCTTTGAGCTTGTTTGGTTTCTTGAGAGGCTTCTGCCAAATTCAAAATTCTGCGAGAAACTTTTCCTATTTTCAAGAAATGTTCTTTAACCGTTTCTATTACCTGTGCTGTATCCGCAGCGATGGTTGCGAGCAATTGTTCTGCGTCGATCGTCCAGTCTTGAACTGGATTTAACTCGGAAACAACAGGGGAGGCTACTTGACAATCGAGTTCGATATCCTTCATAATATTACCTGAATGTCTTTTTTTTCTGCGGAGTCGCTCCTCCAAGAGCGCCCGCTTTTTTTTAGTCTACCAGAATGCCCTAAAAAGATCCACTAATCATACTTAAAATTTGCTATGGCTTGAGCAGCCCGATTGCCATTAAATCGTCAATTAAGGCTTTCAGGCTCTCTGCCAGCCTTGCTGTCGTGACTGTGGATGTTACGAAACTTTGACGGTTGGGGTTTCCTGTAGGCGAAACCCACCCCATAGCCGACGGGTTGCTGCCGGAGATTACGCGCCCGTAGGCATCAACCACAACTCTTCCGTATGTAGCTGGCGTCACTCCAGTAATTGCCAAGTCGATCGCGTCCGGCGCAACAGCAATCCGAGAGCTAGAGGCGCTCACAACTTCTAAAGCTTGTCCGGAATTGATTAACCCGTTACCCCCGATTAGCTGTCCCGCAGCCGAAACTTGAGTGAAAGTTAGGGGTGTGGTGTTGAGGGAGATCGTCCCGGAAGTGATTAGCGCAAATCCCCGGTTCCTGTTTACCACCCCTTCAGAAACAAAGCAGTACATCCCTTTCAGAACTAGACCCGAAGTGTTGGCGTCGGTTGCTCTAGTTAAAGTCCAGGCAACAGTAGCAGACCCAATATTGGTAACGGTGTAAATTCCATTTTGCAGTGCTGAAGTTTGGTTCCAAACCAATACCCGATCGCCCAAAGCTAGCGGAATTGTGTCAATGGTAACAACTGACAGCGCGCCCGTATTGGTAAGTACGTTGTTTGCGAAGGATGCAGCGAGATTTCCGGTAGTGGCAACCCTGACGGAAGCTTTGATATCCAGTCCGGACAGGGCGACATCTATATTGACTTCTGTCTGAGTCAACCGTTTCTGAAGCTCGACGATTGCCGCTGCGTTTGCAACTACCGCCTCGGTCAAAACTTCTCTAGCTAAAGGGAATCCGCCAGCCTGAATTCCATCGTGAACTACGGCTGTCTTTTTTTGGGTGTCTACAGTGATCTGTCCTTCTAAACCTTTAAAGACTTGGTTTTTAGCGGTATCTCCCCGGAAATGTTTGACAATGCCGATACTCATTTAGAGTTCTCCTCCATCAATTGTTGTATCGCCCAAGTCCAAAAAGTTTACAATTTGATTTCCTTGCTGCGACACTACTTGAGCCAGCAATTTTCGCACCAATTCGGCGTGAACTTCGGAATTAGGCGCGATCGGTTGAATGTTAGGAGTAGAATTGCCCGTGAGGTCGATCGACACGATTGATGGAACTAGCATTGTATCACCCCGCTAATAACAGCGAACAAACTTTGGCGGACAAAATTATTGACGATTCTTTTATCTTTCCAAAAACATTATTTTTTGTCATTTTACTTCTTTTAGTGCAGGCATTTAAAGCACTCCGCCGTCTAACGTGATATCTTGAAATATGTTGTCAATACCTTGAATGTCTGTCATGTCGTGAAGATGTACGGCATTTGCTTTTGCAGACAAATCAGTCTCGAGTTTTCCTACCGTAACAACCGAATTAGGAGTATTTAATTGCTCTACATTTTCGATAGGATTTCCGTCCATATCGATGGCAGCGCCAAAAGTTATTGCCATAGAAATCGGTTGTTCGTTTCAAATAAAACTACTGTCTGCGTTAACTGCTCGTTATGCAAAAAAAGTACAAATACTTAGAAATACCTTAATACTCGTGTTTGCATCATTTTTTTAGTTGACGCCCAAGCTGTACAGGGAAGCACAAGATTTAGATCACATTACCCCGCCATCAATAACAGACAGTTCTTGCTGCACGAACGCGCAACTAGCAATTTCATTGGTTGCAGCACCTGCGATTGCTGTTGGAACAGTTCCGAAATCAGCTAGCGTACTGGGATTTTTGCCTGCAGTTGCCCTGCCGTAGGCATCAATCGTGATTATTCTGTACTCGCCAGGAGTAATTGCGGTAGTTGCTAAGTCGATCGCGTCTGCTGACACGACAATTCTTTGATTGGAAGCGCTTGCTACATTCAGCGTATTTCCATTTTTGGTTAGACCGTCACCGGGGGTGATCTGGCCTGCACCGCTGAACTGGGTAAATACTAGCGGAGTTGTATCGAGGGCGATCGGGTTTTTGGTTGCTAGCGTAAATCCAATACTGGCGTTTGCAGCACCTTCTGTAACGTAAGTGTACGTTCCCGACGGCATTTCAGAGCTAATGTCTGCGTCTGCATCGCGGATCAAAGTCCAAGGAACCGAAGCGGAACCGGGGTTGACCACCCGAAAGATCCCGTTTTGAGTTGCAGCGGTTTGATTCTTGACCAAAACGCGATCGTTTGCTGCTAGCAACACCTCGTCGATTGTTAGAGCTGCTAGCGTCCCAGTATTTGTCAGAGTCTTGTTGGCGTAGGACGCAGAGAGGTTGCCCGTTGTTGCAACCCGACAAGCAGCTTTAGTATTTAATCCTTGAACAGCACTTCCAACAGCGTCAACAACAAAAGCGCGATCGGCGACTATTATACCGCCTGGAGTCGCTCCGTCTTGAACCCTCAGAGCCTTGAGTCCGGTGTCTAGAATTACTTCTCCCAACAAGCCCGTGTAGGTACTAGCTTTGTCGGTAGTTCCGCGTTTAAATAAAACTGTTGACGGCATTTATTATTTCCTCGCTTCTAATACTGTAATTCGACCCCGCAGTTCTTCGTTTGCTTGAGCTAATTCCTGAACGGCTTTAATCAAAGGCGCGATCAGTTCGTCGTACCCAATGCTCAATACATCATCTCCGCCACTGCGCGAGTGATCTTGAAGTCCGCCGAAATCTAAGCCTGTAGTTTTAATTAAATCTGCGACTTCTTGAGCTATAAGCCCGTGATGGAATCGTTTTTTCTTTTGGCTGCCGTCGTGAACGATATTGGCAAGTTTGCTTCTTTCTTGCCACTCTGCCATAATTGCGTCGTAAGCCGATTTCTCTTCATCCGAAACGTCTGGTAGTAAAGGTGGTGGCATAGGAGTGCGGTAAGAATCGCGCATATCCCAGCGGTAATCTACAGGTCTTAAAGCTTTTATAAACTCAAGACCTAAAACTGTCGGTCTAATATCTGCTTTGTCTCTTGCATCCGATCGGTTTTGAACTGTTCCGAAGACAAATGTAGTTGTTGCGCTGTCGCCCAACTGCACTTGATTTGATGCGCTCACGCTAGCGCCAGCTCCTATACCCGTACAATTAACCAACCCGGCTTGATTTAAAGCAGCAAATCCAACTGCTGTATTGTTGTTGCCTGCTGTATTTGGGTTGAGAGCTAAAGTCCCTACTGCTACGTTGCTAGAACCAGAAGTATTTTCGTTTAGCGCATACATCCCCACACCTACATTGTTCCCCCCAGTTGTGTTTTTGTTAAGACACAAAACACCTACTGCTGCGTTTTGAGAACCTGTAGTGTTGCGGGTCAACGCAAGACCAGCTCCAATATTGTATCCGCCCGTCGTGTTAAAAGAGAAATCTCCGCCACTTCCTATTATGGTATTGTGAACGCCTGTTGTGCTTCCACCAACAGCTCCGCCACCACTCAATAACATAAAGCAGTTGCTATTATTTTTGTTAGCAATTGCTACTCCGTTAAAAAAAGCGTTTCCATTATTATCTATAGAAGCATTTACAGATTTTATTTTTTTACCTGTTATGCCGTCAAAGGCTACAATCTTAGAGTCTACGCTTGACTCTACACCTTCAACAACGGTCGCCTTAAACGCTGTGTTTTCAGCTCGAACTTTTGTTAGTTCCGCTGCTACCGTGTTTTGCAGCGAAGTGGTGCTAGATACCAGCAACCCAACTTGATGTTCTAAACTCATATATCTCTCCAAAACAACAGAGGCCGCCCAAATAGCTTGGACGGCCGACGTAGCAAATTATTTATTTTTTATAGAGTGCTGCAAAAGCAGCACTTTCAACCCGATCGCCCGCGCAATCTCAGGATTTCTGTACCAAGCATATCGCGAAGGACGAAAACTTGCAAATTTTTAGCTAACCTTCGTCTTGAGGCTCCCAACTTTTGAATCCCGCCTGCTCGGGTCGGATAATGCAGGTTTGATTGATCGGGTCGCGCAAGGCGCTGGCAATTGCCGAAGGAACTCCGTGCATCCCCACTCGCCAATCTACTTTGTTAATTGACTGGGTATTTCCCGCATTCACAGCACCCTGCGGCGCGTCAGAATTGCTGTTGCGGGTATAAATTGCCAAGTTTCCGTCAGAGATGGCGACCGGTTCCCTGCCGCGATACAAGTATTCGCCAGTTAACATACCTTCTTGGAAAAATACTATGCGATATTCGGCGACCGCACTCCACCCGATAACCCTAAATTCGGTTGGCGGGCGAAGTTTGTGAGGATTGGGGATGATTTTGCCGTCTTCTTTTATCAGTCTTTGGTAAAAATAAGGCTCCATATCACACCATTTTAATTTGTGGGTGCGGCAAAACATCGCGGGGATTGACATCCTGGCCGTTAATGTAAACACCGAAATGTAGGTGAATGTTTTGCTGTCCGTACCCACAATCGGCACCAAAACCAGAACAACCACGCATTGCAATTTTCTGACCCGCTTGTACGGACTGACCTTCGGTGACGAGAAGAGGTGCTTGAAGGTGCATATACACGCTCTCCGTGTTGTCCCCGTGGTCGATGCGGATCATCCTGCCTTCTCCACCGCTAGGATCGCTTTTAGCTATTTTTACTTTGCCTGATTTGGCTGCAAATATTGCATCCGGATCTGGTCCAGAACCGAAACCGCCGTAATCGATTCCAGCGTGATGTCGCCCTCTAGCGCTTCCCCATTCGCACCTAGGTCCTGCAACTGTGTTTCCTTCAATAGGCATCGGCGATCGCCACCCTTGCTTTGAAACCGGCATTCCGCTTACCGTAACAGTCTGGGCAACGGCGCTTTCTGGAGCGGCTTGGTGTTTTTGCGGGGCGTCCGGTTTGGAAGCGTCGCCCCGAAACAGTTGAATTTTGGCGTTGGGGTCGGGTTTAAATGCCGTCACTTCCGCTTCGAGGCGATCGCCAAACAAGAAGAGAACTTCTTCCACAGTATAGGTATCGTCCAGTCCTTCTCCCAATCCCCGCGCTTCAAATGTCAGACCGGCGTCTAATTTTAAAATATCCGGCTGACCGTGAACGTCGAGGCAGAATTGAGCTATGTGAGTTTTGTGGGAGTCAAGGGCCATCAACCCCAGCGCTGCTTCCATCGCCCCCAACTGAGAAGTTGGGTTGTGCTGACCGACCATCGCGACCGCAGGCGCTCCCCCGGTATCAAAATCGGTTGCACCGGTGTTGCCGGGAAGGGCTGGCATCCCATCAATCCCCGACTTAAAAATTTCCATTCCGCGATCGATCGCGGGCTTGAAGGTTCTGCCGAAATCGTTGTCGTGACCGTTGGGATTGCCCTGTATTTTGCGCCTTACCTCGTGCCAGTCTTGAGCCTCGGCAGAAATTTGACAGTTTTGGTTTGCATTGTGCTTTCCCTGCCAGTACATTACTGTTATTTTTGCTGCAATTTCTGGCTGTCCGGCTAGTTCTGGATTTTGCAGCAAAGGCAAATTCAACAGCTTCCCAAACATTTCGTAGTTGTAAGTATGCGTTAGTTGAATATACCCCCGTCCGCGAAAATTACTACCTCCTTCGACTGATGAGCTTCCTGGTCCTATTTCTGATGCCGGTGTAAAATTCAGGGTTTCCGTTCCCATTGTGGCAATAATGCCAACAAGTTGATTCTTTGATTTCAACCCAGCTTCATTCATCGCTCTTAGAATGTAAGGCAAGTTTTTCCGGATCGAGTCAAGATCGAACTGAGGTAAAACTTTTTTTACGTCCTCCGGCGTCGGATAGGATTGCTGCGTCGGTTGCTGCGTGGCGGGGGCGATCGGTTTGGTTGCAGGAGTTGCAGGGGCGATCGGCTTAGTTTTTGTGTCTTCCATAAATAAAAAAAACTACCTAGGGAATCCCAGGCAGGGCGCGTGTTTTGCTTTGGTAACAGGCGGGTGGGCGATCGGGTTAGATGTTCAGTTTCTCAATATCGTCGCGATTAAATTGCAGCCCGCGTCGAAATTGCTCTTAAGTCCAATCTCGAACGTGGGATTTACACATCGGATTTAACGCATTTAAAAATCGAAACAACTTTTCTGTTGAAAAACCTGTCAGTTTTCCTTTGATCAACGCTGACATTTCTTGTTGGTCAATTCCTAATACTTCTGCTGCTTGAACTTGATTCAGTTTCCTTTGACGGAGGATCTTATTTATCTGTCTTACCAATTCAGCCTTTGCCAGCATTTCACCAGAATTAAGTAAACCCAAATCACTAAATATATTGCCACTACTGACTTGAATGTTCATTTCTTTCCTCATTATTTACTTTTCATTTTATTCTATCTTAGTTGTTCTATGGGTCTATTGATAAAAAAAAGCAATCAAGGGGACTCTTCTTTGCGAGTCGATCGCCCTTAAGAGCCAGTCATTTGTCGAACAGCCCGATCGCCCACCATTGCCGTTAAGCCCAAAAACAAGTATAATGACCTAAAACCTTTACAGCAAGCCCTTTCTGGGTATCCCAGAAAGGGCTTTATATTTTAAAAGCACACTATGCTCACAAGTAAAAATTTTTTAGGGCTTCCGGCACTTCCCCAGGGACGTACTTTGTCAAGTGAAGAGATATCCAGTGCAGCGATCGCCCTTGCAGCCAAAGTGAAGGAGATTGTTGGGTGCGACGGCGTGTTGGTATGCGAGTTTAACTTAATACTGCCAAATCAAGGGCCGAGGATTATTGCAGACGCTTCTAAAGACAGGTGGAATGAAATAATAAACAAGGAATTTGTTGGCAGGCATTTAAGAAGTTTGTCGCAGCAAATTTACGCAAGTGTTGATATGAGCAAAGACAATTCTCCATACCACGAAGAGCTTTCTAGCCTTGGCATTGGCTCTGTTCTCAGCGGTTGCATAGAGGTTAACAATCTAGAATGGGGTGCGCTGATCTGCTGGAATAAAAATAGCTGCGAATGGGAAGAAAGCAATTTATTGTTGATTTTACAGACCTGTCAGTATTTAGAATACGCGATCGCCAGATCGATGTTGAAATCCGTATTTGTAGATCGGGGTCATACAAAAACAATCAGTAAAATTAAGTCATTGCTCAATACTCCAAGCGATTGGAAAACATTCCAAGTGTTGGTCAAAGCCTCTCTTCAGTCTTTAAGACAGTTGTTTCAAGCCAGCAATTGCTCTATATTGGTAGGCAACGAATGTTTGTTTACGCTAACAGAAGATCGCTTGTCAGTAACGAGAACCCCTTACTATCAGGACATAGTAACTAAAGACTTGGTTGTAGTTCCAATCTTTATCAACAGCATTCATTGGGGTTTTATAGAGATAGAATCGCCTTATCTTCCGTGGGATGAAGTAGAAAGTACGTTTTTGAGGAAAGCCGGGTTTATAATTTGTAGCGCGATCGCCAACAAAGAGTCTGATTACCTTCAAGCTTATTATTTAGATAGGATCATAGAAACAGCACCTATCGTTCTTTACAAGCTTGACAAGTTAGGGATTTGCACTTTTTGCTTAGGCAACAATCTAGTTGATTACCAAATTTTTCATAAAGAACTGCTAGGAAAGAATATTTTTGAAGAGAATGCAGGATATCCAAAAAACCAACAATTTTTCAAGGAAGCTTTTGAACTTAGCACGCATTCGGGATTTGTAAGTGCTAACGGAACAATTTTTCACAACCATACCGTACTGCTAGAAAACGGAGAAATTATAGGTGTCGCGATCGATTACACAGAACAGTTTACATTTCAAAAAGATTTGGAAACTGTTGTATACTCATTGTCTCACGACTTACAGGAACCGTTGAGGGCAATTTCCAACAACCACAAGCTACTAGAAAATAGATTGACAGCAATTGGAGTTCAGGATGATGAAATCAGCAACCGCTTAAAAAAAGGATCGTCAAGCGTCAAAAAGTTATCTGAATTGATTGAAGAACAGTTGCAGTTGAGCCGAATAAACTCGACCAAAAAACCATTTGAACAAAATGACAGTAAATCTATTATTCAAGAAGCGATAGATAATTTATCGGATTTAATAACTAGGAAAAACGCGCAAATTGAATTTGTGACACCTTTTTTTCCGACTATTAGCTGCGATCGCTCTCAAATGGTTTCGCTGTTTCAAAATTTAATTGGCAATGCTATCAAATTCAACAATCTTACCGAGCCTCCCTCAGTATGGATTAGCTGCAATTTAGAAGGAACTAGATTTTGGAAATACGGAATTGCCGATAACGGTATCGGTATAGATCCGCAGTATCAAAAACAAATTTTTGAAATTTGGAAAAGACTCCACAGTGAATCTGATTTCCCCGGCACAGGAATGGGGTTAGCTATTTGTCGCAAAATAATTAATCGACACAAGGGTAATATTTGGGTCGAATCAGAAGGCGACGGTACTGGAAGTATATTTTACTTTACAATTCCAGCGTCAACAGAAGGATTGTTGTTTAGTGCAATTTAAAAATGATGGCTAAGCATAGTGTTTTACTGGTTGAAGATTCGCCTGATGACGCTGAAATAGCAAAGATTGCTTTTGAAAAGACACAGCTCGACATCAATTTAGAAGTAGTTAAAACCGGGAGATCTGCTATTCTGAGATTGCAAGAAGTAAATCAACCGGATTTGGTTATTCTCGACTGGAATTTACCGCTCGTGTCGGGAAAAGAAGTTTTGTTTTTTATCAAAAGAACAGCAAGAATTAAGAGAATTCCTGTAGTTGTTCTGACTACATCAAAGAACACCCAAGATATAACTGATGCTTACGACGGTCACTGCAATGCCTACACAGTAAAGCCATTAGAGTTTGATGACACGATAGAGCTGTTAAGCTCGATTGCGAATTTTTATTGCAGGTACACATTATCACCCAAAGAGCTATGACAAGCGAGCGCGAGCCAATACTAATAATAGATGATTCCCCGAACGACGGAGAATTTGCGGAAATAATACTCCGAGAATCAGGTTTTGACGGAGTTACTTCTACTACAAGACTGTCTGATGCGATAGAAATCTTAAAAGCTGACAATACAATCAAGCGAGTTGTATTGGACTTGGGGGGGTTGGTAAGAAAATCAGACAACCCTCTTGCTGCGTTAAACGCACTGGAAGCAGAAGGTTTTCCCGATCTTCAAATAGTCGTACTAACAGGAAACAAAAACCCCGCTCTTGTTCGAGAAATAGAAAAAAGAGGGTATCAGTGTTTGACAAAAGAAAATGCACTAGATTTAGTCGAAAAATCTAGTGCTCTGCCAGATGCCATCGCCAAGCTTGAATCAAGCAACCTTAATCTGCGACAAAATATTCACGTAAACGAGCTGTTTGCAAGAGTTAAGAGGCTAGAAACTCAGATTGATGGAATACTTTTGCTTTCGGGAACAAGTAACTTGCAATCGCTAGCCATCGATGTTAAAGCCATAGAGTCTCAACTCAATTTGTTGTACGAACTAAAAGACCGCATCGCAGAGTTTGAACGTAGCGATCAAATTCTGCGCGAAACTATTGGCGAATTTCGACTAGAAATAAAAGTTATAAATACCGAGAAAAATATTGAGCTTTTGAAGTTGCTGAGCAAAGCTATTTGGCTGTTAAAACTCAATCAAAAATTTTGCAATTTGTGCGTTTTTGTGTTTACGGAAATGTATAAGATGGTATTTGAAAATATAAAAATAATCTTGCTTGGATGTGCCACCACAATAGTTGTCACTTCTTCTTTTTGGCACAAGTTAACAGATAATTTACCTGAAATACAAGAAAAAATCAAAACTACAATAGAAAATCTTTTGCGTTAATTTAAAGATCTAAAAGTTAATGACAGGCGATCGCCCTCAATGTTCCAACCAATCAGCTCAACCAGATCGCCGTTCAAGTGGTGGCGCGATCGGATCAGCAGCGGCGGAACCTCAAATATTTTAGTCTCCAAAATCACCAACCGCCCCGAAACCGTTCTATCGTTAAATTTTTGCAGTCCCCAGTCAGATCGCATTTTTTCGGCAACCGCAAGGGCTGTTTTTAGATCGGCGATCGCGCTGTCTAGTTTTTCCGGTGGGGCGATCGTTACCGCTTCCGCAGCTTTGGTTGCATCCAGTCTGACGACCCAAGCTTTGAACTCATTGATTTTAACGATAAACTGTTCCAATGCAAAAATTAATTCTGATTCTGTGTTATACATGACTTGCGCTCGATCGCTTTTCCCTCTACAATACATTGGCAACCAGTATTAAGGCAAATCAGATGCAAGCAGTTTTCCAAGAGCTACAGGAATTAATTACCGTTTTAAACGGTTTCGCTCCGGCTCTCGAACAGGCGATTGGTAGAATTAAATCACTGCGGGCCGAACTCAATTCACTGAAAGGCGAAGAACTAGCAGAAGACGAAAAACAAGCTAAGGATGAAGAAGCTCTGCTCGGAACCTTGAGAGCATTTACCTCTACTATTAGTACGATGTCACAAAAAGTTACAGAGGTAGTTGCCGAGGAGCCAGCACCAGTCGAGCTTGAAGTCGGACAGCCTCCCGTCCAGCCAGATACTGCTGTTCAATCAGTCACGACAATTCCACCAGTTCCTCCAGTTCAAATTCCTACTGCTTAACATTTTTGACGCATTTTTGACACAAGAAAGCCTCGCAGAAACTCAGAGTTTCTGCGAGGCTTTCTATTTGATAGAGGGACTCAAAGATTTACTAAGAGATTTTTTGTCCTATTTTGTTGCACGACGGACATTCCGGTCGTGTGAGTTCAACAAAACTATCTGGTAGCGAGTACCAAGTATCTTGGTTTTTGCATTTTGGGTCGCTACATTTATATTCCTCTGTTTGGGGATATGATTTTCGAGCAGGGTAGATGTGTTGGTACTCCTCAACGGGAACACCAAGCCATTCAACGTGTTGTTCGACGCTTTTTGGTAATATCGAATGTAGTACCAGGGTATTTTCCCTCCAAACTAAAACGTTTTCACCATTGATAGCATTTGCGATCTCAGTGGGAATCCCGTCGTCGTTTATTTCGCATTCTTCTTCCATGTCGAAAAAAATGTACACTTCTGGACATGGTGGAAAATCTTGATCGATTCCCGTCCAGTCTTCTACACTGACATCAGAATTGGCGATCATTTTGCGAATGCGTTCTGCAATTTGTTCCGCTATTTTTTCAGAGTAAGCGTGAATTTGATACTTAACTAATGTCTGTGTTTTCATTGTCGTTCGTGTTTAAAACTATATTTAGTATAACATATTTAGCATATTAATTTTCACAAAATAAACGCACCGCGTAAATTAATTTACGCGGTGCGTTTTAACGAAGTAATAAACTACATAGCTAATAAGAGTTTGTTTTTCGCACTCTCTTCCTCGGACAAGGGATTAACTTGATCTGTTTTTACGATTTCCCAGAACATCCTTTGGAGAAGTTCGGAATTTTCTTTGCAAGCCACAATTGCTTGCCCGTCTATTCTTGAAGGAATATACGACTCTACATCGATATTCACGCGCAAAAAAGGTTCACATTCTACCCATTCTCCGATTTTTCGATTGAAACGCTTGGAATGCTTTTCTACTTTGATCCTGCATTTCTTGTATTTCAATGTGACGGTTTCAAGTTCACTAGGAGTGACATCGATCACTTTTTGGAAAATCAGAAACCAGTGAGAGTGCCTGGGGTTGAAAAATCCACCAAACATTTCTCCTGGCTCAAGTTGCCAAACGAGTGTGTTTTCGGAGTTATCGGTAAGAGGATGTTTGTAAGGCATGATTTTCACGCTTTTGCGTTTGTGTTTATACTTTATTGTAACACGGTTAACATATTTTTGTAAAATAAAAAACATCGCAAAATTTTTAATTACGCGATGTGTTTTTAACTGTTTATTTTTGAGCGCGCTTTTTTCTAAGTTCGCTCTTGCGTGTATTTATTGTAACATATTTAACGAGTCAATTGACATAAAAACGCATCGCGTAAATTAATCGCGATGCGTTTTTGTTTATTTGAGAGATTTTCTAATAACTTCTAAATCTGGGAGACTGTCAGTCTTTACAACTTTCCAATGCTTCAAGTTTCGATAAATACTTTGATAGTGTTTTTTAACGTATTCATCCGAGCATTCTGCGTAGTCTGGTAATTGGCTTCTCATGGCAGTAATTCTCGTAGCATGAGTCCCGCACCGCTTGTCAATTCCCCACAATTCTTTTTTAGGCATTAAGTGTGGCGCACTTTTGGGAATGTGAACTGGGAATGCTATTTGATAGTTGATTCTTGTCTTGACGGTCATAATTTTACGCTATTTGTTTTATGTTTCTCAATAATTGTAACACAATTGCAACTTTTATTACTGCTTGGCTTTTTCAACAATATCTCGCAACTGAGTGCGAATAACTCTTTGCGCCTGCGGTGATTCCAAATGCTTCATAATTTCGCCCAATAACTCTTCCGCTGCAAAACTTGGATTTGCTCCCTGAACTACAATGTCTCCAAAAACAAATTGAACGTTAAATTCTGTTGTCTGCGAAGATGCAGCGGGCGGAAGGGGAATTGGGGTTGCGGGGACAGGCAATGCTCGAAGGCTGGAAACCTCTACCCGATCGCCCTGGTTGATCGATTCCAATAAAGGTAGGTTCGACCGCGTAGCAGCAGCATTGACAACAAACTCCCCAGGCGACGCCAGAATAGGTACGCGATCGCCCGTAGATGTTCCCATTCCCGATATCAAACCGCCAGTCGCATAACGCTGTACTGGCTGAACCTGCAGCGGGTGGCTCGGCAAAGGCTGACTCCGCAGCGAAGGAGCGAACAATCCGCCGACGAACGGAATATTAGCTAAAACCCCCATTGAATTAGTTACAACCCACTGAATCAGATTCCAAATTCCTTGGAAAACTCTAGTAATAGCGCTTCCTACAACAACAAATGTTTCTTTTAGTACCCACCCGACCGCCACAACTCCAGAAATTATCGCCAAAAAAGGTGCGGCTGCAACTACCGCAGCAGAAATACCCGCAATCACAGCCCCAATACCGCCCGTGACGGCTGGAACGACAGCCGCAGCAAAAACTCCTCCTATTGTCGCCAGCGCGCTCCCGACTCCCGATACAGCAGAGCCGATCGCCCCAACAGCGCCTGTTATGCCAGCAAGCACCGCGCCAAAATTTGCTGCCAAAGTTAAAGTAACGACTGTTCCGGCAATCGCAGCGCCGACAGTTGCTACTGCTCGAACAATTTTGGAGACAGCGTTAAATACAAATCCTAGCGTTTTAATTACACCGATCAGTACGAATGAAATTGTTTTAATGATTTTAATCAAACTAAAAGTTAAAGTTTTAACTGGAATCAGCAATACATTGATAATTGATGATGCCAAACCTGATATGTTTCCATCCACTCCGCTAAAGATGCTGGCGATCGTCCCAAAAATTTGAGCGAATGGCTCGACGATGGTATTTCCCAATTCGACGAGCGCGCTCCACACGCTATCAATTTCCTGAAAGAGCGTTCCAGTTACTTGGGCGATCGAATCCCAAATTCCCCCAAAAACGCCTGCAACGATACTCCCGATAAAGCTGAAGACTTTTCCCAATACCCATCCAACTGCCACAATTCCCAGAAGCAAAGGAATAAAAGGAAGGAAGGGGGAGATTGCTGCGGTTGCTGAGGCAAGGATTGCACTCAAACCGCTGAGAATCACTGGAACTAAGACTCCGCTAAATATTCCAGCGACACCGGTGGCAATAGTTGAAAACTCAATTAACGCGAGACTCAACCCAGCAACAAACGCTCCAGCACTTACAAACAGTCCCCCTATTTGCGTTAAAGAAGAAAATACCGCTAAAGCAGCGCCTATCCTCAACAGCGATTCAACCAATACGCCAAATACAGTAAAAGCAAATTTGCCCGCTTGGATTAACGATCCAATGATTCCTGCAACTGTTCCCACGATTGCAGAAGCAACACTGGAAATAGACTCAAGAATCCACGAGCTAAAATTGCCCAGACTATTTTTTGCATTTTCCACAACCTCTTGAATGCCGCCAATGTTGTCTTTGTAAGATCGGTACAGCAAAAATAGGGCAGAGCTAATTCCCAATATCAAAGGTAAAAACGGCAGCAGCGGTACAATCATTGATTTGTAGGCAAGTTTGGCAGCACCCGCGACAAATCCGTAAGATGCGGCGATCGCCCCGTTAGCGCCGCCCACAATTCCTGCTTTAGTCAAAGCAGATGCGGCGATCGCGCTGTCTGCAGCTACGGAACTTGCTGCGTTCGTTGCGTAAAAAGCTCGCATCCCCGGCATCGCCGTCCGAATATCTAAGAATGAAGTCACCAAGTCATTCATCATAAATATCGGTGTCGCTAGTTGCGGGGCGATATTCGACAATACGGAACCGATCGACAGAGAGAGACTTCTAACGCTTTCACCGACCTGCTTCCTAGCAGCGGTATCTTGCTCGACTGCTAACGTTACTCGCCGATGAGCAGATTCTAGATTCTTCAAACCTTGAGTATAGACTTTGCTATCGATCGCCCCTTGTTTGTAGAGATCGTTCAACCGCACCTGCCTCGCTGTAATTCTGTGAAGGTTGGTTTGGGACTCTACCGGATTCCGACTAACGCTCGACATTGCCAACTTCGCATCAAACTTCAACCCGCCAAGCGCTTCGCCAGCTTCGGCAATTTTAGACGGAGATAGCGCGGTGAGCGATCGATCTAAAAATCTGTAAATTGCATTGCCTTCAATCTTTGCCGACAGCGCCAAGTCCGACAGCCGACTTTGAATAGTCTCTGTAGTGTTGACCCAGTTTTTGCGAATCCAGTAAGTCGGTCCCGGCGAGGCTTCCGACAAATCGCCCTGCAATTGCTGTCCGGTTTGTTTCGCTTTCCTGCCGATGCCCGCGATCGCCCCGACAATTTTGCCTCCGGTTTTTTCCCAAATTGCGCCCACTGTTTTTAAAGGCTGTTCGAGGAACTGGGCGATCGCTGCACCTAGTTCTCCTAACTCCGACATTAGTCGCCCTTTCAATTCTGTGGCGTTGCTACCGAGAACGCCGATACTAGCAATTATGTCGGGAATCCCTTTGAAAACGCTAAAGATGTCGAACGGCAGGGAAACATCTAGACCTAACTTGAACAGAGCAACGCCTACATCTTTTAGTCCAACCAATATTTCAGCTACAACGCCTGCCATCTTCAATCCAAAAGTACCGATATCTTTTGCAAAACCGAGGAAACTGCCAGCAATCTCGCTCGCGGTCAGCGCAACGCCCGCTAATTGTGCCTTGAAGCTTGCAAAACCTTCTTGTACCCCCGCGAAGGCTTCCTTGGATTTTCGAGAGAATGACGACAGAAGCGCAACAAACCTCAATACAGATTTGTATAAACCTAGAACGGCGGTCATTACCCGAGCCGGCCAGTCCAGCACAAAACGAAATGCCCATACAAACTTTAGTGCGAAGGCAGACAGCTCAATTCCTATTTGGGTAAAAACCCACAAAACCTTGAACAAAGGTGGGAGTACAGTTGTAGAAAAATTAACTATTCCAGCTAGTATTTTGCCGACAACTTGCCCGAAGTCTTTACCCGCAGAAGCTGCGCGATCGGTGTCGCGACCAGCAGAAGTCAATCCCTGAGAAAACTGCCCCAAGTTTTTTAGAATCCATCCCAAAAATTCACCCAAATGTCTGACAGCAGATGAAACGCCTGTTAGTTTTGATGTCATTTCATCGGAGGCGATCGCCCCGCTGTTTACCGCTCTAGCAATATCGAACAAAGTTTGACCAAAATCAATAGCTGACTTACTCGCAGAAATCACTATACCGATCAAATCTGTCAGGGGCTGCTGAACCTCAGAAAATAAACTGGTTGCAAAATTAGAGATGAATCCATTTAGGGATTTAAACCCATTTTTTATTACATCTAATAAATTAAATTTCGCAATAATTTGAGTGGCTACCCATGTCGCAGGCGCTATCAACTGTAGCAGCGAGTTTGTTATCTTGGTAACGGCTTCCTTCCACGCTTCAGGAATTTTGACTGTTGGGCTGTGATTCAATAAACCGATCAATGTCTGACCCAGCCATTTGGCAAAGTCTGCGATCGGAGTCAATATGGTTTGAAATTCTGCTGCAAACTTCTCCCATTTCCTTTTAATCCAGTCTGCTGCTTTCCCAAAGGCGATCGGGACTTCTTGTAGGGCTTGCTCAAATAGTTGAGGAACTCTAGAGCTGAAATCTTGCAACCCCGTCAAAACAGTTAAGAACAAATCCTTTCTGTTCAAGAATTCCGTGAGGCGCTGCCATTGAGCCTGGACGGAAGCGATCGCGCCATTTATACTGGGAATAATTTTAGCGATTTGCTCTTTCACTTTTTCAAACAAAGAGGGAATAGATTCGCCAAAATTTTTCATTTTTGCAGAAATACCTGTAAATAAATCCGCAGAACTCAAGAAGGTAATAAAATTCGGCCATTCCGACTTAATCCAAGATATTGTTTCGCCAAACTTTGTACCAATCAACGTTAGGAAGTCCAAAGCTCCTGGAATCATTGGAGTCTCAGACAACCAAACAGATAATTTATTCCATTTCTCTTGAATAAATGCAACCGTATTGCTAAGCCTTTCCCCCAGCAAAGCAATTTTGACAAACAGATTTTGAATTGCCGGGATCTCGAATTTCAATCCAACTTCGATCGCCCACGCAGACAGCCTACCGCTTAAGTCTTTTAACCTATCAAAAAATCCTTGAAATATTTGCCCGGTAGCCAGCGACTTCTGAACTTCCGACCATTTTTCTCTTAACAAACCCGAAAACAATGTAAATTCCAATCCGACCTTAAGCAATCTATCAAACAGCCAACTGAATAAATTAGTTCCGCTCATCCAGCCTACAAACTTACTCCACGCAGCCTCCAAAATATTTACGGTTGAGAGAAAAGCTTGAGAGATATTTTCTGGCTTAAAAGCTTCGCGCAGCCGATCGCCCGCAACTCGAAATAGATCGCTCTGTCGCAACCAGTCTCCTAGCTGTTGCCACGATGATTGAACTTTGACGATCGCCCGATCGAAGTATTCCTCAACGTTCAACATCTTCATGATTTGGCGGAACTTCGACTCGACTGCAGAAATTGCACCGCCAAACCCTTTCTGAACTGCCGCTGCAATATCTGGGGGCAGTGCGACGAGAATAGTGTTGAAAAAGCCGCGCCAGAAGTCTCCGACATATTTGAGGGGCGCTGTTAGAGCTTCTGTGATTCCCGGCACCAATCTTTTAAGGCGATCGGGAATTGACTCGGAAGATCCGTCTATGGAGCCAAATAGTTGGCTGATGCCGGTGATCGCATCCTTGAACGTAAAATTCTTGATAGACTCCTGAACCTGAAAAATTCCATTTTTAATCGACTGCACCGCGAGATCGACCTGTTCCGCGAAAAGTTGTTTGATGGCTGGAAAATGGTGTTTAACGCTGTCGATCGCAAACGCCACAGCATCAGTCACTGACTTGACTGCGTTAATCAATATGGATGCAACCATTTCTCCTGCTTGCTCTCCCGACTTGAAGGCTAAAAAGAAGTTATTGATAGATTCAGTTGCGCGTTTGAGGGTAAAGCCTAACGGTCGGAAAACTTGCTCGATCGCCTCACCGATTCCCCGCAACACTTGGAACGAACCTCGGGCGATCACCTTCAACCCATCGTCCGCGCTGCGCCCAAAATTCTCAAACGCAAATCCCAGCCCTCGAAAGCCTTCTTGAATTAAAGTAAAATCTCCTTTGAGCGCGGGCAGTATACCTAGGGCGATCGTTTTGAAAGCACCCGCCGCTTCCACCAAGCCCCACAGCGCTCCAGCCAAAATCTTGCCCGCGCCAATCCCAATCTTAATTAGCCCGGTCAAAATCGTGCGGATACCCAAGAAGTTTGCAGCGATTACCGCAGCCGTAAAAGCGACCCCCCCCAGCACTAGAAGCAGCGGAGAAATGCCCGACAGGGAAAATAGTCCGAAGGCGATCGCCGACAAGCTCATGCTGTTGAATCCCGACAGTACCCCTCCAACTCCATACTTGAAGTTACCGAAGAAGTCGCGAGCCGCATCCCCTAGTTCCACAAAATTGAGAGTTAGCAAGGCTTTTGCCGATCGTCCAACAAAGTCAACCAAATCGTTGCCCAATTGACTCAGACTGCTTGTAACATACTCCATCCCCGGTGCAAACAGAATACTGGCACTGCCTACTCCGCGATCTGCAAGATACTGATAGCGGTCGCCCACGGCTAACGCGAAAAAACTTGCAGCTCTAATCGCCTGACTTTTGAGATCGTTTGTTGGCGGTGACAGCAATATCTCGCTAGCGGAATTTGTTAAGTTACCGCGCAGGATCGATCCGGTTTCCTTGGCGTTTGCTTGAATATCGCCCATCCACCCGCCGATCGCCCCAACAGTTTTTTCCCAGTAGTGGCGAATCCAGTAAGTCGGACCGGGAGATCCTTCGGAAACAGCCTTTTGTAATTCGTACCCAGAATCTTCTGCTGGCTGCACCAAGGAATTAATGTTTGCAGTAATAGCTGAAGCGGTATTGACCCATGCCGCATTTGTACTGGCAGCGCCTAAATCGCCCAATCCGATCGCCCCGGTCACACCGACACCAACCGTGTTGGCAGTTTTCGGGGCTGCACCGCTAAATATTCCCGCACCTGCTTTGGCAGCCAAGTACGTTTTTTTCTCGATAAAGTCTTGTTTTCTTGAAGAGATAAAATCTTTAGTTTTGTCAATTCCAGATTTAACTGTACCTTGAATAGAGTTTGCAATTTTTGGCGCATTTTCTTTTATACCTTGAATCAAAAAACTCAAGAATTTTTGTGCGGAACTTGTTTCTGCAACTTCTAACGGCAAAAGGTTTTCACGAGATCGATCGGCGATCGCCTGTTTAACGGGCAATTGCATAGGTGGGTGTAAAGTGTTTATTGCCATTAGAATTTCGCCTAATACACTATTTATTGCTTCCAGTTGTACAATTTGTTGCGACTTCCCAGGCTGTCCCGGTGCAAGTTTAATTGCATCATTCAAAGAATCTTGTCCAACCAATGCTTTATCTAGCAATGCTCGATCGGGAATCTTCGCTCCCACGGATGCAGCCGTAGCACTCAACCTAGCATTAGAGAACATCCCTTCTTGATTTTTGGCAGATGCTGCCAATTGCTCTTCTATATATTTTTGACCGGCTTGATTGATTTTGTAGACATCTTCTGTTTGACCCAGCAGTCCGCCAAGACCTTTTTTCTGTACAGTAATCTTCGTTGCCAAACCTGCGTATTCTGCTTGAGAGGATAATGATTTTGAATTCAATCCTTGGAGTATCGTGTCTGCAATCTTAAGTTCTTCTTTCTGCATCTGAGTTTGAACTTGCGTTCTAAACGCAGATTCTTTGTCAAATACATTTCTAATTTCTATAAAATCGGGAATGTGTACCTTATCTAACAGTGGAATTCCCTCTAACGGATTCCATCCTCTTTTTTGTTGATCTAAATCATTGGAAATATCTTTTTGTCTTGATTGTTCGGTTCTTTTTTCCCATCCTTCACCTTTTAAACCAAGCCCTATTTGATATTTGCGCTGCGCTGACACAGAACTTTTTCCTAAATCGGGAGCTTGAGCGGTTGCCAATGACCTTGTTTCTTCTTGAGGCTTGTCAAGTAGAGCAAGCAAAGATTTAGTATAAAAAGCAATGCGATCCAATGTAGAAACTATTGATACAAAAAGTCCTCTATGTAGGTACAATTCAGACTCGATCGCCCGAGAACCTTGGGTGAAAAAACCTTCCATTCCGACATAAGTGTTTGTCAGTGAATTTTTGGTATTAACAACAGCTTCTTTACCTTGACTAACAACTAAGTTTGCCTGTTTTGCTTTACCACTAAAGAAATTGCCAACTGGCGAAAATATACCCGTCAATATGCCAGCAACTTCTTTGGCGGGAGTTAGCAGCCAATTCATTGCCCCTGATATTCTTTCCACCGCCCCTTCCCATGCAGTTGGGATTTTCTCTGTGGGGTTGTGATTTAAAGCGTCAATAAGACCCAATGCTATTTCTAAAGCAGTATCGACCAACGGCATATCGAGAAACCAGTGTACAAACCCCGTCCAAGCTTTTTGAATTGCTTGAACAGAACCGGAGAATAGATTACTAATTGCGGTTGTCAGCTTAACCGTTTTTGTCCTAATATCCGCAAAGTCAGTAGTGAAAGCAAGCGTTAGAACAGATAGAGCTGTTGTTATGCCTCCGATTCCCAGTATCAACGTGCCAAGTTCCCCTAACATTCCTAACCCAAAAATCGGCTTAAGTAAATTGCCAAATTTAGAAATGCTTTTGCCCGCTCCGCTTTGTTGCAGTGTTCCCAACATTGCTGGAGCGGTTACTGTTGGAGATCCTCTTTGAACAAAGCCGCCCATACTCCGGGCAGAGTGACTTAGCTGCGGTGGCGCTTCCCTTGAGAATCTTCTTTGAAGCATCGCTTCTATTCTTGTCGCTAGATTCTTATTTCTTTCTTTGTTCGTGGCAAACCTCCAAAGTGTTTGCGCCTGTGCGGTCTGCTGCTGCCTGATTTGAGCGTGGAGAAGTTGAGCTTGAGTGTCTAATTTCTTACCAACGGAATCAAGAGGCGACAGTACCGAAGTAAGTGCAGCGACGACTTTGCCGAAGCCTATCTGTAAATTGTCTTGCCACGACAATTTCTGTTTTTCACCCGTAGCTCCTAATGCTATTGAATTGATAAATTCTGTTTTGCGTCGCTGCTTGGCATCATCGGCTTGGAGCGATTCGGACATTTCTTCTCCTACCCCCTTCGCTGGAGCGACCATCCCTTGTATCGAGCCTGTTATGCTTGCAACAGCTCCCTCCCATGCTGTCGGTATCTTCTCCGTAGGGTTGTGGTTGAGAGCGTTTATTAAGCCCTGCGCTACGTTCAGTGCTGGCTGTACGATCGCCATCAATTTCCCGCCAAACGCATCAATAAATCTTTGCCACGCAGCGGTAACAAAGGCGATCGGCGCTGACAGGGCTTGAGAAAGCATATCGCCAGCAGATCGCGCCAAACTTCCAATACCTAAAAAGTTGTTTTTAAAGGCTAAATACAAGCCCCCCGCAGCTAGCCCGATCGCCGCAACCCCTGCAATCAAAGGAGCTAGCGGTAGCGCTGCTGCTCCCACCGCTCCGGCGATCGCTCCGCCAATGCCAGTTAGTCCGGCGATAGTTGCTCCCGACACCGAGACTATCGCTCCAAAACTAGCTCCCAACGCAGCCAGTACCGGAGCGGCCAGTCCGCCAACCGCCCCGATCAAAGTAAACAGTTCTGTTACCTTGTAAAGACTTTGGGCAGTTTCTTCGTCGATAAAACCCATGTTTTGCAGCGAAAAGAAAGCTGTCTGCGCCGCAAACCCGGCGGCTGTCACAGCACCGCCCACGGCCATTCCAGCCTTGCCAACTCCTCCCACCGCGCCGACTAATTTATGAAAAAATCCAACTGATTTGGTTGTAGCCTGTTCTGCCGCTTGAGGGATGCGGGCGATCGACTGCTGGGTAACTTGCGTCGCGCGCTGCATATCTCGGGCAATCTCTGCTCCCGTTCCCGCCGCCGCCTGAGCCATTTGATTCATGTTTGCAGTGGTAGAGTGTTCGGTATTTTTCCAGGCTGCGCTGGTCACGTCGGATGCGCGGTGGTTGAGGCTGCTCACAATCTTGACTCCCGCCCACGCAGCGCGCTTCACCATCGTCCACCAATTATTCCCGGTAATTCTGTTGGTGGCTTCTTGCCACGCAGTTTCAGTGCGGGTAGCAGCCCCTTGAAAGTAAGTAGAAATTCCTCTGGCTGCGGACGAAGCGCCCTTCAGTATTGATGCGGATATCTTCTCGGTCAAGGGGAGTATATTGTTACCATATTCAGCCATCCCGCTGTCAATGCTAACGTCGGCCGAATCTATCAGTCCGCGACGCTCTAAACTCCGGTAGTGCCGCCGCCCTCCCCGGCTGGCTTCTCTAATTGTTGTTTCGCTTTGGGGAATTGCAGCTTGGCGCGATCGCGCGTTCAGCGCATCAGCTCCTTGTCCAACTTTTTGAGAAGCAGTCTTCAGCAATTCAGCAAGTCCAAACAAAGCTGCTTTTGCCTTAGAAGCAGGAGAGTTAAACTGTTTGGTGTATTCAATCCGATCCCCCAAAGTTGCTGCGCGGCGTTTAGCAGCAAGACCCAGCCTAGAGTCCCCTTGAGACTGAGCTAGTCTTTCTGCTGCCGCTTTGTGCTTTTGTAAATTTGCAATATCTTTGTTGCCAAAAACATTAGAAAAAAAGTTTTTGATACCAGAAAACAAATTGCCGATCGCCCCTAAGATTCCGCCTTGCTGCGATCTCGCTTGGTTCCCCGCTTGACCCAACACTCCGGCAACCGCCTTAAACAGTTCCCCTGCTTTGTCAACTATTTTAACCGTCCAAGATTTAGCTCGTTCTGCATCAAATCCGCTGGCGCGATCGACAAAAAACTTTGACATCGAATCGCCGCTGCGGGCTAAAAATCGGGAGAAATTATTAAGGAAATTGCTGAACGGGTTTGTCCCGATCAACCCTTCGACTTCGCGGGCGATTCGGTTGGTTCCGACTGACATAGCGATTCGGGCGCGATCGATGATGCTCGAAATCCCAATCAATACTGGTTTGCCCAGTACGGGAGAGATATCTGCAACTATTTTTTTAACAAGTCCACCTGCTCCCGTTTTCGCTGCGAGTGCTGTTACGCCCCCGGTAAAATTCTTTATCAATTCAGGGAATGCTTTAGCAAAAAATACCTGATAAGGTGCAACAGACTTCGCTGTGTAATTAGGATTTTCAATGATTTCGCGAGCCCTAGCTTCATTTACATCTAAAGCTTTTCCTAAAGCTTTAGTAATATCTTCAATCTTGTTGCTCATCCCTAATTTGTTGAGTCTGTCTTTGATTGAAATATTATTGCCATTGCTATCTTTTTGATCTTTTAGGATGGACTGCAAGATAGTGTCTTGAGTTTTTCGATCCTTAATATCAGTTTTCGTAAGCTCTGCAAACATTTGACCCATAAATTGATAATGGGTTTTCGGGGCTTTCTCACGCCCTTCTGTCATCATGTGTTCCAAGCTGTTTCGCTGAGCAGTTCTGAAATCTTTATTTAACTTCTCGATTCTTTGAACAAATTTAGATCCTTTGATACTAACTTCTGCTGCTTTATACAGATCGCCAGCTAGTTTTATTGACGAATCTTTGGCAGATAAAGCTGACTTGTAAATACCGGAGTAAAAATTGCGGAGCGGGCGCACAATATTTTCCGCCATTTCTACACTCATAAAAGGTATTTTGATCAATTTTGATTCTAGAGAGTCTATTTTATCAATTGTTGATCGATTAAATCGCTCGAAACCCGCATCTAGGTTTTCAAGAAAAACCTGTACGTTAACTTTTAGCTGTTCTAAAGGATTTTTTAGTTTAACTTTATCAATATTCTTGAGTTCGCGTGCCGAAGACAAACCAATCAAGCTAGCAATTTGTTCTTGCTGTTCCTGACTGGCTTTTAAAACAAATTTACCAGTCAACAAGTATTGATCGAATACAGCAGCAAGTGAGTCATCTCTGCGGAGACTGTTTCGCAAATCGTTTAATTCATCTTTGCCTCCTATACCAGCATTGGTTAATTGTTTTTGCAGCGTATCAAAATCTGTTTCTTTGAGCTGTTTACCCCGATCGCCCGTACCGTGCGTTAGAAACCTTCGCAACTTTTGAATGTCTTCTTTGTTTAAATCGGGCGCGGATTTTAGTCTATCTAAGAATGTCTTTAGCCCATCCACCCCCTTAAACTCAGATCGCTTCTCGCCAAAACTAGCTTCTAGCATTCCAGTTAGTTTGGTAATTTCTTGACCTGTAGCTTCTCGCTGAAACTTTCCTGTTTCTATAAATTGATTAAAAAATTGATGCAACTGTTTGTGTTCTGGTTCCCTCAATTTTCTCAAAAGTCCATCTAGGTTGCCGTGTATTGGGTTGTTTTTAACTAAAGCGTCAAGTCCTCTTTCTCGCGCCCGTTTCAACAATAAGGCAGCACTAGCTTCAGATTGAATCAATTTTTCAGTTCTAGCTTGAACTATTCGCGCTTGAATTGCGATTGTTTTGTCAAATCGCATAGATTCTAATATCTTGGGAATACCAGTCCATCCAAAGAAGGTGCGAGCTAGTGTATTGCGAGTAGAAGTAACTTGCCCTTCTAGCAAGTTAGAAGACTGCTGCATTGCAGTACCAAGATTTCTCACGCCTTCTACGGCTACATTGCCAAATCCAGTAACTACTTGTCTCGACCTCCCAGAAGCTTCTTGAAGTTCTTTCGCAGCCTGCTTATTTGCCGATTCAAACTCTTTAAAAGAGGGTATAGTTACTGCAATAAAATCAGCTTGTCGCTGATTAATCTTGTTGATAACATCCTTGACGACCTTTTCGTATTCTCCACGGTGAAGAGTCTCCCCTATTGTTTTTGCTGTTTTTATTTGAGCTGCATAAGCCTTGATTTCGTCTTCGCCAAACATATTTGTACCCGGTTTCCCCGGTCTGTCTGACGATCTAATGTTTGACAAAACCGCCATCATGCTATCTCGAAAAGCGTTTAGTTTGCTCGCGTAAGTGCTTTCTGCAGACTTTAGCGCACCTCTAATCTTTTCAGACGAAGCGGCAGTGTCAATCGATTTATCTCCTTTATCTTTGAATCTAGACAGTTGAATGTCGAAAGCTCTCTCGCTATCTGGTTTATCTTTCGATACTTGCGGTAATTTTGTCTTGCTTACGTAAAGGTATTCGGCTTTAATATCTTCAACGTGCAAATTAGCCATCGCCTTCTGGAAATTATTCAAAAGGTCAATCGCCACATTCTTGCCACCGGCTAACTTCACTAGCTCTTCGTTGCTCGGGGCATTGCCAAATCGAGAAAATTCAGCATCCAACCCGGATCTTTTCGCTGCCTCCCGGCGTATGTTTTCAAACTGCAAGCCCCGCCCCGCCTTGACATTTTCGCCGCCCCGACCGCTCATTTTTAGCAGTTGGCGACCGATATCGGTAACTTGGTACTGTTCTATACCGAATCGGTTGCGACGTTTTTCTACAGCCGCTCCGCTCACGCCCTCGGTAATGCCGTTTTTGTCTTTGAGGTAATATCGGCGTTCTGCATCTGCCAATCCTTTCCCAAAATCAGTTCCCCGCTTGACTTCGGAAATCAAAGCGCGTTCCGATAATGCCTGTTCTTGTCGCTGGGCTTTAGCTAACTCTTTCTGATAGCGCAGCGCAGCCTTTGATTTGCCAACCCTTTGATCTCCAAGCATTGTCGCTTGCTGCTGAGTTTGGAAGTCTTGAGAATAAGCCAGCGGGTTGGCAATTCCGGCAACTGTCGATCTGCGGCGCACTTTATTTGCAACTTCGCTCAAGCCAACCTGTACGTTAGCGCTGCTAGCAACTTGCTTGACCCGATCGCCCACGCCTGCTATTGCCTCCGAAACTTGCAAGATGCGTCCGACAAACAAGAGCACGTTGCTGGAAATCATCTGGAACGCACCGCCGATATTCCGCGTCAGCAGCAGCGCGATCGCGAAGACTCCCGAACCGATTACCGGAAGAAATTTAACAAATTGTTCTGCGAGGTTGCCGATGAACCCAGTTAAATCCGGGGATACATACAGCCCTAAGAATCCCGCTATTCCCTGCATCGCCACATTCAATGCGTCGATCGGGTGCTGGAGGGCGGTGATGATTTTATCTAAAGTCTGAAATCCGGTAGCGTACTCGTAAGACAAGAATCCGCCGAGTTCGATCAGTCCCACGATCGCGAATTGGATCGGACTCAGCAATCCGTAAATTCTACCCAACACGCTAGCAACCGCCAAAATCTCCGGCCAAAAATCCGCAGCAAACCGAACTAATTTATCGAGTTGCAACTGGCGGACGTAAACCATCACCCCGGCGGTTGCTGCGACTAAATTTTTGGCAAAGAGTTCCGTCAATCTGGTGATTTCACCGATCGGATCTCGGATCAGCCTGACAATTTCAGCAGCGCTTGCCCCGACGATCGCCCCTACTGTTTTACCCAAATAGGCGATCGCGCCTACTGCCCGCATCGCTGTCTGCTGAAACCCGAAGTTGATGACTCCAAACAAATCGCTAAAAATTTGCTTGACTAGCGGTACAAAGTTACCGCGCAACAATGCTGCGATCGCGTCACCGTACTGCTGCGTCTTCAGTCGGATCAGTTTAAATGTTGCCAATATTGCAATCAGCACACCATCTGCCACCGCTACCGCCGCGAGAAGTACGCCCGCTAGCGGGTTTATGACGGAGAACTTAAAGACGTTGGCAAGGATAGACGAAACTCCGACAATCTCGTGAACCGTTACCCCAATACCTGTCCCTAATTTGTCAAAGACATCCATAACGGTTGCAGCCATCCCCGGTATCGCCTTCAAGAATCGGAACAGCACTTCACCGAGATCGACTACCACAAACCGCATGACTTCCAACACCTTGGCGACGGGCATCAAACTGACACCCAAAAGTCTGGTATTGGCGATCGCGTCTAACATCTCTTGATTGACTGGTTTCAGGATGTTGTACCAAAACAGCATCGTCAGACCCAATCTACTGACAATCTGGACGATCGGGGAAACCATCATCAATCCTTGGACGAGCTTGATAAATACTTTCATCGGACCCGATGCGCTTTCAAGGATTTCAACTAGCGATACCAAACGCTTCTCTCTCTCAGCCAGTCTCCTCGCTGCGGGAGTAGCTAAAACTTGGAATATTTCAGCTTGTTTCCTAGAAATAAAGTCCAGCGGAACTGCACTCCCCGATACCAACCTCGCAACTTCGTTCAAGCTCCTATTCAATCCCAGTGCAATATCGACAGGGTTGATGTAGTTAGCAAGATTAAATATTTGGGACAATCCTCCAAAACCACCCTTCTTAATAATTCCCGCCAATCCTTTGGTTCGGATGTAAAAAGCCAAGAACTTAAAAGCTGCTGCCGGGTTGAGAGCTTTCATCAGGATATTAGAAACGGGACTTAACCCTTCTCTAAATGCGTAAACTGCTCCCGACATTAAATCGGTAAAAATCTTTCTGTAGCTTGAGAAAAGAGCAACTAATTGTTTTGTCGGAAAAAACCTCAGCAGCAGATTTAGGTAGCGGGGCGCAGATGCCACAATTAACTGAAAGAATCCGCCCAGAGCTTTAGTTGCAACCAAAAACGCAGCCGACAAGTGTTTGCCGATATAGGGAATTTCGAGGATTAAGCCAGCAATGCCAATTACTGCGCGATCGATCGCCAGCAACATTGTTCTTCCAACAGCAGCAGCGACAGATTGAGCGTTAAGCGAGATCGCCCGCAGGATATCCGTAATTGGAGTCAGCTTGCTGATAATTTCCTGCAATACCGCCAATACTGGCAAAGTAACGATTGCATTGAAAGTAAAAATAACGAGAGAGGAAATAGCGGAAATAGTCCTGAGCGCAGCGGGTAAAACGGTTCCAGTCAAAAAGCCCATAATCCCCTGAACTGAAGGAGACTTAGCTAGCGACACCAGTGCCTTTTCCATCGGCAAAATAGCAGTCACTAGCGGTATCAGGGGCGGCAGCGCCGAGAAAAGCGGGAAAGAAGTAAATGGATTGAAACTTAAAATTGGTTCGATTCCGGCGTAAATTTCCTTCCCAATTTCCTTGGACAAATCTCCGACGCGGTGGAGGTAAGCAATCAGTCCTACTAGCGGGCCTCGAATAAAATCTTTAATTGCTAAGTAAGTTTTGTCGATATCAACATCGATCGCCATTCCCCCCGGGAACATTGCGGGCATGGACTTCGTAAAAGTTGTCAATCCCTCGCTCAGCCCCTCATTTAACTTCTGCTTCATCCCGACTGACAGGGAATTGAAAATTTTGTCGGAAGTTTTTTCTAGAAATTCCGGCATTGCATCGATCGCGCCCATGAATCCCCGCTCAATTCCCCGGATCAATCCGGTGGAAGTGGCGATCGCAATTAGCCCCGGCATCGCATATAAGAAAGCCCTGGGAATTCCTTCTCCAATAATGAACGCTAACTCTGGAACGATTAGCGCTGCACCTTCTTCTAACTGAGCTAGCAGAGTTAGCGGCAGCGACGACAAAGTTAGCAGTGTAAAACTGAGAAAGTCAAAATTTTCTTTAACTCCATCAATAATACCCCGCTCGAAGTCTCTGATTTTTGTAACCGCTTCACCAATAACTGAAAGCTTTCTAACGGAGTTAGCGACTAAATTAATCGCCCCTCCGAGCAGTTGCTGCTGAGCCTCCATTCTTGAGGATTCTGTTATATCTCCAATACCTAGAAAGGCACGGTTGACCAAACCTGCAGCGTTCCGAATCCTAATAAATAGCTTTTCTAAAAAGGCGATCGTGTAATCCCACTTTTCTCGAATCATATAGGTCGGTCCCGGCGATGCCTCAGCCAATCCCCCTTGCAACAATTTGCCAATCTGGGCTACGAAATCAGCAAAAGGTGTCAGCAAGTTTTTGATGTAGTTCAGCGTGTAATTCCACGAATTCTCGATCGCCTTGCCAGCCAACTGAAAGGGCTGCGCGACGAACTTGAAAATATCGCCTCCGATCGCCCGCCCGGATTTCCGCCAAGCTTCAAAAGCCGCGGTCGCATATTCAATCGCACTGCTGACTGCTGCAAACGGAGCGGTTAATACCGAACCCGCAACAGATGTGGGAATATCTAGCGCAGCGAGCAGCGCTTCTGTAAATCCTTGAATTATTCCAACCGCGAAACCGGCAACGGAACTGACGGCGCTGAAAATAGTACCCAGTAAATTGATTTCTGGGTTGATTTGTTCGAGGATGGCGTTCAATGCGAGGAAACTGGCGATCGCGATACCGAGCGGAGACAGCGCAAACGACACCGACATCGAAGCCAGCGACCTCGAAACCACTGCAATATTTCGCGCAATCCCGCTCAATCCAAAATTGACATCCCTAGATGTGGAAGCAATCGTGTCAGAGAAAGCTTCCGCAGCAAACGAGGCAGTCTTGAACGGATTGGAAGCCGTACCTTCAAAAGCTCCCATCGCCGCCGGGAAAAATCCGGTCAGCGGAATCACGCTAGCTTGCAGTGCAATTCCAGCAGCAGTGGCAGTAGCAGCGGCTTGCGAAAATCCAAACAGCACTACACCGACTGTTCCGACAGCAACCGACACCGCCGCAAACCCTGCCGCAAGCACCCCAACTCCGGCAATCAATCCTCGAACAGGAGACGGCAGGTTGGCGACTGCCAGCAACAGTTTGGTTGAAGCGTCGGCAATCGCGCGCACGATCGGGGCGATCGGTTCGATCAAATTAACCTGAACTGCTTCAAAAGCAGAACTGAGCGATCGGAACGAACCCGCCAGGTTATTTTCCATCACCTGCGCCATCGTTTTAGCTGCGCCGGATTTCCCTTTAAATTCAATCCCCAGTTCGCCCATCGCTGAGGTTAGTTTGCTGACTGCCGCATTTGCGTCGGGAGCAGTCGTCAAGATCGCATCAAATAAATTCTCGCCTTCGGGTATTTGAAAATATCCCGACAACTGACTTAACTGGGCACTCGAAAGATTTCCTAGATATTCATTTGATTTAACTAGGGCGATCGTAGCAGCATCTAATTGTTGCAGCGCATTTTGATAGTTGCCTGCTTCCCGCAGGAGCGAAGTAAAAACATCTTTATCTGTGGCTAATTTGTCTATACCCTGAGATTTAAACAACTTCTCATAATCTTCAACAGCAAAGGAACTGCCCCTACCCGCCAAGCTCAGGCGAGTAAATTCTTGCATTTGGCCGATCGCAGCCGATGCGCCCGAGATGCCAGTCGTACCAAAAATATCTTTTAATGCAGTAATTTGCTTTGATTGAGCAATTTGTCCTAATTTTTCTACGTCGTCGCCTGCTTGAATTATGGAATCCAAGGAAGCCGGATCTAATTGCAGGTTCGTACCGATATCTTGCATGACATCGACAATATTTCGCATTTTGCCGCTCGTATCGGTCAGCGAAATACCGTATTCGTTTAGCGCCATCCTGCCCCTTAGCGTAGGTGCAGCTAATTTTAGGAATGCTCCCCTCGCAGCCGTTCCAGCTTTATCTGCTTGAATCCCGGCGTTTGACATTACCCCAATCAACGCCGAGGTTTCTTCAATTCCCGCGCCAAACAGAGCGGCGTTTGGCGCAGCGTAACTCATCGCTACACCCAACTGCTGAATGTTGGTATTTGCGCTAGCAGCCGAAAGCGCCATAACATCGGTAATGTGTCCTAAATCGCTAACTCCCATCCGCATCCCGCTGAGCACGTTGGAGGCAATATCGGCCGATTCAGCCAATCCCAGTTGTCCGGCCGAAGCTAAATCCAAAGTTGCCGGAACCCCCGCAAAAATCTGTTGAGCGTTAAAGCCCGCCGCCGCCAAATATTTTTCGGCATCCGCAGCCTCTCCTGCGGTAAATCGAGTTGTCGCCCCCAATAACTTGGCTTTTTCCCGCAACCGATCTAAATCCTTGCCAGTAGCTCGCGAGATAGCTGCCACCGCACTCATCTTGTCGTCAAAATCAGCAAAAACTTGAATGGCTTCTTTTCCGGCTTGCTTCAGAGGATTGAGCGCTATATTCCCAACTTGATTGAGCGCTCCAAACTCGCCCTTCCTTTGGGAGAAAAACGCAGCTTTGCGTTCGGCATCGTGCAGGGCAAGCTTGTCCTTGATGACGCGCTGCTGCCGTTTGAGGACTTCGGTAAATTCCCGCTCCGCTGCCGTTTCGCCCTGAACTTGCTTTCTTAATTCTTTCAGGTTTTTAACGTAAGCGTTGACAGCGGTTGTGGCTTTCTTGAACTGGCGATCGTCTAGCACGTCTCCAAAATCAATATTTGCCGCAGTAGCTTTCAATGCCCTAAACTCAGCTTTTAGAGGCTGCAAGCTCTTTGCCATGCTTCCGGAAGCAGTGTCGAGCGAGCGGGCTGCAGATTTAAATTGACCTGCCAGCCCGCTGCTGTCTACGGATTTGGAAGCGTCGGCAACCGCTTTTTCCATGCTGCGCAAGTGTTTGACGACAGATTTCATGGAAGAAAAACTGCCGTCTGCAACTAAGAAATTAAACTGACCAACCAGTCCGTAACGATCTAGACTCTCTTCCAAGATTGCCCCCAAACAACAAAAGCCGCCCCATTGGGTGGGGCGGCCGACGTAGCGTGATATATTAATTTCATTGAATTGTACCAAAAATATGGATTTAAGAGAATCGGTAGCAAAAGCCCAATTACAGCTACTCGGAATTCAATCGACGATCGAAGCTGAAGGTTGGGACAAAGATCCGGATTGGGTAACGCGAGGTAAAGACGGTAAATTTGGGGCAAAAGATAGTTCCGATGGGGAAGGGTCAAACAAAAATCTACAAAATTTAAAAATAGAAGATTTGCAAGCAAGTTATGAGTTATTAACTAAACAGGCAAAAGAAGTGTACGCCAACACAATAAATTCTGAAAGCTCAAAAAAAGTACACAATAAAATTTCTACTGCAATTGCTAAATTCTTTGATACCAATACTGGTAAAATTTATAAACAAGCAGTAGAAGAGTGCAAAAAAGTAGAACCAAAAAAATATATAGATGTCGTAAACCAAAAAATAAAACAACATCCCTTAGAAGCGGAGATTGGAGCGGTAATACTTGGAACATTAACCGGACTGTGTTTGGCGGGGACAGCAATATTTGCCTCGGAAGCACTTGTAGCGGCTGCTGCTTTCAGTATTAACGCAGCAGCAAAACAAGAAACTAAATTGAGCGCGATAGCAGCGGGACAAGCAGTTAGAAATAAAGTTGATAACACAATTAAGGCTGGTGTTGCCGGAGTTTTAGTCAACAAGTCACGTCAGAAGTTGGAAGACAAAGCAACAGAGGGATTCAAAAGAAGAGAACAAACAAACAAGATAGTTGACGAATTAAAATTAAAGTCGGTCTTAGAAAAAAAACAGGCAGAGAAGTTTGCTGAGTTAATATATGACGCTTATGCAGATCCTTCGGAAAGAATAAATAACGAGCTACAGTTATTAGACAAGCTATTAAAAAAATAAAGACAACCATTATTTACGAAAATAGGGGCGCATTCAAATACTGAATGCGCCCCTATTTTTAGCTTCGGAACGTTACTTGGAGTTCCCCGGTTAAGAAATTAAAGCGTATTGCCTCAATCCTTGCGATCGTGCGAACGATCGCGCTAGTTATTCTTTTGATATCCTCTTTTGAAAAGGGACATCCTTTCTTTTCTGCCTCAAGCACAGCTTGTGCTTGTTTTACAAGAGTTTCTTCTATTGTCTGTTTAGCGTTTTCTAACTCTGAACCAGGTGGAATACGAGAGAGTGATTCCTTAACTGCTTCATTTGCAGATTCCAACTGAGCGATCGCATCCTGCCTAGAGGTTGGTTCGTTCGACTTTGGAATGTCCAGTTTTTCAACAGCTTCGACCGTCATAGTAACTGGTAAACCGTCCACTTCAACAGTGGTGGTTTCAGATGCCAGAACTACTGGACTTGGCGACACAATTTCTTGTGCCGTAAGTGATTTTGCTGCATCAACTATCGTTGGCAGCAAGCAACGCACTGCCGCTGCTGAGACGGCTATGTATTGTAGCCCCACAGGGAGGGCTAGCGTTATCAATTTAGCGGTTCCGATCAGCCTGATAGCTGATTCGACCGCCTCGGCAGCTATCTGAAACGATGTACGCGGCGGCACATCGCAGGAAATATCTACTTTAACAGTCAGTGACTGTCCGTTGGGGCTTTTGAGTTGCACCCCTTTGGTTTTGCTGATATTTATTTTAAGCGTACCTCCTTTTACAAGGAGGGGACTTAGATCCTTGCGGGCGATCGCAATTTCGATCGCCCCTTCAGGAATTAATCCGGGAAAAAATGCTAATTCGTTGCGGTCGATCGCCCATACAGATGCGCGATCGCTCGACTGAACCAGAATTTTTTCTTGCCCTATTTCGACAGAAACAGTTTCTGCCTCAAAGAGGGCTTCTTTGGGAATAGTGAAAGATATAGATTCCCCATCCTTGAGCGGGTCGTCTATTATAAGGGTTTGCATTGCAATCACTCCGTCCGGCGCGATCGCCGATAATGAAAGAACATTTCCAGCAATCTGGATGTGTACCTTGTCAGCGATAGCGCCAAACTTATTAATTGATTTCCACGTCTTCGTGGATAGTTCAACGCGGGCGATCGGATCGCCTACATTGATACTTGGAATTTCTATTCGATCGGAAACGCAGAAGACTCCTATATCGGTGATTGAAAGTATGTTTTCTTCTCGATCAAAAGCGAATCTCAATTCTTGTTTTGGATCGAGAATATCGCAATCTTCCTTGTCTGCTTGAGCTTTCCAAGACTCGTCGCCCCCTTCTACTGCAATCTTTATTATCGTAGTTACAGAATTAACTTGAGAAAAGATTTTAGCTTTTCCAAATCCGTCGTAGCTAATAACGCTAGAGTTGTCAGCAGAAAGCAGGGTTGAGAATTGTTCGATCAACATAGTGAATACCATTTTTTTGTTTTTACTCTCGTATTATAGCATATATTATCTATACAAAGTATAATAAAGAAGTAAGCATTCAAAGCAATTAAAAAACAATGAATAACGAAGCAATTGGACGTGCAAACCTCAAAGCAGTGCAAGTCCTAAAATCTCTGTGCGGAAAACTTCCTTCGCAAGAAGAAAGACAAATCCTTGCAAGATTTACGGGTTGGGCCGCGATCGCCGATGTTTTCGATACATCCAAAAATGGGTGGCGAAAAGAAGTCCGCGACGAACTCCAAACATTGTTGACAGATAAAGAATACGCGGAGGCAGTCGCTTCCACGTTTAACGCCCACTACACATCCTTCCCCGTAGTAAAAGCCATGTGGGACGGATTAGTTGCGCTCGGATTGAAAGGCAAAATTAACGCCCTTGAGCCGGGGTGCGGTATCGGGCGATTTATTGAATGCGCTCCGCCCGACTTAGATATAGATTGGGTAGGAATAGAGCGGGACATCATTCCCGCAGCGATCGCCCGAGCAATTCACCCGCAGGCAAAAATCATAAATCAAAAGTTTCAAGATTTTAACTGCGAGGGTTTGTTCGATCTGGCGATCGGCAACATCCCGTTTGGGGATATTAAAATCGGGAGTCTAAATATTCACAACTTCTTTATCAAGAAGTCAATAGATTTAGTCCGCCCCGACGGGTTTGTAGTCCTGATCAGCACATCAGGTACTCTAGATGCTCGCGGTAATACTTTCCGCGAACTCCTCAGCAATTCAGTCAGTTTAGTAGGCGCAATCCGCCTGCCAAACACTGCCTTTTTGGAAGAGAACACGGAAATAACCACCGACATTTTGGTTTTCAAGAAAGAATCTTGTGAAAACAAAAGTTGGACGGCATCACCAGAAATTCAGTCGATCGCTTACGGCAAAGGATTTAAAGAAGCGTTTGCACACCTCTTGCCCGAGCGCCTAAAGCCTGAAGACTGGATAAAAAAAGCTTATGACAACATGAGCGGAATCGGATCGAAACTAGGACATTTAAAACATCTACATCTAAACGGGTACTATCTGTTTAACCCATCAATGATGCTCGGCGAACTAGCTGAGTGTGAATTGTACGGAGGACGCATAGCACTCAAAGGTGACGGTCGCGACTTGTCACAAGAAATAGTCCGCTGTTTCAAAGAGTTTAAATCGGGTTACGAACCAGCCAAAACTCAAACAATTGAAATGGCAGACCCGGAAGTCACTTGCATCCCCCACAATCACTTTTTCTGGAAAAATCAGAAACTATGGCAAAAAGGGAAATTTAAGGCTTTTGAAGTAGTCAAAGAAGTTGAAAAAATTGACTCGATGCTCAAGCTATGGGGAGATTTGGAAAAACTTTTGAAGGCTCAACAAGGTCAAGACGAAGATCGATTGATTGAATGTCGTAACGATCTCAATGATTCCTACGAGCGTTGGATCGAAAAATACGGCTATCTCAATAGCCCCGCGAATATCAAAGTTTGCTGCACCGACCCGCGCTATTACCTGTTAATGGCGCTGGAGGTTCCAGCGAAAATGTGTGGCTACAGCTTCAAAGAGTTGCTAAAAAGCACGCAGCATTTTAGCAAAGCCGACATCTTTACCAAAAGAACAGCTTCACCTAAAATCACTCCTGAATCCGCAGATTCAATCGAAGACGCGATCGTTCTGTCCCTAAATCAATTTGGGAAGATCGATACCGACTTTTTAATTAAACTGCGCGGCGAAGGAGTAATCGACGAACTTGAAAAAAGTTCGTCAGCTTTCTTCGACACCAGTACCTCAACTTGGGTATCTGCTGAGCAATATCTCAGCGGCAACGTTCGAGAAAAACTGGCAATCGCCCAACTTGCTAGCAACAGCAAAAATATAGAAGCACTGGAGTTAATTCAGCCTCTATATTTCTTGCCAAAAGCCAGCACCGAAACCAGGGCGGAAGTTGCAATCCGCCTTGGAGCGTCCAAGTGCGAAGCCGATATTTCGATTTACTACCAAGTTCTGTTCGGCTCCACCTGGATTCCAGCCCATTACTACGGGCAATTCGCATCCGATTTGATGGATGCACCCGTAGAAATCGCATACATCCCGCACCCGATCGACTGCTATAGGGTCACACCCTATTACACGATCGCCCGAAGTGCCGCAAACAAGCAGCGCTGGGGAACGCCAAAAGCCGATTTCCTATCGCTGTTAGAAATGGGATTAACTCAGAAAGACCCCATTATTAAAGACATTGTTGACAAAAAAGCAGTTGTCAACGTACAAGAAACGGAAAATGCTAGGGCCAAGCTGCAAGAAATCAAACAAAAGTTTGCAGAGTGGCTTTACCTCGATGTTGATCGCGCCGAACATATTACGCAGCTCTACAACGAACAGTTTAACTGTTTTGTAGACCGCAAATACCGAGGCGAAGTATTGACATTAGCCGATGCTAATCCAGATTTTATCTGGCGATCTCACCAAAAAAACGCCATTTGGCGAACGCTCCAAGAAGACGCTGTTCTGTACAGCCATTCTGTGGGAGCAGGCAAAACCGCCGCAATGGTCGCCAGTGCTATGGAATTGCGCCGACTGGGACTCGCCAACAAACCGATGATCGTAGTGCTTAATTCTACGATTTCAGGAATAGAAGCAGAGTTTCGACGACTGTATCCATTTGCTAAACTCAAAGTTTCGACCCAGGAATCGCTGTCACCGGACAACCGCAAACGGTTTTGTACGGAGATAGCGATGGGAGACTGGGATTGCGTTATTATCACGCATACCCAGTTCAAGACAGGTATATCTTTGTCGCCAGAATCAACTCTTGTTTTTCTAGAGGAAGAGCTAAAAATAGCCGATCGAGTTTTACTAGAAGCTATAGAAAATGGCGACAAAAAATCGATCAAACAAATTGCAAAAGCAAAAGAAAGAATCGAATCAAAAATTGCAGCATCCATCGAAGCTGCCAACCAACAAAAAGACGGGGTAATCTACCTCGAAGAAACCGGGGTTGACGCTTTCTTTATAGATGAAGCTCACGCCTTCAAAAACTTGCCTTATCACACGAGGCAAACAAACGTAGCAGGTCTACCAAACACATCTTTCTACAGCCGAAAAAACGGCGGGACACTTACATCTCGCAGTTTCGACTGCTACATGAAAGTTCGGTGGATGCTATCTACAAAGAAAAAAGTGGTCTTTGCCACGGGAACGCCAGTGTCGAACACGCTGGTCGAGTCTTGGACAATGATGCGCTATCTAGCGCCGTCCATGCTGAAAAAAGCAGGCATTGAATCCTTCGATTCGTGTTTGTCAACATTTTTCAACCTGACGACGAGCGCCGAACAAACTCCTACCGGGTACAAAACCCGAACTCGGTGCAGCGGCATCGTGAATTTACAAGTATTCATGTCGCTGTGGCGATCGTTTGTAGACGTACAATCAGCCAAAATGCTGAATTTGCCCGCTCCCGACCACGAAATAATCCCAGTTGAATGTCCGGCATCAACCGAGCAGGCAGCCTATATGGACTACCTGATCGAACGGCTGTACAGCATTCAAAAAAGGTTAGTAGCACCTGACGAGGACAACGCTCTAAAAGTTTACACGGATGCCCGCGCCGCCTTCGGTATTGACATCCGGTTGAGGTGGAAGGATGGCAAAGACTTTATTTACAACAAAATCAATACTTGCGCCCTCAACGTCTACCGCATCTGGAAACTGGGAGCCCCAGCAAAAGCAGCACAAGCTATCTTCTGCGACTTCTCAACACCCAAAGACGGCAAAGTCTTTGAAGCGTACACGTCCTTGCGCGACGTTCTAATCTTGTTGGGCATCCCTGCCAAAGAAATAGCCTTCATCCACGACGCTAAAACCGATAGTACTCGCAAAAAAATGATGGCGAAAGTTAATTCCGGCGAAATCCGAGTTATTTTGGGTTCGACTCAAAAACTCGGAACCGGAGTCAACATTCAATCTCGACTGCTGGCCGTTCACGACATGGATTGTCCCTGGAGGCCTTCAGATATCGAACAGCGATCTGGGCGCATCGTGCGCCAAGGCAACTTGTTCGACAAAGTGTTTATTTTCCGCTATGCCACTCAAGGCGTGGAAGGTAAGCCCGGTTTCGATTCCTACATCTGGGGTGTAATCCTTCAGAAACTAGAATCGTTCCAAATCTTGATGTCGGGAGAAGCTCCCGGTAACGCCAGCGACGACATTGACCCGTTTGTAGCTTCTGCTGCAACGATGATGGCGATCGCCAGCGGTGACGATCGCATCAAGCGCAAAATAGATGTCGATCAACTCGTAAATTCCTTGCTGATTCAGCAAAGAGGACACGAGCAGCAGCGCTACCAAAATTCTGTAGCTTTGGACAGGGCTTTAAAAAAGATAGATTTTCTATGCGACTCGATCGAAAAGATGCAGGCGGATTTGGCACAAGTCAAAACTGCCGAACCAAAATTGTTTTTGGCGAACAAAGAAATCGCTAACAGCAAGGAAAATGCCGAGGAAATTGGCAAGATAATCGCAGAAAAACTAAACAACCTGCGAAACATCAAAGACAACCCTTCTGCAATCAAAAAGTTCAACCCTGTTATCGGTAAATTTGCTGGCTACCAACTGCGAGTAGAAGTAAGTCCTCGAACCCTCTCAATAAATTTAATTTTGGGAGGAAAAGGAAGCTACATTCTTCCCTCAAGCAGCAGGATAAAGATTATAGAATCTTTAAGCATTGAGGGTATTTCCAATGTAATCCAAAAAGAGATCGACTCATACGTTGAAGATTTAAGATTGACTCGCGCCAACCATAAATCTTTGAGCGAAGCGCTATCGACTCCTTTCGTAGGAGCCGAAGAGCTAAAACAGCTCTTAGACGAGCAAGCGGAACTCGAAGAGCAATTAAATCCTGCGGAAGTTCCACAAGATCCAGATTCTCCAACAGAACCAAAAAAAGAGCCAGAACCTAAAGAATCAGAACCTGCTGAAACTTATGAGTTTTGGCAGACCGACTCCCCCTGCGTTTATGAGGGAGTAGACGATGACATGATAGAAGATTTGAAGCAACTTCTAGAACAATCCCCCAACTGGGTAGATCGGGTTATGTCTTCCTGTGAAGATGTACTTCCGAAGTTGGCTTCAATAGATGTAGAAGTCTTTGCGGGCGATGACGATCGTGAAGACACAGATGACGAAACAGATCCTTGTGAATTCAAGGATTTCGACGATGATAGCGACTTCTTCGACGATGATAGCGACTTCTTCGACGATGACGGCGAAGATTTCAGTAATGACTTTGACGATGACAGTGACTTTTTCGACGATGATGACGACGAAGAATCTGTTGTTACCAGTCTCAATAATTTCGACGATGATGACGATTTCTTTGATGACTAATTGAATTAAATGTGGTGCAGATTAGTATTAATCTGCACCACATTTTGTGTTACAATAAAACAAAACACATGAACTCTAGGTACAACAATATAAAAATAGGTACATATCGCTAACAATCTGTACCTATTTTTGTGTTAAAACAAACAACAAACACAAGCACAAAACCATGACAGAACCTAACACTCAGCGTTTCCAAAATCCTTTTTGGGAAAAGATCGACAGTTATCAAAAAGAGTACGATTCGTTCCCAACGCATAAAACTAAAATTCTTTATCAATTTGACCCAAAAAAGAAAAAATGGGTAAAAACAGAAAATCAGCGTAGGATGGACAAAGATAACATGATTTTAGACAAACCCATAAAAGATGGTTACAATTATTGGATGGTAAAAATAAAAGATGAAAAAACAATTCTTCGCTTTCCAAATTGGGACGAAAAATACTCTGGACAAACCTGCGAAAAAGCAATTCAGCAAGTAGCAAACAAAAATTTTTCAATTAATTATCCAGAGATTGACACCAGCGGAAATTTTGAAGTCGATTATGTATTTTTCGATCGCGGAGAATGCAAATCTCAAGAAATTGTGAACTGGTTTGACAACGAATTAGGACACTTCTATCATCTCATCAAATACTACGAAGCAGAACATTACAAAGTAACTCCGCAGTATGTAGAAGTTACTTGTTTCATCTACGAGGAACGATCGCCGTGTCACAAGGATGGAACATTAAAAACAGGTTCTTCTAATGATAACTTCTCTTCTCTAGGAGAAAGTTGGCATGACAAATACGGACCAGCCTAAAAACTTACAAAGAAATTAACACAAAAATATCAATTTAACACAATAAGACGTAAATTAATACAAATTTACATCTTATTGTGTTAAATTAAATATGCACAAAACACAAAAACAAAAAAGATGAAACCTCAAGAAATTTCAGTCAATGAAATCAATTACCGCAACCGCCAGTGCTACAAAGTTTTTCCAGTATCGGGCTTTTGGTCTAAAGGAGGTATCCACAAAAATAAAGTGAGAGAATTGCTGTCACAAATGGGATATTCCATTACTTCTGATGAACCTTACCTTTTGAATGCAAACGAATTTTTTCCAGATCTTAAACCGCTTGAATCAGTGTCAGCTTTTGTATTTTTTAAGACCGAAGCAGAACAATAGCAATTAAACACAGAACAATTTGTTGTTTAGCAGGTAGCTAAAATTTTTAACAAAGCCCCTCAATTAATTACTGAGGGGCTTTTTGTTTGTGCGTAGGTCAACCTTGTGATAAAAATAGAAATAGCGTTACTACGATCGCCAGTCACTCCCTTACTACACCTTAAAACATGGACTACTATATTTCGCCTGATGGAATCGATTCCAACCAAGGAACAATCACCGCTCCTTTTAAAACTCTCGACAAGGGTTTAAACCAAGCGTCTGCGGGCGATCGCGTTATTATGCGCGGCGGAACTTACCGAAACAGAGCGGGGTGGTTTCAAGGAAAAGCGACAGCCAGCAATCCGGTTAGGGTTGAAGCGCATCCGGGCGAAACGGTTAATCTTTCTGCTTTTGGAGAACTCGTAGGTTGGGAACCTTTCGATCTGACTGGCGGTAAGGCTATTTACCGCGCTCCCATGCCTTTTACAATGTGCAATGAATCCTTACCAGCAGGTGAGGATTTATTGATATGGAACGGATCTGTATTGAACGAGGCGCAGTGGCCTCCTGCAAATATCAACAGCTATCCCCAGTCTATCGAGGGATGGGCCGCTGTTGAAGACGGTCAGTGGATCTCCGATCCCACCGTAGAAAAAGCAGACGTATTTGCAAAAATTTACGATAGCGATTTGTTGGATTTCCCTGACAATTCCTTGGTCGGCACCTACATTACAATACTGCTTGGCGCTAGGTGGACACTGCTTTCTGGAAAAATAACGGCAAATCAAGGCAACAGCCTTACATTTGTGGCAAAATCTCCCGGAGGATCTTCATTTTACAAGCCCGACGGGCGCAGCCTTTATTTTTTGTTCGGCAGCCAACAATTTCTTTCTTATCCCGGCAGTTGGTGGCGAGATGCAGCATCTAAGACTGTTTACGCTTGGTTGCCAGACAGCAGCGATCCTGCTAAAGCGACAGTAGAAGCAAGACAAACAGACAGGTTAATCGACTATTGGTCGAGAAGTTACTACCAAAATTACAACTTGAATTTTATCGGTGCCGGAGTCAACATCGCTAACGCAGCAGGCACAGTTTTTGAAGGTTGTACCTTCCAGTGGTATTCCCACCGACTTTACTGCCCTACATCGTGGGCGTGGATAAATCCGGCTCTGTACCACAACAGAGATGGGTTAACTTTGCGAGACTGTGATTTCGTGGACGCCGTGGGAAGTGTAGTAGCGCCGGAAGGCGCAGCGCTGGTAATCGAAAACTGTACTGCCATCAATACTGATGGAATCAACTTTGGAGGAGTAAATTCTCGGCTCGTTCAAAATACTGTGTGGAAATGCCCTTACGGAGTTATTAAACTCAGCAACGACCTTTCCAATTCAAAAGTAAAAAACAACGATATAGGTCACGGGGGCTTGTTTTTTACTGACGGCGGCTTGCTGCTAGTTGCTCGAACTGCAAGAGGTACATCCGTTGAAGTTTACAATAATTTATTGCAGGGAGGGCAGGGACTTTCTGACGGCAGCAAGGAATTTTACGGAACAGCGGGACTCTATTTTGAAGACAACACCGCACAAATCAAGTTTCATCACAATATCATTGCCAAAGTTACATCTCCTAGCCTCAACATCTGCGGAGATTTAGAGAATGTCTTGTTTGTCAACAATGTTTTTGATGATTCGTTAGGCATCGCTTGGTGGATGAACAAGCGGTATCATGGGTGCAAATTTATCAATAATTACGCTACCAAGTTTAATTCAGGTACAAACGTCCATCCCGACATAGAATGTCGCCAAAACGCTTTCAAACAAATTAGTTTGCCAAACAATCTTTTGGCACCCGACCCCAAATTTAATCCCGATTATTCTTTGCAGTCAGATTCCGTACTCAAGGGTGCGGGAACGGTTGTTAACAGTATCACCTCCACAACCCCCCCCGACATTGGGGCCTGGGAAGGAAATCGAGAACTGGTTGGAGCAGTCTTGAGAAAAAAAGATTTGTTGCAACTTCAGATTGCTGTTGCGGTAGTTGAGTCTTCCCTCAAAGTCGAGCTTTCCAACCTTCCTTTAGGGAGAAAGCCTGGTGCAGAATTTTCTTTGCGAGTCGGCGAAAGAATGGCTTTGAGATCGGGAGAAAAAGAATTTGTGGTTGAAGACTTTACCGCTGCTGGCAGTTCTCAGCAAATATGGGCAAGAATTAATTCGAGCGGTGATTGGCTTCAAATTGGAACGGCAAACATCGCTGCTCCCGGCGAGAACGGCGGTTCAGTCGATATTACCGAGCCACCGCCTGCAGTTAATTATCCCGCGCCACCGCCTCCCCCTCCCAATATCGTTTCAATTTCACCGGCGCGACCGATCGCCGGTGAAACGATTACCTTAAACGGCAGCAATTTTACCCCCGGTGCAGCAGTTAAATTTGGAGAGTTGCCCGGTTTAGATATTTCCGTCAAAAGCGCTACTTGGATTTCAGCAAAAATTCCTCAAGTTTCAGGCTCTGTGCTTGTTTGGGTTCAAAATAGCGACGGGTCAAATTCAAATATTGTCAGTTTGACGATCGACGAGATTCCCGTTCCCGCTCCCGCTCCCCCACCCGTTTCCATCCCCGCCCCGGTTCCGACCCCAACTTCCTCTCCAGCTCCTACCGAACCCGCTCAGCCTGTAGAATCAAATTTGCTTTGTCGGGCGATCGGCGATCGGGTTGAGTGTTGGGATCTCAACAAAGGTACTTGGGTTCTGTGGGTCGATCGCTCGGTAAAATCTTCTGAAAATTCTCAAGATGTTTTGGTTGAGATAATTCGTTCTCTAAGCGTGAGTTTACTTGCACAAGCCAATACAATCTCTAGATTGCAATCTAAGATTGAAGCACTGGAAACAACAAAAAGCAACCTTGAGTTGACGATCACCATTCTTCGAGGACATCAAACCAATATCGATTCCTCACACCGTCGAAATGAAAGGATGGATGATTGAAAAAGATATAGATAAATTATACAAAAAAGGGCGATCGAAATATTTCAAATATTCCGATCGCCCTTTTTTATCAACTGTTATTAAAAACAGATGTAGTACACCCAACAGCTTCCAATGCTTTTACTACACTGTCTACTAATTTTGTTACATCAATACCTTGTGCAATTCGTAGATGTATTCTATTGTCGTCGCCGACACGATAGTTAATACCTCCCTGATTTTGCAAACCAATAAGCACTGACATAGCACTTGGTGCCTTGTTTAGATTTATACAAGTGATTGTCATAACTCCACTCAAAGAAAATATATTCTGACTAGCTTGATGCAAAATGTAAGTAATACTTACATCACTACAGTAAGAATCACTAATATTTAATGCCATTGAAATCACCTTTTGTTTTAGACTATATACTTATTATATCATAAATGATAATAAAAAACAGTATTGAAATATTACAATTACCTGCAACCAAAATCAAAACAGACAAAATCACCCCACCATCTCAACTCGCGGTAAAAACTGACGCGCCAAAACAAGCGAAACTACCATTGACATTATACTTTAAAAATAAGAGAGTGAGTAAATTGAAGAAACCATGATAACCACACAACAATACTTATTTTTGATACAGCCACTTACAACAAATTGCTTACTGAGGCACTGGAATCGACAAAAAGTAACCTTGAATTGACGATCGCCATCCTTCGAGCGCATCAAGCCAATATAGATATCTCAAGAAATTAAAGCTAGTTTGATGTAGCATAGTATTGAACTTTCATGTTATGATATAAGCAAATGAAAGTAACACAAAAACAATGACAATTCAAAAATCTGATATCGCAGCAATTGACAAAAAACAGATAGAAGCTATCGCTTTAGCTGTAAAAAAATACAATCGGTTAAATATTGATCTAGATTTAGCGACAAGAATATGTCGCTCAAAAGCTCCAAAAAACGACGTGCATTCACTCCCTTATTGGGAATCAAAAGAACATAAAGCTTTGTGGAAAAAAATGCAAGTTTTATCCGTAGATGAATTGGCTCAAGATTTTGGGAGCCAAATCTCAAATCCAAGAATTTTGGAATATTATGTTCCAGAAGATGAAATGTGACCAAGTACACCAATTTTTCGTCCGGCGTTAAACTTGTTTTGACCATCTATTAGTCACGGACATCAAAAGCCCCTTAGCGTTTAACTAAGGGGCTTTTTGTTTGTAAGTTTTTAGCTAATTCGTATTGCTAAAACAAACAAAGCAGCCCCACATTTGAATTGGTGAGACTGCAATCGAAGTCGCTCGATTAGCTTGAAACACAGCGAACTACCTAGAAAAGCAAGATATTGCTATGTTAGCACAGGTTTGACAAAACCAAAAATTCTATGGTAAGAAGAGTATACAGATTTTTAAAATTTTAGCGGGCGATCGCGTCTAACAAATACAGCGCTTGACGGGCGATCGCCATGTATTGCCACCGCCATCACCCCGTCCGATCCCCGACAACACCCGCAACACCCACAACATTCACAGTTCTTTGTCTTCGATTTCAAATCCATTAATTGCTTGAGAACCTCTGGCGAGACACGTACCACAGAATTTGTACGCTTGCGATTTAAATTTTGATCTGCTGCAATTTTAATAAGTACCAAGTACATCTCAATAATCTCCTCGTGAGACAAAGTTACAGGGTCTGACTCTTGAACTAAACTTGTCATAAATAATCCCAAGTAATGATTTCATTTTTACTAATTTTAGCAAAAATGAACCCGATCACCCGCAACTCCCATCCAAATCTACATAATGCCACCACAATCAAGTCGCAGCAAAGAATCACTGCGCCGGAACTGGCGGAACTGCCATTGACATCACATCTTCAAAAAAAAGCATGAGTATATTGAAAAAGCCACAAGGAAACCACATGATTAATAAAAACGGGATACAAGCCTCGTCCTTTCCTTTTAGGAAGACTTTAGTTAAGAATTGTGGATAACCGAAAATATACTTTGTCAGAATGCTACGGTTAGGTAGGAGGGTAGAACAAATGTTTCATTTAACCTACGAGTTCAAACTGAAACCAACGACAGCACAAACAGTTATACTTGAAGACTGGGTGGAACAGTGCCGTCGCGTCTATAATTACGCGCTAGCTGAACGCAAACATTGGTTTCAATCTCGTAGCTGTCAGATTAACGCTTGCTCTATTCGTTCCGAATTCATCATTCCTGCTGAAACAAAACGACCAACCTATGCCAGTCAGTGCAAAAACCTAACAACTGCTAGGGCAAACATCCCTGAGTTGGGAGCGGTGCAGGTTCACGTTTTGCAGCAAACACTGCGAAGACTTGAAAAAGCTTTCGTCAGTATGTGGGAACAGAAGCACGGCTTTCCTCGTTTCAAGAAAACTGGCACAATGCGGTCTTTCGTTTTTCCTGAGCTGGGGGTTAACCCAGTTCGGAACGGGGCGGTAAAATTGCCCAAGATCGGCTTGGTCAAGTTTCACCAGTCGCGCCCTATTCCCGACGGTGCGATTATCAAGCAAGCGAGAATAGTCAAGAGAGCTAGTGGCTGGTACGTGATGCTAACCTTGCAATGGGACGTGTCAGTGCCGTCTGTCATGCCACACGGCGAAGCTCTTGGGATAGATGTCGGTCTAACAAACTTCATCGCAACCTCTAACGGTCTTTTAATCAAGCGCCAAAAGTTTTTCGTTGATGCCGAACGCAAGCTTAAATTGCTGCAAAAAAGGGTCAGTCGCAAAAAAACGGGTTCCAATAATCGACTGAAAGCTCAAAAAAAAGTTGCTAAGTTTCACGAGTACATTGCCAACTGTCGTAAAGATTGGCACTGGAAATTGGCGCACCAACTATGCAAAGACGCGGGCATGATTTTTGTCGAAGACTTGAACCTCGTTGGCTTAGCTAAAGCGATGCTGGGAAAACATTGCTTGGACGCAGGTTGGGGTCAGTTTTTCACTATCTTAGGTCAAGCCTGTTTCAAGCATGGCGTGTACTTCCAAAAAGTAAGCGCCCACAAAACAAGTCAAATTTGTCCTAGTTGCGGAGTGGAAACTGGGAAAAAAGAATTGTCGGAGCGCGTACATTCGTGTTCTAGCTGTGGTTACACCACCGATAGGGATGTAGCAGCCGCGCAAGTAGTTCTAATTAGAGGACTTGCAGCCGTGGGACACACGGTGAAGATGCTTGGGGAGGGTAAATTCATTGGAATCCCTGCGAACCAAGAATCCTTATTCTAGGAATCTCAAGAGCTTGGTTCTTGGTAAGGATTGTCAAATAAATGGTTGACATAGTTAGTTAATTGCAGCCGTAGGGCATACGGTCAAGAAGCTTTCTGAGGGTTAACTCAGTAGAGTCCCTGTGAAGAAAGAATCCCCACGCCTTCAGGTTGGGGGAGTGTCAAAAGCCTCACTATTGATGAAATCAATTATAGTAAATTGCTTGCAGAAATTGTTCCTAGGGCGATCGCCAGCAAGAGGAATACGATCGCCTCCTAGCTGTAGCGGAACGGTTAACGTTTGCTAAAAACCTCACTCCAGAAGAAAAAGTTTTGTACAAGCTGTTAATCACGCTGATTAAAGTTTACGAGACAAAAAAATATCCGATGGACAAATCCGAGCCTCATGAGATTTTGCAACACGTTATGGAGTCCAGCGGCACCCGTCAAGCGGATTTGGTAGGTATCGTAGGATCGAGCGGTGTGGTGTCTGAAGTTGTCAACGGGAAAAGAGCGATTAGCAAGGCACAAGCTAAGGCACTAGGCGATTATTTTAAAATTTCACCTAATTTGTTTATTTGATTGGCAAAGTTACATCTTTCCAAGCATCTCCTAGGGCGATCGCCCCAATAAAACGCTGCGAAACTCCAAATAAACTAGCAATTTCTCTACGACTTTTTCCTTGAGCAAGCATCGTTTTAATTTGCAATACGTCATCTGATTGAAGCTTTTTAACCTGAATAGAAGGCTCACAAAAACAGGTGATATCAATATTCACATTTCTCCAGGTATTTTCTCGTTCTATTTCTCCTATCGTATGCTGCGAAACTTCAAACAAATCAGCAATCTTTTTTTGGGTAATTCCGCCGTGAGCAAGCATCATCTTAATTAATACAACATCTCTATAGTTAAGCTTACTACCAATACCTTTCCTATGTCTGCTATTTATACTTCCTATGTGTTTCCAATTTGTACCCGAATTGATTTTATCAATCGCAGAAATAGTTACATTAAATTGTTTCGCTATCTCTCTAAAACTAAGCCTATCTTCGCACAATAATTGTTTAATTTCTACAATCTGAGAGTCAGTAAGTTTAGAACTTGGAACTTGAGTTCCTTTCAACTGACGATCCTTTTTTACCTTGTCTGTATTGTTATCTGCGTAAGTCCCCAACCAGAGATGTTCGGGATTAATGCAAGAAGGATTGTCGCAAGTATGGCAGACACAAAGCTCCCCTGGTGATTCGTTTTTAAAAACCTCATAAACCACGCGAGCAAGTTGACGAATCTCCCCGTCAACCGTTATCTTGGGTCGCCCATCTTTTGGGTTAATATAATAATCTGTGAGCCAACAACCTTCTTTTGATATAACGTGTGACTCAATCCTCTGCTTTAGCGGTCGTTTTTTGTATTTCTTCACGAGATGAACTCGATATCAACGTACTTTTGTTTAATAATTATATCTCACCAAGGTAGTAACCGATCGCCCGCTCTACAATTTCAGCCTGTTCTGGGGTTAGCTCAATATTCATGCTTTAATGTCCAATAACTGTAGTTCTGATTTTAGCACATGGATATTGCAGGGCAGGCGATCGCCCAAAAAAAATCCGTTCGTTATCCTGCCTACAGCAAGTAGTTTTATTATAGTTAAACAAACAACGAGCGAAATAGAGCTAGAATGTGTTAGTAAAGTCTAAGAATACACATTAACAGCAATTTGGTGTTCTGTTTATGTCTAAGCGCAAAAAGCAAGAATGGCTCAAGGAAACTCTAGAACTCAAAGAAGACCACAATTGGAAAGCAAAGCCTGGGACTCGAATTTTTGTAGCAGGAAGAGGTGCAGTCCGCTTTGATGTCCCAGAAGATTGGCACCTTGAACTGGATACTAATTCGTTCCGGTTTACGGATAAAAAACCGCCGGATGATGATTGTCGTTTGGAGGTTTCGTTTAATTTGCTACCACCTGGTGACTGGGCAGATTTTCCGCTGGTGCCGCTATTACAGAAGGTACTTGAAGAAGAGACGCGGAATCCGATTGTTCCTAGGGAAATTATCCAATTGAAACGGCAAACTGCCCGCGTTGTTTGGACTGAATTTAAGTTTATTGACCCTCCAAAGCAGCGGGAAGCTTATTCACGAATTTGTATCGGACTGGGTTCTAACGTTCAGTGTTTAATTACTTTTGATTACTGGGTTGACGATGCTGAACGTTTGACTCCTGTATGGGATACAGTAATAGATTCTTTAATTTTGGGTTTGTTTATTAGCGACCCTCAAACTGGGTTCGCACGTCCAGACTAACCAAATCTTCTAGAAAACTTTCAGGAGCTAATACCCTCGCTTCTTCAGGTACAATATTATTCCAATCCATGAAAAACCTCACTTTCTAATATCGTTTAACTTTGCTTTTTGTTTCGGGCGATCACCCGAAACAAAAAGCAATACACATCAATATCGTTCTGCACCACGCCAAATCAAGCTTGTTATCCTATGAGGATATTTTTTGAGAAACTTGATATAATTGGGAAAACAACGCAGTTACAATAATTTTAAACAACAGCATGAAAACTGGATATCGTCCTAACCCCTTGGAAAGATTAGCTTTCCGACAACAGCTAAGAAATGCAGAAATTTTAGGGATGTTGATAGGTGCATTTTTTCGTCTAGCCTTTTTTGGTCTTGCGGCATTCGCATTACTTAAATTTTTGTTGCGCTAAAACAGAAGAATGCGGGCGATCGTGCTATCCTAGAACAAGAAATGAACAGACCGCAAAAAATAAATATATAGCCCGTTAGGGATGTTGTGATCGCCGGAGGCAAAAAAAATGAAGTAGAAAACAGATGTCCGGTGTTTTGATTGCTACAGACAGAAAGTAAAACCGTTCGATAGGAGTGTCGAACGGTTTTTTTGTATCAACGATCGCTTGTTTTACAATTTCAACTTGTTCGAGTAATTTGTGATATAGTTAGACAACATCTAACAACTAAAAACAATGACAGACACCCCCGATCGTTATGTACACCCAAAAGAAATTCTTGAGACAGGAACGCCGGTTAAACACACGGTAAATGGTGCAGAAATGATGTGGGTAGTAGACTTCGATCTGCAAATCGCTACTCTTGGTCCTCGTCTAATGTACGAAAGGAAAGATTGGCTAGGCTTTGCTGCGCCTAATCGAGATTGGTTTCTTCAGTTCTTAAAAGCGCAGCAATCAAAAGCTACAGAAGGAACTGAAAAGTCTTTACAAGCTTGGCTGAATGAGGGTGTTACTTTAGTTCCTGTATTTGACGACGCACCCCACACCTCTTTTTATGTAGGCTTTTATCTTGGAGACGTACCGTACAGTATTGGTTTAAGAAAGTTTGACCGAAAATCAGGTATTAGTGATTTCATAAACGAAATCGTTAAAATTAATGGGAGATAGCTTGATTATTCAATAGGTAAATTTTGTTATGCAGGCGATCGGTTTGTCTTAAATTTGCTCAACTCACCGATCACCCACCGCTAAATCTTTCCGGAATAGTGATACAATCTAAAAAGGTTGTGAATATCAACATTTGTCTCCTGACAAGTTCAGTTACATAAAACAAAAAACAAATACATGGACACTACCCCGTTTTTTGATCCCAAGAAAAATCCACCTCCCAAAAATGGAAGTTTTCTTCTTTTGTTGGTTAAAGCTGATAGGGACAACTGGTGTCCCACAGAAGATAGGGAAATTTTTAGAACTATTGGTTTCAATGATTTCGATGAAAATGGGGAAAGCGATACTTGGCGCTGCGTTGGATGGGACTGGTGCATGGATGAGATAGTTGAAACTACAGGCGAAATTCTTGGATGGCTCCCTATGCCTGATATTCCTAAGTATTTCCTTGAGCAAACTGACGATTAGTAAAAAGCTGCAGGAGATCTGTAAAATCTAAAAAAGCCCCTCAGCAATTAACTAACGGGCTTTTTTAGTGTACTGTAGATTGCGGGCGATCGCCCGCACTATCAAAAAAGCAATGCACATCAATACCGTTTTACACTACTTTTAATCATCACCATCAAAAAACAAGAAATTGTTGTTGTCATCTTTTTTGTCATTCTTATCGCTGTCGTCACCAAAACACAAAACAACAAAAACAACAAAAACTACTATGATTGCCACAATCTTGTAACTCATGATTTTACAATTATAGATTTGGTTGTATCGGACTGTAATTGACGATCGCTCGACTGGGGAAAATATAAGTCGGACGATCGCCAACAAAATCTTTAAAATACAAGTCCTACTAACACATCATTCCAGAATAACCTGTTCCATCAGTTAAATCTGGTGCGTATGGTCTAAGTCTTTCATGTCGCAACTTGTGATAATCATCGTTTTGCCATACCAATCTACGTTCACCGTCTTCTACAAGGATTTGCCACTCCCAACCCATCAGATTGCAGCCTTTTTCAGCAAAATAAAAGGACATATCACAAGGCAAACATTTTTTAGACTCATCTGTGATATATCTTAATGTCCAGCTTTTTGAATTTTCTTTGTCAATCACTATCTCGCCTACCTTCAGTCCACGAGCAGTTAATCTGTCATGTATTGAATCAGGTATAACATAGTTCAATCCAGACCTAAGTAAGTTCATTATTTTTGCAATTCTAGATTTGGTCACATTGACTTGTATTTGGAGATCGCCCCGCCATTTCAAATAGTTAAGTCAATCGCTCGCGCACAACCAATTATATACCATACAATATTAAATAATTAGATCGACTATAATAGATATCATCAAAATAGTCAAAGGTTAAACAAAATGTCGAGTGAGCCAGATATTGTGTTGCGGACTGAAATTGCTGCAAAGTGGTAAGCGCTGGTTCAAATCCGGCTCTTGCTGTTGGAGGAGTCCAAGAACTCAAAAGTAGTGCGATCACGTCGCCTAGTTGCAAAAAGCGATCGGTAAATCTACAACTTTAGAAAGATAAACCCAGTCACAAGATCTGTAGCTTAGTTTATCGTTTTGAAGCAGATTCGTCAGAACCGACTGGGAGGTTCACGAAATCCCCCAGAAACCCAAAGGCAAAAACCTGGATGTTCGCGGAAATATAGTCGAGTTCGATCGCCCACAAAAGAATTCCAGAAATCTGCGCCGCGAGGTCAAAGAGCGACGCCAAAAAAACCAAACCTATAACTAATTGTAAAAATTTGCAACATAGTAGCCTAATCAATTAAGTTACCAAAACTGTGGTTTGTCGGTATAAACATCATCAGTTATTACAAGATAGTTTTTGCGGGTGATCTTACAAATAAATGGTTCAAAATGAATTAACCTATGTTTTTTGTTACCACAATCTCGACACAATTTGGCATCATAAGTGTTTGATATCTCCCAATGATTATCAGCCTTCATCCACCAATTAGCAGCTAAAGTCATACCCACTTGACGTTGTAAGAAATATAATTCGCCATCATGTATCTGTCGCTCGCAGGCATGGCAATCATAAAAGCCAAATTCACACACAACCAATTGTGGTTTTTCGGCAAAGTGTTTGCAATTAGCATTTTCAAAAATTAAACGCATTTTCATTGTACCCACGTAGATCCCACTACTTCAACGCCCGATCGCCCGCCCAGTTTTAAATCTTCCTGAGATCTATGATATCATCAAAAACAAGAAGCCCCGCTACTCGAAATAGCGGGGCTTCTTACAAAAAATGCTTGTACGGGAAAGGTACTACAGCAGGATAAACAAAAACCGTAATTCGATTGTAGCACATTTTTTAAATGTCAAGCTAAATCGGAAAACCTGCAAGAAGTAGTGCCGATCGCGCCCAAGCAAGCAAACCCAACTTGCAGGTATCGACATGACTACCACTAGACTGCCCAGAAACCGTGAAAACCCGTTTGTCGTCCTCCCTACGAGCGTCGTCAGAAACAGCGAACTTAGTGGCACAGAATTTCGAGTCTTAAGTATTCTCCTGAGCCTACCCGAAGGGTGGCAACCCGCAGCGAAGCATCTCTCTACACAGATGCGAGAAGGGACTTATGCCATCTCCAAGGCTATCCAGAATTTAAAGGCGATGGGCTACCTCGTCTGCCGGAGCGTCCGCGACAGCCTCGGCAGATTCGTCAGAACTGACTGGAATGTTTACGAAATTCCTCAGAAACCCGAAAGTGAAAACCTAGATGTCCACGGAAATATAGTCGAGTTCGATCGCCCCACCAAGCCCAAAAACCTCCGCCGGGAAGCCAAGGAAAAGAGGGCAAAAGCGAAGCCTGAAACCGTTACTGTCAGAGCTTTCGATCCGTATTTGGAAAATCCAAATATGGGAAATCGCGAAGGAAGTAATATAGATATACCGAATATCTATCAAGATCTAGAGAGAGATGGCGAAGCTTTTAATATTTTGGAAGAAGAAATATTAACAACAGAAGAGTGTGCTTCAGCTTCTTTCATCGATCGACAGGTTTGGACTGAAGATTTTGACTGCGAACAAGATGGACGATCGGAGAAATATTCCGCGACGGCTGAGTTCGATGAAGACGAACTCAACCGTTTTAAGGTTCAGTTAGAAAAATTGGGCAAAAATTTAGGGCGACACAGCCCGCTGGGATGGGCGTTCGCCATCGTCCAAAATTTGAGGGAAGGCAAACCGAGCACTTACTGGGAAGAGTTTAAAGCTGGCGTTCCGCTCGGAACTTCCGAGCAGTGGGAGTGGGAAATTGAACCGGGCGTACCGTGTTCGATCGTCAGAGAATGCCTCAAGGACTACTACCGATCGAAGCCTGGAGCTACAGACCAGGAAGCGGCGGTGCAAGCAGGCCGATCGCTCGCCAAGCCAAAACAAATGCAAGAGCTGTGGCAGTCGATCAAAGAACGAGTCATGTTTTTGAAGCGGGAAGCCGATCGCCTGTCCGAACTCGGCGTTGAAAACTCTATCATCGTCGATCCGTGGATGAAGCCCAAACAGGAGATTACCGTTGAGGAATTTTCGGGGGCGATCGCCACTTTGCAAGGATCTGCTGCATCGGCGCAAATTGAAGGAGCGGCGGAAAAAGCCACAGGAATAGAAGGGACAGCAGTTGAAAATTTGCCAGCCGCAGGAGAAGCAGATCCGTATGCGCTAACGCCGGAAAGTTTGGCAGCTCGGGAAAGGGCGCGATCGCTCCTCAACAAAAGATTTGGCAAGCCGACAAAAGCAGAAGCAATTCTAGCTGCCAATATTGCTGAAGCCAAACAAGCTTCCCCAGTAGAATCTGCAAAAGTTTTAATTACCGAGGAATACGACGAGGAGGAGCCAATACCTTGGTAGCATAGAAGTGGCGGGCGATCGCCCGCACAACTTCTAAATTAAAATTTCTCAACTAACATCAGACAAAAATGAAACCAATAACTCAAGACAGAATTTTGGATGTTTTAGAAAAGCTGTCAAATCGACGAGATAAAAAGGAAAAAATTGCAATAAAGACTGATTTAGTTGTTCATGAAATAACAAAATATCTTGGGAAGTCGTGTAACGTAAAATGTCATTCAAATAAGCCTTATCAAATAGAATGCGAAGTTGTCGAGCGGTATGAGCCTGTGAATTTAGTGTTGTTTTCTAAAGTACAAGCACTAGCTAGCGATCTTGCTACCAAGATTGTTAAAATAAGAAATACCTACACCATTCGACGTGCAAAAATTTTAGACATTCAAGTTAAACACGATATTAGCGGACTAGAGTGGAAACATATAGAGCCTACGTTTGTTACTAGCGGTTTCAGTTTTCCTTTTTTTAGCAAGGAACTAAGACCGATCGCCCGCGACTTACAAACCCTAGCTAGCTACAAAGGTTCTGTCATTCAATATTGGGTAGACTGCGCTTCCAAGCTAGGACTCGTTCCTTGTTATTTGACGGATGGCATTTGGACACCTATAGCTTTTGATAAAGTTTGGGAAAAAAGCTCTAATTTTGATTGGGCAGATATTTCGCTAGACGAGTATTATGTCTCACCTAGTATTATTGACGCCACAAATTACGACAAACCGCGTCGGGAACCTGAAATGGATGATGACGAGCTACATACTGAATTTCACCTGGCGATCGGGCGCGGGTTAGATCGTGATAATGCTGATGCTGATGTACTAAATTTTATGCTGGTTAAGCAAAGACCTATTTATTGTTAGTCAAAATCGGATTTGAAAAAAACATTGTTGCACCCGCCTCAAAAACGTTAAAATTGCAACAACCTCTCAAAAATCGAAAATGCTAACAGGAAAAGAATTGCTGGAGTTAGTCGCGTCTAAACCAGAAGGAACCACAAAACAGGAACTGGCGATCGCCGCAGGATACAAAAGCAAGAAAGGTAGAGCGCAGCTTGTGAAATATTACGAAGCGTATATGGCAGCACGAGGATTGGAAGTTCCGCCACCGACTTCTAGAAAAAGGGGTAGACCAAGTTCTCAGCCAAGTTCCTCTGTATTGCACTCGCACAAAACCGGGAATGTTGTTGTCACTAAAAGTTGGTGGCAAGCGATCGATGTTGGTCTAGAAGATCAGATCGCGATTTCGATCGATCGCGAGTCTCCCGAAGCTCAAGCTGTTGGACCGCGAATAATCTTGCACAAGCTCGCTGCGGGCGCTGGCGATCGGACAGATTGGACGCAAGTTTTGTCAGATGAAACGGAAACTGTCGCCAATGTACCAAACTCGCACGAGCCTATCGCAGCCGAACCTATGTTTGCCGAAGCTGCGCGTTGATTGTTGTATTGGGCGATCGTCTAAAAGCCCCAAAAAAACTTGGAGACTTTCAAGAACAATGAAAAATTTGATGGAAGACAGTAATTTGTCACGGAAGATTGATAAAGCGTTTTTCTTTTCCTGCGGACTCGTGGAAATTAGAGCTAACGACAACAATCCAATTACGCTGGAGTCAGAAGCTCATTTCAGTTCGGGATTAGAACAATTAGCGAGCGGAACTAAGATACTTATCAGTGTCAATGACCTAATGCAAAGTTATGACACCTTCTTTCCACAGGCTAACCGTCAACTCGAACCGTGGGCATTTACTCCTCCGATCGCGCAATACGAAGAATGGAAGCGAGAAGTTGTTAGAGGTTTACAAACTGTCTAACCGTGTTTACCGCGATCGCCCAAAAGCCCCCAGTTTGTTCAGGGGGCTTTTTATTGGAATGTTGTTGGGGGCGATCGGTTTAGATATGCTGATTATTTTTGCTTGGCTTTGAGGTAAGTTGCAGGCGATCGTCCAATGTTCTTCAACAACTCTCCTGCAACGGGTAACAAATCATCGGTCAACGCAGAACAACGTAAAACATCCACACAGCATATATTGTTGCGACTAATTTTAACGTTGTAAACATACTCTTCTGCTGCCTGAGTAAACCTACTTCTAATGTCAACACGACCTTTTTTTAACCATTCTAATTTATGTGGTATAGTCCGCGAATAAAGCCATCTGTTGTAATCATCGGTTTCATCTACCCAAAGAGCAAGATAAATTTGTCTAGTTTCATTTTGACAAGAAAAAAAGCACGGCTGAGCATCATGTTCGATTTGACACTCCCGGGCCTCAAGGCGTGGGGATTCTTTGTTCGCAGACTCAACTTGCTCAGACAGGATTTCTCCAGCCAAAGTAGAGGTCGAATCTCCCAAAGCGTTCGGGTCTAAGACCCGAGTTCCGGTATGCCCTACCGTACTCAAGGCAATTTTCAGAATGTTAATCGCCGCATTCCAATCCCTATCCATAACAAACCCGCATTCACAAGCGTGAGTTCTTACTGATAGGGATTTTTTGACGATTGCACCGCAGTTGGAACATTTTTGCGATGTGTAGGCAGGGTTGACCGCTACGGTCACACGACCAAACTTTATCCCAAAATATTCCAGCCACTTCCTGAACTGATACCAACTAGCATCGTTAATCGACTTCGCGAGACAGTGATTTTTAACTAAGTTTTTGATCCTCAAATCTTCGTAAGCTACCAAATCGTTAGATTGGATTACGCAACGCGCCAGTCTCTTGGCGTGTTCTTCGCGCTGCCTGCTTATTTTGAGGTGTGCTCGCCCTAGTCGATTAATTGCTTTCTTGCGGTTGGCAGAGCCTTTCTTTTTGCGAGAAACACGGCGCTGTCTAAACTTCAACCGCTTCTCGCTCGTTCGATAAAACTTGGGATTTGGTTCTGTGCGACCGTCAGAGTCGGTATAAAACTCTTTCAGCCCCACATCCAATCCAACTGTTTTGCCTGTCGGAGCTGTGTCTGCTTTGTTTTCAGCACCGATCAGGAACTGAACGTAGTAGCCGTCAGCACGGCGTATCAAGCGTACCCGTTTTATTTGGTCGAGTTGGTAGAAGTTAAGATCCCACGTTCCTTTCAGCTTGAGTTTGCCAATTCCTTTCTTGTCGGTGAAAGTGATTTGCTTCCGAGTTTCTGAAAGTTTCCAGCCGCTGACTTTATATTCAACTGAGCGACAGTTCTTTTTGAAAGTCGGATAACCTTTTTTTCCGGGAACGGCTTTTTTGCAGTTGTCGTAGAACCGAGCAATTGCAGAATAAGCCCTTTCCACAGAAGCTTGGCAAGCGCTAGAATTCAAGTCTTTGACAAAGGCAAACTCTTCTCTCAGTACGGTGCTGTGACGGTACAGTTCTTTTTGCCCTACGCCTCGGTTATCCATCCAGAAACGGATGCACTTGTTCCGAACGAACTGAGCAGTCCTAATCGCTTCGTCTATTGCCCTGTACTGATTTGGTTTTCCTTTAGCCTTGAACTCTAAAGCAAACATTTTACGTGGACATTCGCTACGTTATAATACTAGCACAAAGCCGTCCTATAAGGACGGGGCTTTAAACCCCATTTTTTGGTAAACTTCTAAATACTCAAGTTTGCCTAGTAAAGGATTTTCGGGGAGGTGATTCATTTGAGTTTCTGCTGAGTTTCTATAGGCACAAGTTTTGACGGATAGACAGCATTACCAAAAATACCGTTAGGGTATCGAGCATCGACAACCAAAAAACTATCTTCTAATTGGTCATCGGTATAAAACACCCGATAATATCTGTCCAGCATATTCCCGGAACCAAAAGCCCATTCACGGATTTTGATTTTGACAGAAGTGAAGTATGGCGTCTCTGGTACTGGTAAATGGCACCTACAATTAAAGGATTTCCATTTGCATCCAAAACCGGGCAAACATTGTCTCGCATTATTGAACCCGAATCGATCGCCCGATCGAATGCTTCTGCCGTCGCTGCGTCGGGATTCATAAAAAATAAGCGTGATCGAATCTTGTTAAAGTCTTCCATTTTAACCTCCGTTACAGATCTTTTCTACGTATCTCCAAGTGATTGGTTGAGCGAGTTCGTATCTATTTCTTTCTAGATAGCGAACTTCGTCAATTTCTCCAATAATTTCTGCTCGATAGCGATCCAAAAACTTCTCGCACACTCCATCAGGGAAATCCCATCAAACTCGATCGCCAACTTCGCGACATTGAACTAATCCGCGATCGGTGATTCGCTGCCAGCAATTTGCGTACACGTACCGGGATGGGTGACAAAAAGGATCGTCTAAAGCAAATTTTCCTAAAGATGATTGATTCTCTGATTGAAAATATTTAATTTCAACCAAACACTCTCTCGACATTTTGCTGTTCTTGTCTTCCATATTGACCTCTGTTTTTTTTGGACGTTTTGCTATTTTGACTTGCGGGCGATCGTCCAATGTACGCTATTTTCCCTATGGGCGATTGGTATGTTTCGCTGAGTTAATTTGTGTGGTGGGTGATCGGTATTCCCTTCAATGCTTTTGCTGCCAGTGCTGCTCTGGGAGTAGCACTGGCAGCAATTTCACTCGTCTGCTGTGAAATTGACCAACCGAATTCTACTCTCGACAAAGCTTTCGGCTTTTAAGATTTTTAAACATTCTTGAGCTATTGACTCCCCGCTTCGCAAATCAGGAGAATACATAATCCAAAATCCTGATCTGCCTAACGCTTGCGGGATGTCGTAAACTTGTACGTCTACATATCGCTCTGAAAGGTGTTTAAATTTTGCAATTGTTTCCGGGCTTAAAGGTTGGGAAAAAGTTACATCTACACTTCCTGCACCTTTTGTCACTTTTATTGCTGCGCTGTATTCGGCTTGCATGAAACTTACTTAGCTCCTTGTTCTTTGTGGGCGATCGGTTGTTTTCAGGTGTTATACCGATCGCCCGATTACTGTATGTACATTTCCTAGTGGGCGATCGGTATTGTGTGATGATCTCCCCAAAAGCCCCCAAGTAATCCGAGGCTTTTTGGGAATATTACTGTTGGGACGATCGTTTTAGCGTTGTATACGTGCTTGTTCGATCAACTCATCCGCCCAGCTTAAAGATTCTTGAATTAATGCAGTTTTAGATTTTCTTGAATCAGGGTTTTGCATATATGATTCAAGATTTTCTCTCATTAGTTCCGGTAAAACTTTTGCTGCAATTTCAGTTCGTAAGCGGATTTTGGGTTCCTCAAGTATTTCCTCTAACCCTTCTTGATCGTGTATTGTGCTGTTCATTGTTTTAGCAAGTAGAATTGCTCTAGTTTTGTGTTTGCTGTTTACAACAGTAGCATAGATAAATTATGATTGCAAGTGCTAGCGACAAATAGGAGCGACTAATGTTAGACCTCAAGTATATAGATAGAGTTAAATGGGATGACGACCTTGCTAAACGCTTAAAACGGTTGCGGAATAAGACTTCTCGCAGTACGTTGGCTAGCAAGACTACAGAACTAGGGCATCGTGTGGCTCCTCAGTATATTCAGCAGCTTGAGCAACCGAGCTTGTTCTCGCATCGCCTTAAAAGTAAAAATTTAACGGTATCGCTTGATGTTGTTCAAGTTCTGTGTGAAGCATTGGGGGCGGACTTGACAGACATTTTTATTTGATACAGACAGATTTTACCCAACCCCTTGACACTTACTGCTAGTAACAGTAATATAAAGCTACGCCAATAAAAAAGCCGCCCCGCCAAGGGCAGCTCATTATGTACTGATTCAGAATCTAAATCCATGATAGCACCACACACGCGAGAATCCCTAAGCGTTCTCTCTTGGGATGAAATTCGTCAATTGCACCGTTCTTTGAATTTAGTTGCAAAAAAAGGGTTTTGCACCCGTCGAGATTACGAGAATCGGATTCTAGAGGTACAGCCCCAGAAAGTTGAAGAACCGATCGCCCCGCAACCGATCGCCCCCCATCCAGAACAAGAAAGCGAACCCGCTAACTCTGCTGCACCGACAGCTCTCCCAAAGATATGGGACAAAGTAAGTTCAGAAGTGGCGATCGGCGAGTACATCAGAATGCCGTGCCACCCCGTGTGGGTGGTTGCGGACAAAACAGTAATGGACGACGGGCGTACTCGTTTGGTAGTCCGCACTCCCGCCGGCGGTCAAGTAGAAGAATGGTATTTGCCCGCACCGTTACTGGAATCAACCGAAGCAGTTTGGAGCTTAGACCAACTTGAAGAGGCGATCGCCAGTTTGAAACAAGACATCCTCAACCCCAAAAAGTTGCTCGCTCGCCCCGTCCGCAACGAGTCCTTCGATATCGAGACAATAACCTGGAAAACCCCTTTTCAAGGGGAGATCTTAGGTCGAAACGGGAAACGCCCTTTCTTTATTGAAGGCGACTGCATATATATCGTGCTTCAATCAAAGACAAATTGCTTCTGCGCTTCGGAGCGCGCTCACCCCAACTACCATCACAAGGTAATCAGGCAGGCGATCGAGGCAGGTAAGAATTTCGATTCTTTGAGTAAAATAGGCGAACCGTGCCGCTTTGGACGAATCTATCAGTCCTGCGACGGCTGGTGGTGGGTGTGGGGGTACGGGGAAGCCAGAGGACACAATTTCTTTACCAGACCGATGGCGCTCAAGTATTTAGAAATGAAAAGTGTTGAGGCGGTCGCGGGCGATCGGGCAACCTCTGTTATGTGGTGACAAAAATGACTCCCAAGGAAATCAAAAAACTTAAACAGAGAATTGCTGTACTCAACAGATTGATAGCTCGTTTTAGTTATTCCAGAAAGTTTATCCGGCGGTGCTGTGGCGAACTGCTGGACAAAGAGGCTAAATTGCGCCAGAATACCGTTCAATACAAGATAGCTTCCAGCGGTCAACTCTGTTTGTTTTAATGGCGGGCGATCGGATTATCCAACTACATCACGAAACAATGAAAACTTTGCAAAAGATTCTTGATGAAACCCCAACATTAATTGAACAGGCTTATCTCGATCTTGAAAACAATCAAATTGAGAATGTTGAGTTACTAGCACCTCTGACTAACTTGATAGGTCTTTACCTCAGAGACAATCAAATAAGCGATATTAAACCGCTTGCATCTCTGACTAATTTGACTACTCTTTACCTCGCAAACAATCATATCGCCGATTTGGAACCGCTTACATCTTTGACTAATTTGACTGTATTGTCGCTCGGAAACAATCTAATCAGCGATTTAAGACCGTTGACATCCCTGGCAAAACTAACTACACTTTCTTTGGAAAACAATTTGATTAGCAACTTAAAACCGTTAGAAAACCTCGTTCATTTGATTTGGATCGATATTACAAACAATCAAGTCAGCAATGAAGATATTGTCTGGTTGCAAAACAAGTTGCCAAAATGCCGGATTTACTTCTGAAAAACTTGCTCCTATATCCGCAGGAGCTAAAAGGGCGGACAATTCAATCAACTACATCACAAAACAATGACAACCAAAAACATCGAAAAAAATAATGCTGTAATTGGATGGGTTATACCACCAGCTAACACAGTACGTCGCCCTTCTCCTTGGAGACATAATTACAGTTGGTTTCCGGTATGTACAATAGATTATTTACCAAGTCAAAAAGACAAATATCATCCCGTTGACAAGCCCCTAGGCGGTTGGGGTATCTAAAAGTAACAAAGCATCAAACCGTTTTGCTCAGTATCCGCAGGAGCTAAAAGGGCGGATGATTTAACTTACTCAATTTCAACACAAAACAATGACAGCCGAAAACACAATTTCAATCCCCGGTATCCAGCCTTCTTTGCTAGAAGAAGCTAAAAAGATGCGCGATCGCCAGCTAGAAGAACTCGATCGCCTGCGTCAAAAGAAAGAAGCTCTTGAGTCCAAGCGCATTGAAGAAAGCAAGCAAGCTTTTCTAGAATATTTGGATAAATACGCTGGCAGTATCTTGAATCAGTTAGATTTTTCGACACCCCCTCTAGATATTGAGAACTATGATGGGTTGTGGGTTTACGATTTCACGGTTGCTCACACAGTCATTTCATTAGCAGCACCAGAAAATCTTCACGGTGGCAAATGTACAGTCGGTGTCAGCGTCAAAGGTAGTTACTTTGGGGATGTAAAAAGGAAGTGGATTGACAGAGACAATTTTTCTGATTACTTGTTTGGTCTTGTAGGTGAGATAGTTGAAGAATATCAGCAATATCGCTGGTTAGTAGTAGATTTAGACCAATACAATTCTGAACTTAAAGTCGCAGCACAAAAAACTGAAAACCACATCGCAAATGACAAACACTCTGTTTGGACTTGGTCCGATCGCGCAACTCTAAACTTCTACAAAATTACCTGGACAAAAGGTGGTTGTTGTAGCTCAGATACCGAGTCCGGTTGGTCGCTGTCCGATCGCCCCGACGACGACGGTTACTTCCACCTGTTAACCCCGACGAACAGTATCAACCCTCGAAAGCTAAAAGTTACCCCCAGCGCGATCGAGCTTTTTTCTGTAGCACGATCCGAAGATGTGCCACCCGAACTCATGGTAACTATCTGTCCCGAATTTGAGGTGGCGATCGCTTCAGAGCTTACACTCCATGAAGTCAATTGGACTGAAGAACAAATCCTAGCCTACAAACAAGGGGTAGAAAACTGTCCATTGAATGAGATTACAGAAGATGACATTCACATTCTCTTCCCAGAACACCTTCCCAAGCGTCCGAGCGAAATTCCAGACTTGGTGGTGTATCGAACACAGTCTATCGAGCTAGGACGAGTGCCTTGTCTTCAAATTAGACAGGCGGTTGAGGCGATCGCTTCTTGCGAAAATAGCTAAATTTGTACAATCGCCAAACTGCGGTACGGCTGAATAGAACCGCAATTAATTTACCCAATAATCACGAAAAACACAATGTCTAACTCAACTGGTAAAACAAAAGCGGAAGTCGTTGATACAAGCGCGATTGAAACAACTGAAGTAGAAGTTCTCCAAACTGCAAGAATGTACGATCTCGATTCTGAACTATTTTCTGAGGAGTATTTTGCACCACTTGAAGAGCCTTTGCCTTATGCGATTAGTGACGCTCGCGGGTTCATAACGATTCCCGAAACAGAAATAGAAAAAACTTTGTGGCTAGATCCTCCACAAAACTTTATCACTGAATCAATTAAAGGGGGAGAACCGTTCTCTGCTATCAGGTTTACCGATGTTCGCATTTCCCTTTTGGGAAAAAGTGCACCGTACTGGTACTACTCGAATTCACCTGAAAATAGAGCTTCAAAACTTGCGGGTAAACCAGTTTGTTGGTACAACTCTCCCGATGGAGAGATTTTAAAAGCTAAGCTAGAGACAGATCCTTTGCCTGCCAGCAATATCCGTCCTTATGCTTATGCAACGAAACTTCAGTTTTTGCTGCTAGATTCAGACAACATCCCCCTGCATGAAATTCCATTCACTTGCAATTTTCGAGGTAGTGCTTGCTGGCACGTTTTGGATGAATTGCGGAAATTCTACTCATCTGCTGAAAAAACATTGTCCAAGGTAGGCAATTTTCGTCGAACTGCTTTTGATCAAAGGGTGCGGTCACTGTTGATTCCTAGTATTAAATTTGGAACAGATTGGGTAGGATCTGTCGCCAAGTCCGAAGCAATTCGGATCAAGGAAATTACGAAGCCAACTGTAGAAAATATGACCGAGTGGTATTTGGGTTTTAAACAAACGACTGCTACTCGCAACCTAATTTGGGACACGCAATTTAACTACAAAGATTGTGGTGCAAATCGATTGCCAGAACCGATCGCCCTTAATTCAGCACAGATCGCCCCGGCAATTCCTAGTAGCGCCAACGTTCCTCAATTGAATCCCGGTTCCGAAGAAGTAGATGCTGAAGCAGCTAACCTTTTTTAAGACTAAATCTCCCTAGTTTCAGTTTTAGAGCTAGGTGGTTTATCGCTACCTAGCTCTTGCTCTTTTACCCGATGTTTAAAATGCCATTATCAAAGATCAAGCAACTACCGCCATTAGTCAAATACCCTGGAGGTAAAACCCTAGTTGCCCCATTAATAGCCGAACACTACGATCGCCAGCTCAGATATGTTTCGCTGTTTGTCGGCGGGTTGGGAGACGTAATGGCGATCGACCCAAAACACTAACCGCCGATCAATCTGTACCATAAACCACATACTTCATTATGTACGCACTAAACAACAAAATAGATAATCCAAGATCGACTAGACATGAGTTTGACTTTTACGAGACTCCCGCGTGGTTGACACTTTTAGGACTAGCTCACATTCCTTTTTCTGGCACGATCGGGGAGCCTTGCGCGGGACACGGCGCGATCGCCACAATCATGAAAGAGGCTGGCTTCAGTATCTGGCTCAACGATATTGATTCAAACAAGCCTGCCGACTATCACGGCGATGCAACCAAGGTACAACACTGGGAAACTTTGCCGGAAGCTGACTGGATTTTCAGCAACCCGCCGTATGGGAAACTTGCCGCACCAATTGTCCAAAACGCATATTGCCACGCAAAGATTGGCATTGCTATGATTCTCCGGTTGAACTGGCTTGAGGTCTGCGACGATCGTGCTGACTTTCTCAAGCGTCATCCACCAACGCTAATAATCAACGTCCCCAGATTTTGTTACACAAAATCAGCTAAAGGGGAATGGGCTACAGATATGTGTCCAACCAATATCTATTGTTGGCAAAAGTCAAATATTAGCGGATTGACAGAGATTCTGTCGCTATCAAAAGCGGAAATTCCTCTATTTTACAAAAACCCAGACGAAAGCCCTACGGTTGAACAAGTCAAAGTGGAAATTCCTCGTCGAATCAATAAATGGGCAAATCCTTCTGGGAAACGACGAACACTAGAAGATTTGCAGAGGTTGTTAGGTACTGACAAACCCGCTCAGATGTAATGAGATCGCCCGTGAACCGATCGCGTTATCGAACTTTATTCTGACTTGGGCTTTACTATTACCACCTTCCACAAAACTCGGGCCATTAACTGCAAGGGGGAAGGGAGGAAAACCGGGGCGATCGAAATGTTAGCAACTAAAAATACCACAAAGGAAAAAACAATGTTAATGTCAACAATAGACCGTGTAAAACAGTTCTTTCAAAAAGATAAGGAAAGAAATGACGAGATATCTTTCAACTGTCCATGTTGCAACCACGTTTTTCTTGAGTCATATTTGTTGGATAAAGAAATTAAGCTCCGAAACAATTTACCCTATCCTCCACTTTTTTGGCGTACAATTACCTGTCCATCATGTGAGTCAAGATATTATGCACAAAAAGAGGAAAATAAAGTGATTCTTGAGGCAATAACGGACTTCAACGAGAATGAAGATGTGTTGATTGACCCAAAAAGATATCGAGATATTTGGTGGTAGTATTACAAATGGGGAGGAAAACACGGGTGATCGAAATGTTGGCAACCAAAAATACTACAAAGGGAAAAAACAATGCCTGATTACTACGATACAGTTTACCGTCAAGTCATCAAAGAAATTCTAAGTAAACACATTAGACCTTATGACGAAAAAGAAGAGAAAGTCTGTGAATTTTCCTGGGCAATTCTTGCCAGGGAACGTTATGCAGGGGCAACAGGTCTTACAAAAAGGATTGAATACGATGTAGTTGAAAATGAAAGTATAGTCTGTGGCATCAAGAACATCAAGCAGCAAACAGATTTTATCTCGTTTCAGATAGATGTCTACAGGTTATCAAACAGCTATTATCTAGTAGAGCAAGCGAAGAGGATAACTTTCCAGTTGTGCAACGCAAAGCTTTATGACTTCATTCACTAAAACAAAGTCAAAACATTCTCCCAAACACAAAACAATGAAAACATCAACAGAATTAAAAGCTGAGCTAGAAAACTTGAGGCAAGAAAGCAGTGCTTTAGCAACAGAAGCCAAAGAACTAGAACAAAGATTGAAAGCGATCGAAGACAGGAAAGCCAATCTTGATGGAGGTAGATATCGGGGACTGATCGAATGTAAAATTGCTGAAATCAAAGAAGCTGAGTCTCGCGAGAAAGATGAAGCTTGTCCTCGACCAATTTGGATAGAGCCTCCTGCGATGTCTCTCACAACGGATAAGATTTTGGTAATTAGTAGAATCACAAAGAAAAGGATAACCCTAAAAGAAATTGGAGGGCGTGAAGTTCATTTTTCAAAAGAGACAGGAACTACTGTTTACGATGATTACACCTACGATCGCGTAAAGCTAGATGTAAATGCAGCTATTGATATCTGGGATTCTCATGTCAAAAATACAAAGCAGGAGAGCTTAAAATGCAGCAAGATCGTTTGATTGAACTCTACCTCAGAGATTACTGTTTGCCGATCTATCCATCGGACTTCGATTCTTTGCGGTATGCTGTCAAAAATCCAGAATGGAATTGTTTAACCCGTAATGTATTTCAGTCAATAGCTGTATCGGAAAATCTCAAACTTGACGATATTACTCTTGGGTTTTGGCACTGCGAAGATTACCGCGAAGAGTATGAAGTAAGAATTTCTCAAGACAATCGAAAGCTCGCTACCATCAAGTGGGAATTTCAAGATGCAGCCAAAAGAGGTTCTCGATTCTTACTTTTAGACTACTTAATTGATTTTTGGAAACAGGAACGCGAGGAACTTCAGCTAGAGCAAGGCGAGCAAATATTGTTTGATTGGGGAATGAGCCAAATCGAAAACTTTGTGGACGATCGCCCGATAGTAAATATCAATCGAACCGCGATAGATCATCCCAATCGATTAGGGTTTGTTGAAAAAGTAATTTGCGAAATCCTTGAGTCAAAGAATACATAACAATAGTGGAGGGACAAATGTTTCTAAAACACGCAGACGTTCATATTTCCGAGATAAATTCGAGGGCTTTTCGTATAACAACAAGTCAAGATAGTTACAAGTTGGCGCGATCGATACTTTTGAATCTCAAAGACCAATGCGCACTGCCTTTACACTTGCATTCAGAAGAAGTGGCAGCAGTGACTAAAAAAGCAAAAGTAGTAGATAAGTCTATTGTTTTTACCCACCATCCTGATATCATTTTTGAGGAAAATTTACCACCTAGATACCGAAACGAGTTTATAGTGGAAGGTCATAGGCTCGTAGGTCAAGACCGGAACAAAATGATTATTTTGGCTAATAACCTAGCTGACAATCTAAAATCTTTTGGTCTTTCCGTAGTCATTCACGCCTAA